GGGGGGGGGGGGGCGGGGGAGGGCCGAAAATCCTTATTGATAATGCGTCGCAATAGCAGCAATGGCTGGGCCCGATATAATGCATTATGTTCAATAGATTTATCCCAATGAATCCAATGGGTTAGGTCGCTCCCACATGATAAAGCGTATTATGTTCAATGGCCAAAAATCCGAATGATACAATATATCCTATCACGAGCCTTATTGATAATGATTCGCAATAGCATGATACAATATCTCATAACATCCCCTATAGCCTGCTGCGCCAGTGCAAAAGTAGTAATATAATAATGTTACGTGTATATTGCGCCAAAACGAGTAGTAGTTCAATAACTATTATTTTCCGCGTGGGAGGGTAGCAAAAATTTAGTGCTTGACATTATGTCTCTTTTTTGGTATTATGTATATTATGAAGAAATGGACCTACGAGGAAAACGAGCTTATAACATCAAACAAGGCTAATGGTAAATCCTATGCCGAGATTACTAAATTACTACCTGAGCGCAGCTATACTGCTGTAAGACTTCAAGGCTTTAAATTGCTTGGAGGGATAAACAAGAAAACGCCTTGGACATACAAAGAAGAAGAAGAGCTTCTTACTTTACGAGGGCTAGACTATACTTACCCTGAAATTGGTGAGTTGATGAATAGAACCAAAGATTCTATAGCTGTCAAAGTTCAAAACCTAGTAAAAGAGGGTAGAACTCAACCGAAACTTCCTAATTCATATACTAAAGAAGAATTAATAGATATAGTTAAACAGTACAAAAAAGTCACACTATGTCCATATGATAAACTATATCATATAAAGAAACAATTTGGTAGCTGGACTAATGCAGCAGCAGAGGCCGGTATAGCTTTTAGTGGGCTAGACCCTTCTATAAATACTACACTATATTTACTGGACTTCGGTAAATTTTATAAGATTGGAATAACTCAGCAAGGTATAAAACATAGATTTTATGGTGTACAGCTAGAGTACCGGGTAGTGGACTTACTAGACACTACCCTACTAGAAGCTAAGCAGATGGAAAAAGAGGTTCTTAAACATATTATTAAATATTCGTATCGGCCAGAGAAATTAAAAGGTAACGGGTCAACGGAGTGCTTTATTCCTCCACGGCCAATTCAAAGCCTGGAGGAAATCTTCGACCTATAAAAGCGCGCCTGCGCCAAATTATAGCAGAGTGCGAAACCAATGTCAAGCGATTTTTTCAGCTGCCGTCCCACATTACGCGAATTTAAGAGTTGACTTTCTCAGCCCGATCCCCTATATTATTTATATCGAGAGGGCGGACGAGCCGATGAGCGCAGACCCCGCCTCTCCCGAAAAAAGTAGTTGACTGGGCCTGCTCAGTTTGCTATAAAGAATGGGACAGAAAGGAAGAAGGAAATGAGTTTTATTTCAACTCTCAAAAAATTCTTCTTGACTGTCCAATCCCAACCGGCTATAATGGCCATCTCAACTGACGGAGAGAAGAACATGACTAAGACCATCGAAAAGAACTACACTGAAGCTCAGGAAGCCGAAATGCTCGCTCTGGGTACCATCGACAACGCTACCGCGACCATGCTTGCCACCAAGTTCGGCAAGAATGTTGCCAGCATCCGTGCCAAGGCCGTGCGTCTTGGCGTGTACCAGGCGAAGGAACGTGTTTCCAAGTCTGGTGCTGCTATCGAGCGCAAGCAAGCCATCGTGGCTGAAATCGCCTCGCTGGTCGGTCGCAACATGGAGGGCCTCGAAAAGGCTCCCAAGCAGGCTCTCGTGGCGATCCGCGCTGCGCTGAGTGCCTGATTAATGGGGAAGCGAGTGGGTAACTAACTCACATACCTTCCCGTCAGGAAGCGGGGACAGTTGGAAATCAACTGTCCCCAACCTTCTAAAAAATTGTTCTTGACTTGTAGTGCCAAATTTGCTATATTGTTTAAGTAATGGGACGCCGTCTACAAGTAGAGTCCGGTGTTTAAATCAAGAGATAAACTCGTGTGCTGAAACGCTACATCTGATAGCAATATAGTAAGACGAAAACTCTTGGCCCAGCTTAAAATTGTTCTTGACTTGTAGTGCCAAATTTGCTAATATAAGGAATAGATTGATGGCCCATCCATCAATCTAGGGGCAGCCAAAAGCGATGGCTTTAAAGACAGGTTCCCACGTGGTCTAACCGATCAACCTGTCGCCCATTTTTGTTTTGACCTAGATACGACTTGGGTTCTACCAAGCGTGAGAATGCTAGGACAGGAAGCGACAATCTGGTGCTTCAGTTCTACCTAGATACCGCGTACTTTCGAGTACAACGTGATAATGCTAGGAGACATTCGGCCCGACTCTGAGGGCCAGCACTCTACTAGTATGAGTTAGATTACTAGTGCTCAACCTACCAGTGAGCTTAATTTGTGGGGGGTCTGCCTGCGGAGGTGATTCGCAGGCAGTAACTTGGACATTGAGAGTGGCTAATCAATGTCGCGAAGTTTTGCCACGAAGATGGCAGGTGCCATGCACGAAGTACTTCTAGCTAGAGTACATCTTCAACGACGACGAAGGGTTGGGTCGCTCCCACCTATGACTAGACTGTGGCTTGCGCTAGCTAGTCTGAGATAAGTCGAGGTTAAGCAAGTGGAGACCTTCGCGGGGACCCTCCAGTATAACACCTAGAGCGCATCAGTGGTCGAAAGACTGCTGGTGCGCTTTTTGCTGCGCCAAATTTTAGCAGAAATCTAGTGCGGAGTCAACACAAATTTTTAGGGTGCTGCCAGATTTTTCTTAAAAAAATACCCCGCCGAAGCGAGGTACTTTCTTAACCATTACCAAACAGGTTCCCATCGGCACCCCGCTTGAAGAAGCCCGCCTGAATAGCGAGCTGCTCCAGCCGCGGCATCTTGGTCTTCGTGAACGCATACGACGACAGCTTGGGACGCTTCCGCAAGAGGTCGCTACGGCGAAGACCGTCCAGCTTTGCTAGGACAGCAAGCTGGCGCCCGAACTCGTACCCGGCAGTTGCCGTGTCGTAGTCGAAGGGCTCGTCGCTGTAGACGCTCATGAAGCCCCGAGCCTTTTCGGGGTACTTATTCAACCACGTCTCGAAGCTAACGGTTCGGCTGCTCTTAGAAAAATTGCTCATTGCTTCTCTCCCTTTGACTTTCATAATATAGCGCAAGGGCTCGAACAAGTCAACACCTATTTTAAGCAGGCTTAAAACACGCGCTTGCGCCAAAATTATAGTGCAAATTCTACGTGGTGTCAACACAAATTTTAAGCCATGCTAGGAAACTTCGTTTCCAAAGTTGCTTTCCTGCTTTGCTTTTTATTTGTGTTGACTTGAAGCCCAACTTAGTCTATATTCAATTATCAACTGAGGAGAGAAGCATGATTTACGTTCGTGAACACATTGAAAACCTTCTGGCCGCTTTAATCGGGGAGCGCCTGCAAGCTGAGATCTTTGACCATAACCCGCAGTGGCTAGGATTTAGCCTTGACATCGACATGCCGGAAGGCGACGAATTGTTTCGGTTTGATGTTCTAGTGGAAGATGGAGACGAGGGTCTCCTAGTTGTTGCTGATGGGGTGGTTGACCACAATTTTGATTTGATTTTGAACATTCTGTGAGATTAGCCCGCTTAGTTAAGTCTAAGCGGGCTTTTTCGTACCTGTGCCCGGTTAATGCGGTTTTAATGTACTTTATTCTAGCTGCGCCCAACGCAGAAGCGCCAAAAATTGATAGCTGGAGTGGCACTTTGAAGCAAATCTGGCGATTGAAGCTAGGTCAGCGAACTTCGTTCGCAAGCTACTGTGCGTGCGCAGCTAGTGCTAAGCTAATGTAAGCTAGTGATAATCTAACGCAGACAAAGAAAAAGCCCCACCCAGTAGGGCAGAGCTTGAAGCTAGGCTTGCGAACTTCGTTCGCCAGCTAGGGCTAGAATTATGCTAGGATAGATTGAACGAGATTGACGCGATGAGTTCGGCTTTGGTAAAGATTGAATACCAAAAAGCCCGTTGAATCCACTTAAAATTTTTTAAATTCAATAAACGGATTTCGACTCTTGCTGATTTGTAGCTCGCTTTATTAGGTTGTAATAATGCCGTTAGCTTCGCTAACAAGCCATCGAACTTCGTTCGTCTCTTTATTAAGAGCTTCGAACTTCGTTCGATGACTTAATTCATGTTATTCTCAAGCTTAGAGTAACTTTCCCCTAGTCTGCCTTCCGACGTCCGCCTAAATGCAATGCTGCCGGACGGATCGTACTGGGGCCCCTACCCCAACCGCCGTCGTCATCATCGCGGCAAGGCCGCCAGAAGATCATCCCAGGGATATCTTCTCTCTTACTTATGTTAGTATTATACATGAGTATAGTTTGAAAGTCAAGCACTATTTTTCCCAGGTTCGGTAGATCTGCGTAGAACATTTAGCATCGAAGCTACGGTTCCTACGGAACAATCGAATTGACGGGATAATGCTTTGTTAGATGCTCCTTCATCTTTAAGACGAAGAAGTAGTTCTTTATCTTCCGTAGACCATTTGCGGTTCTTTTTAAGCCCGAGCTTATAAATCCTTGACTTTACAGCACTCTCGCTCCTGCCGGGCATTCGTACTGTGATCTCTCTAGCCGTGAAACCCTCCATCCACAGCTTGGAGATTAGTTCTTCTTCAATTTCTGTCCAGCGCATTTAGAATTGCCTCCGCCTCTTCTGAAGTAAGATTACTTGTAAGCTTTCTAATTGTCTCTTTAGCATACATCTCTTGAGAACCAGTCTTAGCGGATAGTGCATTAATTAATGTTTTAGTCAGCTCCTGTGTATTACCTGGAAGTTGAGCCTTACTAGAGAACATCCATGCAACTACATGCCCTTCATACAAAATAGTGGAATGATCGAACTTAAATCCCGTTTTTTGGGATATTTCGGCTCTAATTTCATTTTTCTTTTCAATAGTAGGAACGTTACTGATCTCTTTAGTAGAACCTGGATAAATAAGCTCGATAATAGCTAGCTTATCAAGAAGTTCTGGACTTAAGTCTACTTGAACTTTTTTCTCTACAATTTTAGTGCCATCAGCAAACCGAAGCCTTCCATCCTCAGCTAGACGACGTGCTTTTCGTGAAACTCTATCCCAACTAGATGTTGCGTGTACTAGTGCCTCAGTAATATCATCTTTAGCCGCTCTGATAGATGGGTGCTTTGAGCAGATTTTAATTAGTGTATCTTCTTCTTCTTTAGTCCAGCCCATAATGTCCTCCTAGTATATCTTTAACTTTTTGTATATTTGATTCATTTACTAGCTTCTTAAAAAACTGAAAGCCAGCTGGGTTAATTGGATCAACTACTTCTAACTCATCCGCTAGGTCATACCAACGGTTGCGGTAAGCTTCTACTTTAATACGAGCAATATCTCTTTTTAAAACTCTAGAGTCGGTTTGCTTAGCTTTATTCCAAATTTCATCGAGAGTCTGGCCTTGTAATGAATAGTCTAGCACTAGTCTCTCAATATCCCGCCTATTGTATTCGCTGAATAGCTTTTGAAATCTATTATTATCTAGCTCACGTTCTACCAGAATAACAGCCATATCAGTTATATAATCTTCAGACGTATCTATCATTATGCCACCGTAGTCTTCTACAATAGCTTGTTCTACAGTAGTTATATTATTTCTTTTTAAGTATTTTCTAAGTTTATTTATATCTTTTTTAGTTAACATTTAATCCTCCTTTCTTTTCTCGTATTGAGAATATACATATATTACAACTTTTTGATTAAAAAGTCAAGAACTATTTTCTCCCAACCCCTCAAAGGCAACACCGCTGAATTTAGTTCTTGACCAACCGAGGGGTTTGTGTTATATTAAATCATAAGGAGAGAAGTAATGCTTTATATTGAAAACAAGAATAACGTATCTGGCGATGCTTGGGTCTCTGGCAATGCTTGGGTCTCTGGCAATGCTGAGGTCTATGGCGATGCTAAGGTCTTTGGCAGTGCTGAGGTCTATGGCGATGCTATGGTCTCTGGCAATGCTGAGGTCTATGGCGATGCTAAGGTCTTTGGCAATGCTATGGTCTCTGGCAATGCTGAGGTCTCTGGCAATGCTATGGTCTCTGGCAATGCTGAGGTCTATGGCGATGCTTGGGTCTCTGGCAATGCTGAGGTCTATGGCGATGCTTGGGTCTCTGGCAATGCTTGGGTCTCTGGCAATGCTGAGGTCTATGGCGATGCTAAGGTCTTTGGCAATGCTAAGGTCTTTGGCAATGCTAAGGTCTATGGCGATGCTGAGGTCTATGGCGATGCTTGGGTCTCTGGCAATGCTGATATTCAATGTAATAACGATTGGTTCACAATTACACATAATGGTAATACTATTACCGGCTATCGTTCACGCAATGATCTAGGTTATGAGTTGAATATTGATGGTGTGGCTACTGAGCTTTCAGAACTTGGCGGCTCTACATACATCGCATCTCTTATCGCTAAGTTCACTACATTAAAGACTGAGTTAGACATTCGTATTGAAAATCTCGAATTTGAACTTGCAGAACTCAAAGCAATCAGAAAAGCTAACTGAAGCCAATATAGTTCTTGATTGGTTGACGGGTTTGTATTATATTAAGTCATAAGGAGAGAACTAATGAGTATTCATTATCTAGACAAAGACAGTGTGGAGTTTATTATGCAGCTTCGCTCGGTCTCAAAAGAGATCGCGCTATGGGCCAGTGAAGAACTACTTCGAGGAACTCCACTAGAGGAGGTAAAGTTGCGTATGAATACCATGGTTACTGAACTCGAAAAGCAGAGGAAAACCAATGTTTGATGTAATTGTTGATATTGACGAAGCGATCGCTCAGGAACTGTCGGATTGGTGCGATTTCAATCTCGATGGCTTCATGGGCTATGTGACTCATGGTAAGGGTCATAAGTTCTATTTTGAGGATAAGACTGCCGCGAAGGCTTTTGAGATTCTTGTGCAGAGTGAGGAGTGGAACTAATGAGTCCTGATGATATTGATGACATTGCGCTAGATGTATTTGATTTACTGGCTGACCTAGGCTGCGATCTAGGAGATGATGACTACGATCAACTTTCGTCTCTGCTTCATGACAAGCTGGGGCCTTTTGTAACTCGTGAGAGGAACTATAACTAGTGGTCTTCATAGTTCTCACTCTGAGGGACGGCTCTGTGCTAGTAGACTCCGTCTACAGGACGCTCGCCGAGGCCCAAGCCTGCGTAAGTTCAAAGTCAATCGAAACCGTCTGGATAGTAAGGAAACTAATCAAATGAATAAGTATGAACGCTGTATTACCTTTTTCGCCCTGTCGTTTCTAGTCTCCTCAACCTCCTCAGGTATTTGGAGTGCTATTGTGGCAATCATTCTAATTGTTTATGGCATCTGGACTCACTTTCGATGAGAATAGCAGTCTACCTTCTGTATGAGAAATCGTACCGAGATGAGAACGTTCGAGTCTTCTCTAGCCTAGAGAAACTTCAGGCCACACGTCGCAAGCGAGGGTATACATATACCTATGAAAGAGTGATAGTCGATGAAGTATAAAATCATCAAGAATGAAACCTTCGACGGCCAAGACTTTCGAGAAGTTTCGTTTCTAGGTGCCGAGCTAGAAAACTCCGTTTTCATGAACTGTAACTTCGGTGAGGCTCTTCTCACCGGAGTTATTTTCACATCCTGCGAGTTCTACGGGTGCAACTTCGATCTAGCGTATATCTTTCGCAGCCAGTTCAAGAACTGTCAGATAACCGATTGTAGCTTCACACAGAGTACACTCATGTCGACGGTTGACTTTCCCGGCACAACTTTCGTGGACGTCGTATACAATGATCTGCCTATTGGCCGACCACCACTTATCATCGACGGCATTGAATATCCCATCATCGCGCTAGACAATGGCTATATGCAAGTCGGGTGCGAGTTCAATACCTATGAGTGGTTTTATAATACTGACGAGAAGCACAGTGCCAGAATGGAAGGCTTGAAGGCCCGAAGGTTCTGGAAGAAGAATAAGAAGTGGATTTTTAATATGCTAGAAGCAAGGGGGCTTTATGTACGTACTAATGACTAAACGTCCAGATAGACCAGGTTTTGATTATGTTGCACTGTTTGATACCTATCAAGAAGCAGCTTTAGCTGCTTTGAACCACAAAGAAGAAACTCTTATCTTTGAGGAGCCATCACTTGTACGACCCAAATGAAGATCAGAGCCTCCAGAGGCTTTTAGACATTGCAACCCACGAGCAGCTCAAGCAACTGTTCACTAAGCTTTATGCTGAACATCAAAAAAACTGTGCTGATTATGATAAACTAAAAACTGACGTAGCGTGGGAAAAGTCTGCTCGACACGCTGAAAGGAGCGGAGGATGGATGTAAGATTCTTGGGTGAGTCCAAAACTTATTACTTCACTTGCTCTAGTGAGTACTGGGAAGATTGGCGTACTACGGATGGTGAAACTTGGGAAAATCTAATGGGTGACAGTTGGGAAACAATGTACACTGTTCCCAAGGAACTTCAGGACTACTGGGACAACGAGTTCAAAGATAACTCTTGATCTTAGCGGTTTATTTTGCTATATTAAGATGAAAGGAATAAATAGTGTTTTTTCTATCAGTACCAAGTGAATATATGCACGCTTTGCAACAGGTTCAGTGTGAGTTTCCAACGAAGATCACGATGAATCAGTTTGAAGACGTGCTTGATATTACGGTTGATGAACCCGGACTGCTGATTCTGCTAGCAGCCACTATCGCAAAGGCATCCTAATGTTCTGTGCAGACTGTTCTAACTCAACGCTCTTTAATGGGCATTTTCTTTGCACTAGGTTTTATAAGACAGAAATCAATCTAGTGACAGGCGAAACGAATACTCGCGGCGCGCTGACTTCATGTGACTATGAACGAAGTGCTAGATCAACGCGAACCTGCGGCCCAGAGGGCAAGTTCTTTCAAGGAATAGATAATGTTTAGTGCTTTCACATGGTTCTGGATTATCTACTTCTCTATTGGTGTGTTGATTATGATGGAACCTCTAGCGACCGTACTGGATAATCCAAAATACTATGAACTTAGTATGCTAACAAAAATAGTTGCCGCCTTCACATCTATTATTGTGTGGCCACTAGTGTTCTTCGTTAGTTAAAATAGTTCTTGACTTTGCAGGCCCATTCTAGTATTATATCTAAGTTGAGAGGGAGGACTTATGCGCTACATTATCTACGTTCAATTAATCACTGGTGAGGTTATTCGTGCGTTCACGTGGCTGGGTCTTCCTGCTATGGGCATTATCCGTGCGCATCAGGTCGCGCAGGATCGTGGCTACGAAGGTGTAATGAAGGTTTGGGCTACTCGTTTGGAGGATTTTGAATGAGTTTAGAAGAACGCTATCTTAAATGCTTTATAGCTATGCAGCGAGCACAGAACCCAAGCTTTAAGAAGATTTGGCTTACCAAGATGAGATACTTTGAAAGGAAAATTCTTAATGCTATCTCGTGAGATTCTAGAGAAGCTTACTCATAAGCAGCTCATTGATGCTTATATTGGTCTAGCCTTTAAGTATAAAAAGCTAGAGCAGGATCTTAGTAAGTCGAGTTCAGATTTGTCTTGGATTAGAAATCCTGATCGCAGCGGCGGTCAATTCACGGATGAAGAAATCGAAAGGTCTCGAAATGGATACTAAGTTCTATCTACATATTAAGGAGCGTCTCCATGTATGATCCAGACTATTGGTGTGTGATTAAGATTAACTCTAAAGACCCACACTATCGAGTGTTTGGGTCGTGGGCTAGTAGCTATGCTACTGGATCATCTTGGCGCTTGAATAGCGGTATTACTAAAGTGGAAGAGAAGGATGACTGTTTTCTCTTTCATGGCAGTACTGGCTCTATTTATCGCTGCCACAAGGAAATGTATGGCTGCCATCATGGTAGTCAGGGACAGTTGAATTACTACATGAGCCAACCAGAAGTAGCAGTCGTAGACCTTCTTCCGGAGGACACTAACTGGCTAGAAATAGATTGGATTATTCAATAAAGGTAATATGACTAATGAATATCGAGATTAATTGGCTCAGCGATTCTTCTGATTGCGATCAAGCAGGCTGCTCTGGCGGTTACAGTGAGGGCGCAGTCGTAAAGGTCGATGGCAAGACCATCCTAGAACTTATTCCAGTTGCTCATTGCTTTGGCGGAGATAGCTGGGATCGCGATCAGGTCTGGGCTATGATTCTAGACAAGTTGATTGGTAATGTAACTGTGGAGCAGTGGTATGGATGATATTATTTTATTTGTTGTCTCTCTAGTAGTGTTATTTCTTATTATGGTAGGACTTGCACTTTATAGCTTAGAATCTACTCGTAACTGTAGAATGGAAGCCGCTGCTAAGGGCTATAACGTCAAGGAGATTTGCGAATGATTCCAGATATGCGAAAGAAGGAAGAGCTTACTTACGAGGAGGCTCTTCATCATCTGTGGCGACTTCTCAACGCTGATACCTACCGTAAGATTACGAAGGCAATCAACGCTGAGATCGCTAAAAATAATCCTTGACTTTCCCAGCCCAAGCTAGTATAGTGTTTATCTAATGGGAGATAGACATGAAGAACTTTGTTGCAAAAAACGCTTGGAAATTCAATCGCGCTAAGGTCGTGCCTTCCAAGAAGCTGTACTCCAGGAAGAAGGTGAAGCATGATTACTAGCCTAGTAATCGCGTATCTAATGATACCCGGCTCAATAATTCTGCCTGCAAGCGGAGTGTTATTTCTATGGAGGAAATATGGCAAAAGAGTTCACTAATCTAGAATGTACCCATGCTTCATTGCAAAAGTACATGGATAATAATTATCCCTATCTAAACTATAAGATTAAGTATTTTGACGGCAAACTGTCAATTCCGATGAAAGGATTAAAGAAATGAAGACTGTAAGTGTAGTATTCCAGAGCGACAACTATGATCGTGGAGTGGGTGGTAACTCTTACGACTATCTAGTGGCTGACGATGTGGCCGTAGAAGCTGGCGACTTTGCAGTCGCACATAATGGCACTAAGTATGCTATTGTTCGGGTAGTAAGTGTAAGCATGGAAATCAGCCAGAACGCTACTAAGTCCCTAGTACTTATGCTAAACAAGCAGGTTTTTACAGACTATGAAAAGCAGAATGAAGCTGTAAACGAGCAGAAGCGCATGTTCGTGCGTCTTCAGCAGCTCATGGAACAGGAATACGAGAAGAACAAGTATCGTGTGCTTGCCCAGAGCAATGCCGAAGCCGCTGAACTAGCCAATAAGCTCGGCCTAGTTTGATCTGGTTTGGGGGTGACAAAAAATAGTTCTTGACAGTCACCCCCAAATCCTATATATTAGGACTTCAATGACGGATTTCTTACACGCTCTTGAGTTCTATTGTAACGAGTTAGATATTGACTCAAGTAAAATCATCCTGTTTCTTAGCGAAGCGGATGATATGGATGTGGCTGGATACTGTGATAGGTTGGACGATTCATACATAGTTAAACTCGTTCGAACTCAATTAGAGCATAACGCACCTCCACTAGCCATTCTAGCACATGAACTTATTCATGTTATGCAATACGAATCGGGTCTTCTAGAAGACTTACCTGATGGCCTCTGTCGTTGGAAGGGCAAGATATATCTTGATCCCTGCATATTTTTATGTGAAAATATTTACTACAATGCTCCTTGGGAGCATCAGGCCTATGCGTTACAAGATAGGCTATACTATAAATACTTGAGGAGTTTAGGTCAATGAGTTATACGGAAGAACTCACTACACTTATTGTAGCTGAATACTCTAACGATCCCACTAGAGAGACTGTTGACCGGCTCGCTGAGGAGCATGGAAAGAGTGCTCGCTCTATTATTGCAAAGCTAAGCAGCTCAGGAGTCTATAAAGCTCCTGAACGAGTAACCAAGAGTGGCGAACCTATCGTTCGCAAAGAGGAACTCGCTAAGGATATAGGAAACTGGTTCGGACTAGAACTTCCTACACTAGCAAAGGCAGCCAAGCTGGAACTAATTAGTCTCCACAAGGCCCTTTCTAACCCTGACTATATTCGTGCTCATTTAGTGGATCTACAAGATGATTGATCTTATCGACGTCCATGTATTCTCTCCCCGGCTAGTCAATGACTATCTACGGTTTGACGAGTTCACTTGGTATATTCACGATAAGATTTCGGATAGCTATAATCGTATTTACGATACAGAAGCACTAGAACGTGCGTTTCAACAGGAGAAAGAAAATGGGAAATCGAATTAAGGCAGCACTAGCTGCTACACTAATTACTTTTGGTGGACTATGTATCATAGCCTGCGCTCCAGAAGCTCCAGGTGGTGTTGAAGCTCCTGCTGACCCAGCTCTACCCCCATGTCGGGAAAATGCTGGCGGTGAAACACCTGAATGTCAACCTCAGTAAAAATTGTTCTTGACTTCCTAGGCCAGATTTGGTAATATGTTTCATCAGTTGGAAACAACTGATGTTCTGGAACTTGAGAATATGTCCAGCACTACGTAAGTAGTGGGTTAACCTCTCTAATGCCTGGTTGGGTTTCTTAGAGACTCCGAAGCGGCCTTTCTGACGGCGATTGTGCCTAACAATAGTTCCGTTCCGGCGGCGTATTTGTCGTTACATGATTACGCGTTCAACACTGTCACGAACTACGGGCCTTCTTCATAGAGAGATGAGCGACAGATAAGGCTTTGGACGGTGTGCCTTAAAACACCGTCCATTCTGGTGGTTCCATGCAACCAGCGTGGACTTTATAGATTAGATTTTTACATACGAGCACGGCTTGTGTTTGTGTGGAACCACCTGAATGGCTGGGTAGAGGAGTTTGGTTATCTCGCCGCGCTCATAACGCGGGCTTTTACACGCCGGTTCAAATCCGGCCCCAGCAACCATAATAATCGGCGGCACAGCTAGGCCAGCTAGTGTCTCATCTGCGAATCTTGTCTGGGCGTGCGCAGACCCTAGGCCACCTGTGGAGGTGGTAATGAGGAAGGGACAAGAGCCGAATATAAATACAATAAATAAACCTAATATTAGGTTAAGAATTTGCCGAAAAGGGTAGCTCCCCTGACTTCTCCCTTGAAGAAGTCTAGGCAATTAGTTTCAAGGGAACAATGAAAACAACAGGTATAATATATAGAATTTGGAATATAAAAAGTGGTAAATCGTATATAGGTAAAACATATAGATGCTTTTATATACGAATAGATGAACATATAAAACAACGATATAGACCCGTACATAAAAATAGACCTATTTATAGAGCTTTAAATAAATATGGGTTAGAAGCGTTCTCAGCAGAAATATTAGGCACTTTTTGCTCATCTATACTAGACGAGCAAGAACAATATTTTATAAAATTATATAACTCATTTGGGTCTACAGGGTATAATGCTACCCAGGGTGGCGAAGGTACAAAACTTTTATCAGTTGACACCGAACTCTTAATGGATACCTACAATAAATATGGCAATATAGCCGCAACGGCCAGATATTTAAAAATTGATGATGGAACGTGCACTAGACTTCTAAAATCAATACCTGAGTTTAAAGCTAGAACAAGAAATGATATTTTTAGAATGGGTATAAAACCTGTTTTACTAGAAGACTTAGAATTTACTTTTAATGATGTTTATGAGTGTGCTAATTTCTTAATACAATCAGATGTATCTAATATTACTAATGAGGTACAAGTTGCTAAATCAATTAGAAAAGTTTGTACGGGGCATTTAAAAACATATCTAGGATTAAAGTTTTCATATACAGATACTGCGGACGTGGTATAAATAGATGTGCCATAGCTTTCCAAGCTATAGATGCCCGCGCGATACGGGTCGTCCGCTCCAGAATATGCCGCTCTAAGGAGATAATAGCTGCTATGCATTTATGCGCAGATAGCCGGTGTTCTAGCCCCTTATGGGGATAAACCAGCAAAACTAGCGATATGCTAGGCTAGGCTGCTGCGGTTAGTCCACGCGTTGTATGGATTACGTGTACCTAGAAGGTCTTATCGAACCTACCACGTAAAATCCAGCATGATATACTGGCGTCACTGTTTACGCAATACAGTCGGTAACGCATTCAGCCGTTAGTGTGAATGACTGCGTTTTTGTTAGTTTAACGCAAATAAGAGAAAACAATACTGACCACCCGGAACAGTCGGGTAGTCCCACTAGCGCGGTGGGCGGCTAGGCCCGATCATCTTCGTGATGGTCGGGCCTTTTGCTTAAAAAGTTCTTGACATTCATCCCAATTTTTGTTATATTACTAAAACTAGAGAAGGAGAATTTATGTTTTGGTTCCGCGAGAAGAATAACCTGACCCTTGCTTTTCGTTATGCGAAGCAAGCAACGACTGACAATATGGTAAAGAAGTATGGCGGCAGTCTAGTCGCCAGCCCCAAGATGCCCGAAAATGCACCTAATGGCGATATTATGTCAGTTCTTACTAACTCAGAACCCCAAACAGAAGCTGCTGCCATTACCTCTGGAGACTTCAAGGTCATAGTTCAGACAGCAGACGGCTCCTGGACCGAGCACAGTAGTTCAGCTACTATTAGTGAAGCCAATACAACGGCAAAAGAGATTATTAAGTTTTACAGCGCAGTAGTAGTTGTAAAACAATAATTAGAGAAGTAATTTGGACTACGATCAACTTAAGCAAGCAGTAGAACTACTTGCCGACTCATTCTGCCAACTAGCAGAGCGTGCTTCTGACATAGCTTACGCACGTCGTGAACTATACGAAGCATACCTACTAGAAGGTTTCACCCCAGAGCAAGCCCTGGAGCTATGTAAGGTACTATAACAATGCAAATTAATATCAACACAAAGGGCTTCGGCCTAGTAGACTACACTATGAATACTAGTTTTTCTACAGAGGGTACTGTGACTGTAACCGCTCCAGAAGCTGAACAGGACACACTATCTCCGCTAGATGAAATTCAGGAATATCTAAGCGCTATCAAGGAAGTATTCCTTTCTCCTGAGTATGACGATGAGACAATGGGCTGTATAGTCGAGGATTATATTATCGCCATTCAAGAGGTTCTAGATGCTAACTGATTTTGAGTATTCTCAAATCATAGAGTTACTAGTTTTAGAAGACAGATCCTTTGAAGAGGTTCAACAAATGCTAAACTTAACCGAAGATCAAATGGACGAGGCTTTGTCTAAGATGGAAGAGGATGGGTATATTCAAACCCATACAATCCATTGAGTTGCGCTGCCTGTAAATATGGTGAGATGCTAGTAAGTAAGGGTAGTACCTTTAGTATGCTAAATCCAGTCGGAGACGAGGTAACTCGTATTCATGAAGAAACAGTATTGATCTGTCGAGCAATGCCTCCAATATCAGGTTCTTTTCCACAAGTAACAGAGGATGATTGGTGTGGACAATTTAGCCCAACCCCCGAAAATGGCTGATTATCGCTTTGGCGAACTAATCAAAGCTGAAAACTATGCATATGCTCGCGGACTCATGGTAAGTCCAGTTCATCTTCCGGGAGCACTAGACGCAATGCTGGCAGATGGCTGGGAGCTAATGAGTATTTTTGGCGAGACAAACTCAGAAAAGATTGGGTTTATCTTCAAAAAAGTCTTGAAATAACTGTTAGAAGGGCTTATATTAGAACCATGACAGACAAATTCACACAAGAGTTTAATGATTATAACAAGCTGATGCGTCGGCTTGGTTCTAAGCAGATGAGCCTGTTCGAGTACAAAAAGTACCGTGCAGGCCGTATGCGTGTGTCTAAACATGGGGTAAAAAAGGCCCCAATGCATGCCGAGTCGCTTCGCCGCGAGTCTCCTAAGATTCCTAGCGGTGACGGTATTGCATATACTCCTATGAGCGAGGCCCCTAAAGAATACACAGGTACATTTGTCAAGGGCATTGGCACAATGCACAAGAGTAACAGTGTGCCAGTAACCAACGACGAAGATGCTCTAGCTATTGCAAGGATGAGACGATGAAAGTATATATCGGACCCTACTCAAGTTACCTTGTCACTTTTCGTAATCTAGAACACAAGTACGAAGCCTATCGGGCAGAGAAGCTTGGTATTCCCTTCTATAGCTACGAACCCGTAACCAAGGTAGATAAGGCTTTTGGAAAATCAGTAGACTTTCTAGAACGCTTCTTCTTGCCAGTAAACCGCTACTGGAACTCTCGTAAGCGCAGGATCAATGTACAGATTCATGACTATGATGTTTGGGGCGTCGATCATACTCTAGCTCTCATTATTGTTCCTATGCTTGAAAAACTAAGAGAGAAGAAGCACGGCTCACCTCATGTCGATCTAGATGATGTTCCAGAACATCTTCGAAATGAAGAAGACTTTCATGAGCGTTGGGATTGGGTTCTAGACGAAATGATCTGGGCCTTTGAACAACATCGGAAAGAAAATTGGGAAGATCAGTACTGCCACAATGTTGACCAACTCGATGTTACTTTTAAGAGTATCCCGAACTCAACGAACTCGGAGCTTCTAGTAAATCGGCAAAAGGACGTTAATAAACCCAAGTACTGGTATGACCAAGATGGTGCTAAAGCCCATTCTGATCGTATGGATAACGGACGTAGACTGTTTGCTAAGTATTATAACTGTCTCTGGGATTAAGGCTTGACTTTGCTTGGCCATTGATGTATTATAACAACATGGCGAAGAAAGAGCAGAACATCACGGCGATTATCTATGATAAGAAGGGCCGTGTCCTTTCTGTAGGTAAGAACTCATATATTAAGACCCACCCCAAGCAGGCTAAGCTCGCGCAAAAAGCTGGCCTGCCAATGAAGGAGTTTCTCCATGCGGAAGTCGCTAGTATCATTCGCTGCAAAGACTTGTCTAAGGCGTACAGAATTGTAGTGTACCGGAATAATAAGGCAGGCTTTGCAAATGCGGAACCCTGTCCAATCTGTAAACTTGCGATTAAAGAAACCGGCATCAAACAAGTGGAGTGGACCAAATGAACTTTCGTGAAATCCTAGAAGCTAAGACCCGCGAAGCTCTTGAAGCGTCAGCCTATTGCTCAGGGGGTGATGACTACCTACAGGGTATGTTCTATCTTAATCCCTTCGATGAAGGCACAAAGGCTCATTTAGACTACTTCATTGGGTATGAAGATATGCGCTTCCTCCAGACTATGGAAAGGTTTGAACATCGTGTTACAGCTTGAAGAATATGAGGGCGAACTTGCAGAACTGCGAAAGCTAAAGGCAGTCATTCGCCACAATGTCCTAGCCGAAAAGCTAGGAAATATTTTCTTTATTTGCGGAGAGACCGGAAGTAAAGACGATAATGGGCTACCAGAGAATATTCTAGTATGCCCTGCATACGGATGTGACTGGTTTCAAGTCTATAAAAGGACTGAAAAGACCCATGGCCCACAATATTAATAAGGAATCAAAAATGCCACGCTATCTAGTTGAAACAGTATCAAGTTTTCGTATCTCATATTGGGTTGAGGCATCTGAACCCGAACATGCCGCTGATGAAGTTATAATGCATGATGCAACTGAGTTTACTCAAAGGCATCTAGATGAAGTGATCTTTAATGTTCGTGAGATTTCAAATGAGGATGCAGAAACAGAATTCTTTGAAGAGCATCCCTATCTTGCTGACACGAATGTAGACATTCTAGAATACCTTCACAAAATCAAGTATTAACATAAATCCTCCATTGAGCTGTAATATAGCCCAATGGAGGATTTTTCGTGCAAGGAGAATATTAATGATTTCGGATAATTTTAAGCCTCTAGATACTTTTTTATTAGAATTGAGACAAATATATAGAGAAAGTGCCGACTTATACAAATTGGAAGCCAATACCTTCTGGGATGGCTTATCTGAGGATGATAAGCTTAAAGCTTTCTATTCAGTAGTGAGCCGTATTTACAAAGGTGAAATTAAAGACAAGGGATCTTATCGCTATGTTCTTTATGATGTATTTGGATTTGGTCCTGAAGCCTATGGACTTGGTATGGAATGTGGGTATCTGTACTTACATAATGCCATCATAGATGGAGAAAAAACTAATGAATGAAGCAAAAATAAAACAAGCGTTTGAGAAGGTTTTTCCAAAAGTTTACGAGCGCCCTGGAATCTATCCATTCAAAACTGATATTTATAAAATTGTACAAGACACAATTGAGGCACTTCTACCTTCTAGTACTATGCCATGGGACAAGGAACTTTGATTACAGCAGAGTTACTAGCATATTGTGCTAAAGAGGTCGAGTTTGGTGATGAACCAATTGACCTGGGCATGACACCTCTTGACATTGATGAAATCTATAGACTCATGTCTATCACCGTAGCCGAAATGGAAGCTGATGAGCTGGTTCTACGAGCGTCCGTAGTAAAGCTCCTAGTAGAGAACTTCGTTCTCAATTACAGGCTTATGACATGAAGTATTATACTTATCAAGACCCGGATGGTACGCATACTTTCTCTACAAGTCAAATCTTTGATCAGTATTGGCCCTACTGGTACTCAAAGATGGTCAAGAAGTACGGCCCAGACAGTCCTCTAGTCAACTGGGAAAGTTGCCTAGACGACTGGATAACGGTACATTGGGCTTACGAAGAGCGTCCTACTGAAAAGTAGGGCGCTTTTTTCGTACCTGCGCCAAACGGCAACGATTTCTCACCTAATGTTACGTGTACGTAAAAAGGCCCGCTGAAATTAATCAGCGGGCCTTCATTTTATACAGAATAGAAAATATGACTACCGTATCTCAGTGTCACTTTAAGCTCTCTAATCCAATATGGCTTAACACTTCTGTTGTGGAAGTACACAGCCCCCTTAGTAATATCTCTACCAGGGTTCTTTACTAGTGTTTTGGCTAACTGCCAAATTGGGTCGCCGGGTTTGTATAGCCCTTTGGCAAACTGACCTCGCTGCTTTACAACGTGGCACGCTGGCTTATGCTGCTTCTTGGATCTATTGAGAATAACGTGAAGAACTCCACGCATACCCTTCTCACTCTCACCTCTAGCCTCAGCATACAATACACTAGTTACAGTATTTACACATTCCATAATATAGATTAAGACTCTTCTTGAGCCCTCCCTCTACGTCTCTCCCTGACAACAGCAGCGCGCTTTAGCCTACGCCTTTTATCGCTTGGCTTTTCATAAAAGCGCCGCTCCTGAATTTCTCTAAACACGCCTTCTTCAATAAGCTTCCGCTTTAATAGCTGCAAAGCCCTGTTTAGGTTGCCGTTTCTAACTTCTACTCTCATAGTCCTGTCGATCCAAATCCGTTGTCTTCTCTAGTATTATCTAGTAATAGTTCCTGCTCAATGTGAACGGGCGCTAATACTAGCTGCGCGATTCTGTCTCCGGTCTTAACATAGAAAGCTTCCTTGCCCGCATTAAAGAGAATGATTTTAATCTCACCTCGATAATCCGAGTCAATTGTGCCAGGGCTATTAAGAACAAAAACACTGTTTTTTGCTGCTAGGCCTGAGCGAGAACGAACTTGCCCCTCGAAGCCCTCTGGTAAATTAATGCGAAGACCGGTTCCGATCAATGCACTATCACCGGGCAAAATAACAGTTGCTTCAATACTATGAAGATCTAAACCTACAGAGCCTTTAGTTTGATAGCGAGGAATGATTGCATCCTCACGAAGTCGCTCAATTATCATTACTTAGTAACATCCCTTGCATACAGGCCATAATGCCTGCTGCGTTTAGCTTGAAAAGCATGCAATCAACATCAATTTCATTTTCCACAGCCCAAGGAATCAGAGCTGCTTCAATAAAGTCCTCGACCGGATCGAAGTCCGACTCTTCGGGAGCCTTGCCTGGAAATTGAATTACATTATCCACGTGCTTTTCCTTGTGTACAAACCCTGATGTACAGGGCACTTTTGTTGTCTTTGTCTGGATTACGAATGGTTTCGCAGACTCGCTTACCAGCTGCTCTAGCCTCCGCCTTAAAGATAAGGCGGTCTATCAGAGACCAAGTATCAAACTTATGCTTCTTGGCTACATTACTATGCAAGCCCTTAGAAGTTTTCTTTGATCTAGTACGCTTTTTACCCAATTTTAGTTCCTTTCTAACTTAGGCATCTTCGTGCCTAGTTAGTATAGTAACCTATTTACGATCGAAAGTCAAGTATTATTTTTGGTCAAGCTATAAAAAAATACTTGACTTTTTAGTTAAATTTAGCTATAATAAAATATGGCTGAAAAATGGACAATAGAAGAAGACAACATTATAATAGACTTAAGAAGTCAGGGAATACCTTATAAAGTAATTCATAAGGATCATTTATTTAATAGAAGTTTAAGAAGTGTACAAGTAAGGGGCTCCCTATTAATAAATAGGGGTAAAATAAATACTAATAAAAAGTTTAAACAAATATCTTGGACTGACAAAGAATGTGAAGAGTTAATTAAGTATAAAGTACTAGGATTTTCAACTGCAGAAATATCTAGTAAATTAAAAAAGACGGAGAGTTCTATTGCGAATAAAATAAGTATACTATCTTCTGGTATATCCAGTAAAAAAGCTTTTATTGAAGAAATAAGGGGTATAGTTAATCAATATAGGACAGAGGAAGAGTACCTATTAAGATTTTATCATAGTAGAGATATACCTGAATTAGAAGCATTATTAGATATATTTTCTGATTATGAAGAAGCTAGAGTGATTTTATTAAATGATTCCAGCGTTTCATATCTTTACTATGTAAAAATACAATCACTGGATAACAGATACTTCTATAAAATAGGCATAACATCAAAAGATGCTACAAGCAGATTTAAATATGAAAAAATAAACTACTTAAAAGTTATAAAAACATGGGAATTTTCTACGTTAAAAGAAGCGAGAGAAAGAGAAAAAGAAATTTTAAGAAAATATAAAGATAAAAGGTTAACTTCAGATAACGTAATTCTATCAAAGGGTGGAAATACAGAGTTATTCAATGAAGATATCTTGGGTTTGGATGCTTAATTTTTTACTTGACTCTGAAGCTTAAACCTCGTAATATGAGACATAGATAGGAGACGCATAATGAAGACGCCTGAACAAATTGCAGAAAAGCTAATTCCTATGGAACGTGAATGGCTAACAGGGTGGGCAGGCCCTCCTGGTGCAGCATATAACGTAATTGGATCTTATATGGCTAGGATTGGTCTCACCAGATCTTACACAGATTGGAATTTAAATGAGCGAGGCTTAGCTGTCCGCGATTATATATTGGAGCAAACTAATGATTGAAGGAATGACTATCCACAAAGACTTTATCAGTGGAAATTTATTTGTTTTTATAGTAGACTACAAGCTGGGCCAAAAACAGTACTCCGTACAAATCTGGGCCGAGTCTATGGAAGATGCCGAGAGGCACGTGAAAGCTATCCGCGATACTGCGATAGTAGCTGGTCAACTATATCAGTCTGAACCCGTTCTTGGCGGGATTCACTAAAATATATCTTGACTTTTCGAGCATAATTTGTTATAACAAATGCATAGTCGCTGACGATTTGTAATAAAAATGGACAGCACGCGAGTTCGACTCTCGCCGTCTCCACCATTTACGGGGACGACTTGGAAATCGACTGACATTACATAGACCTTTCCGAGACTATTGACTGGCAAAGTGCCATAATTAACTGCAAACGATAACGTTGCATTCGCGCTAGCTGCATAAGCTAGACGACAGGCGGTGGGAGCCTTGGAACAGAATCCCACACTCAAAGGAGAGATATGCGTAACATTTGGACAATACCTTTTAATAATAATTATTATATTTGCTGGAAAGACAAACAAGGTAAGACCCAGCATCGTCCAATGACTGATGCAGAAGATCGTGCCTACTTTACCTCCAAAGACCCTGAAAGAACCCTAAATGAACTACTTGATAACCGATGAAGTCCCAGAATACTGGGAATCTCTTTTAGACTCTTTCATTACAATGGTACAGTGGGAAGAGGAGTTCAACAACGGACCTCCTGTAGACGCTGTGGAAGCAAGAGTCCACAAGGGCCTTCTTCATCTTATCTATGAGGGTGGGGATCATACCACAGACTCTATGGCAAGATTTGCTAGACAACACTCTAGCAAGATTTGCTTTAGTTGTGGTGCTCCTGCAAGTAGATTTGTATTTCAATATCCAAAATGTGAAGCATGTGACTAGGGGCTTAACGGCCCCTATTTGCATTGGAGAAACGAATGGAATTCATCCTAAGTATAATAGGGTTCGGAAAAGCTGCCGTTAAGTGGGCCTTTGACAACTGGCGAATAACAATTCCGATTCTAGCTATTGTAATAACTTTTCTTTGGACAAAGGAACATTATTACATCCAGGGTCGGGAAGACTGTCGCGTAGAGTGGGAAGCTAAAGTAACTGCTGAGACCCTAAAGAACGAGAAACTTAGTAAAAAACTAATTGATAACTCGATCAAGTTTGGTGAGCATACAGACAAAGACAATAACGAGCGCAAAGAGAAGGAGACTTCTATTCAGACTCGTATTGAAACAATCGTCGAAAAGCCCATCTATCAGGAGTGCAAGGTCGATGCCGAAGTCGTAACAGACCAGAATAAACTGAAGGAGGCACTAAAGTGAGAATTCTATTAGTAGCACTTCTATTAGTCGGATGCGCAGAATCACAGACTGGTCTAGGTACGTACCATAAAGTGCCTCCAGTACCTGAGCAACTTAACGACAAGGTGGGCCCCTTGCCACCTAATTCTGATCTAACAATGGCTGGACAGATTAGAGACAATAACCGAAGCATCCGAGCCTACAACGAAACGGGCTTTAAATATAATCGTCTTCTAGAATACTATAACTGTGTTCGAGAAGCTATCAATGAGAGAAAAGAACCTAAATGTCAGTAGAAGACACACTAGAAGAACGAGGCTTACGGTACGGAGCTTTTGAAGAGCACGCTACTATAGCTCAGGCTATTCAGGATGCTTACCGAATTAGACCTGAGCGTTGGGAGAAACTTCCCCCCGTATTAAAACAAGGTCTTACCACTATCGCAGATAAGATTGCTCGTATGTTAAATGGCGATCATATGTACGAAGATAATATACATGACATTGTTGGCTACGGAAAGCTTATGGAAAATTGGGTTCGTAAAGAAAATAATACCAAGTAAAATTTAATTTACCAACTAATAAAAAGTTCTTGACATATGTAGGTATTTATGCTAAAGTATATATTATGAATAAATATATATTTACAAAAATGCTTGTAGAAGCATACAATAGAAACCCAACAGATATAGTAAAAAGGAAAAGAGGACATGTTCCTGAGATAACATTTGACGACTTATGCTATAAAATTTTTGAACTAGAAAATATTACTTTAGTATCCAAAAGTTTTGGTATAACGCATAAAACGTTAAAGTCAGCTTTAGTGGATGCATTTCCAGATATTGCTGAAGTAAAAGATAAAAGTACAGTTTGGAGAGTAGAATTACTTTTAAAACTAGGGTATAGAAGATGTGTAACCTGTAAAGAAGATAAAGCTTTGGAAGAATTCTATAATAGTAAGTCTGTAAAAGCTGGAAAGAGTTATGACTGTAAAGACTGTTCTAAGGAGGCTAACAAGCAACAAAGGATTCATAGACCAGAAATAATTAGAGCCTCTAATGCTAAAAGGAAAGCAATAATAAAAGGTGCTTCTTTGAATGGAGCTAACTTAGACTTAATAAAAAAGATTTATAAAGAATGTCCTGAAGGGTACCAGGTAGACCACATTTACCCATTGTCTAAGGGAGGAGACCATCATGAATCAAATCTATGTTACCTTCCTGCTCAGTTAAATCTACAAAAACAAGCTAAGTCACCAGAGGAAGTTCCTGAAATTATGAAATATGCAATTTATCCGGATCTAAGCCAATGAATTTATTTTTTTTAGATAGAGATCTTGATCGTTGTGCTGAATATCATATAGATAAACACGTAACCAAAATGGTCCTCGAAGCAGCCCAGCTACTTACAACTACAGTTTGGATTGATAAACTATTTGGTTATGTACCAGAAAAACTATCTTCTGAACAATTAAAGGAACTTAACCATGCTAAGTCTAAAGAACCTTCTATTGAGGAGCGTACTTTTACTAGATACCTTCCAACTCACGTTTCACATCCCAGTGCTGTGTGGGTTCGCTCAAGTATTGAACACTATTACTGGACAGTTAACTATGCTAATGCTTTAACAGAAGAAGCAGTTTATCGCGGATTTAAACGACATGCTTCTTGTACTGAAGTTAATAGACTTCCAGACTTAAAGCACCTACCCGACGTTGGTTGGACAGACCCTACACTAGCAATGCCTGAACATCTAAAAGGCCCCGATCACATCCAAGCATATCGTATGTTTTACATGCTTGACAAATGGCCCTTTGCTAGCTGGAAGGTACGAGGTAAACCGCATTGGTGGGATGATGAACTTGTAGAAGCCCAGAAAGAAAAAGGTGGGAGAGTGAGTGGACGATAATGGATTTCTTAGGTGATTTTCTAACTATTTGTTTTGTGTTATTATTAATAGCCTTGCTAATTGTAGCACTACCAGCTTGGATTTGGTTCCTTGTAGCACTATTCTTAATAAGTATGTTCATATTTGGAGATAAAAATGAAAAATGAAATCATAGAGGCACTAGAGGCGCATTTTGAAGGCAATATTAAAAAGCATAGAATGAATATTCTGATTATGCTGGCTAATCCAATGGCTATTCACGATCATACTGATCTTCTAGGAGCTATAGAAACAGAACTAGGTCACATTGCCGAGTATCACGATAAGTTAGAAGCACTAAACGAGGTTCTTTCGTGAGTCAAGTAAACTTAGTATGCTTATCTAAGCCCAGTGCTTACACCGAGTGCCTTAGTGCCGAGGAACTAGTCGCTTGGTGCGCTAGAGTATCCAATCCGGATAACCAGAACAACACAAAGACTGCTGCAAAGCTAGTCAAGTATCTTATTTCTAATCAGCATTGGTCTCCTCTAGAAATGGTTCACATGAGCCTAGAGATCAAGACTACACGCGATATTGCGAGACAGATTCTTCGGCATCGTAGTTTTGCGTTTCAGGAATACAGTCAGCGGTACGCTGATCCAACAAAGACACTAGGATTTGAGGCTAGGGAAGCCCGCCTCCAGGACCCAAAGAATCGTCAAAATTCTGTAGAACTATCAAAAACTGATAGTCGTATTCAAGAAGATTGGAATATGATTCAATGGGAAGTTATCTCAAGGTCTCAAAAAGCATATAACTGGGCTATAGAGAACGGTATTGCTAAAGAGCAAGCAAGAGCGGTATTACCAGAAGGCAATACTGAATCAACTGTAATCATGGCGGGAACTCTACGTTCTTGGGTACATTTCTGTCTACTAAGGATGGATAATGGCACTCAGAAAGAGCACCGCATAGTGGCTGAACAATGCTGGGAAATAGTAAAACAACATTTCCCTTCGGTAGTAGAAGCCTGCACGGAGAAATAAAAGTGGAACTAGAATATAATGAAGAACTGGACGAACATTTTGTCACCATTCCAGAAAGTATGTTACGCAATCTAGACTGGAATGAAGGTGACATGTTAGACTATGAAGTGTCTGATGGTATTCTAACAATCTTCAAAATTTAAGTTGACATTATCGGTTAAACAAGCTATATTTCTGCTTTAAGGAGGGCTTAATGACTAAATCTAAGATTAAAGTCAAAGAACACGAAAATCTAAGTGAAGCTAACATCAAGCGAGTTATTGAACTCCTTGAAGCAGAAAAGCCTATTCCAAAGAAGGATGCCTACGCAATCCTTAATATTTCTCCTAATCCTACTCGATTGGCTAAGATAATCGAGAACTATAAGGAGGAAAAGGCAGAGCTAGAGCGTCGTCGCGCTCAAAATCGTGGCAAACCCGCAGAAGCTCATGAGATTCAAACGTGTATTGAAGGCTATCTAGATGGAGATTCCATTTCAGAAATTGCACAGCGTTTGTATCGTAGTGTGGGTTTTGTAAAGGAAATCGTCGAACAAGTCGGCGTACCTTCACGAGTTGTTGGTGCTAATTACAGTAACCCAGGTATTATTCCAGAACCATGCATCCGAGAATCCTTCGAAGTCGGAGAGATAGTTTGGCACGCTAAGGAACACGCCATGGCTATTATCGTCAAAGAGCTAGATCAAGTAAAAGATAAGTCGGCAAAGTACTACAGAACTTTTGTTATTGAGGCTCTGGAGGATGACAGTCGCTTTTTCTTAAAACAGCAAAACTACGCTGGACGTTACGTAGGGGCCTATTCGTATGATTTAGGTTCACTAGAACATCTAAAACAATATGGAGTGGACGTTTATCGTCCGTATAGGCATGACTTCGCAAGTTTTAGCCTAAAGGAAAATTAATGCTAGTACATCATCTTCTTGTAGTAAACGCAAGAGTCAATAAACCACCTGTAGATCCTGTATTCATCAATGCTTGGAAAAAGCAATTGATTGAGAATATTGGAATGAAGCTTCTTATGGGGCCATTCAGTACCTATCATGATATGCCAGGTAACAGGGGTTTAACCTCTGTGAGTGTTATCGAGACCTCACACATCGCTCTTCATGTATGGGATGAGGAATCTCCAGGTAATCTAAGACTAGACGTGTACTCTTGTGCCGAGTTTGATATTGATACTATCATATCAGCTCTGAAACCTTTTGATCCTACCTATGTAGATTACAAGTTTCTAGACCGCACAGGCGATGATATAGTAGCCTCGTAAAACTTTTTGGAGTATAAATGCTAAACAATATTTTCTTAACCTTTGGTGTAGCCGGTGTAGTTTTGTTGGTATTAGCTATATTTGCTATAGGCCCTTTCCTTAGTATTCTAGCTGTTAATCAACTGTTTGGAACAACTATTACTTTCACTTTTTGGAATTGGTTAGCAACATTCTGGTTACACCTAGTTGTTGCAAGTGCAACAAAAAGTAACATTGCCTCAAAAAGTTCTTGACTTTTAAGATAATCTGGGATATACTTTGTAAGTAATGAGGGCGTGGCGAAACTGGTTATACGCGCGAGACTTAAAATCTCGTGGATTGATTCCGTGTGGGTTCGAGTCCCACCGCCCTCACCAGATCTAGGAGAACACAATGCGAGTAATTATTCAATCAGTTTATCGTCTTCGCGATAAATTCATTACAGCTTATTATGCGTATCCTCAGTTCTCTCTAGAGATTGAGGACAAGATGGCCAGTGAACTTACATTTCTGCAAAGGCTGAAAGTGCCTTTTACACTGGAAATGAAGGTCGAGCAAAAATAATCCTTGACTTTGTTGCCCAATTTGTCTATATTACATTGAAAGGAAACGGGAATGACTATTGATGAGATTCGCGATCAACTTCGGCAGGGAACCCTAGAGGTTCACTTCAAGAAGAAGGACGGCTCAGTTCGTCGTATGATCTGCACTACACACACTGATGTGCTTGGTGATTCCTCAGAAAGCACTCGTAGCGCTCCCGTTTTTCAGAATGAGATTGTAACCGTATGGGACATGGAAGCCGATGCTTGGCGTTCCTTCCGGTTTGATAGTATTATTAATTTTGGACCTGTATCGCCCCCGCCTTCTAAGCGGTCGTTAAAAGCGTAATTGGAGTATGCAGGTTCGAGTCCTGCTAGGTTCACCAGTTTGCCGAAAAGGGTAGCTCCCCTGTTAGTGCCTATACACTAACTAGGCAAAGTCTTATAGGAGACAAAATGTACAGAGAAATTAAAGAAAATGAACTAAGAATAGATAGCTCACTAAAGTATGCTTACTTTCTAGATAAGAATCATCCACTAGCAACTGGTAACTCATATAGGGTTTACTACCATAGGCATATAATGTCAATGAAGCTAGGCAGATGGGTTACTTCAGAAGAAGTTGTTCATCACAAAGATGAAAACCGTTCCAATAACTCAATAGATAATCTAGAATTAACAACTAATAGTGAACATGCTAGGCTACATCAAACTATATTAGTAGATATAACCTGTCAATGTTGTAATACCATGTTTAAACCAAAAGACTCAGATCAGATTTATTGCAGTCAAAAATGTGCTTCCTTAGCTAGACAGAAAAAGAGTCATAACTCTTTTGATAAAAGCTTATTGGAAAAACAAATTTGGGAGCTTGGATTTACACAGACAGGTAAAATATATGGCTACTCAGATACTGGTATTAAAAAGTTAGCCAAAAAGTTAAATTGTGCTTTACCTCCTCCATATTTTCATAATAAAATACGAAGTTCCGAGGAAAGACTAAATTCATATTATTCGGATGTAGCTCAGCGGTAGTAGCTCTTGTCTGTTAAACAAGTGGTCGCAGGTTCGATCCCTGCCATCCGAGCCAGTTTTTGGAGATAACCATGCTAGAAATAGCTATTGCACTATACGTAATTGTCGGAATCATTACGTTTCTAACGGCGATCTCCGATAAATATGTTAAGTTAAACTCTAAACTAACAACTATTTTTGGTTTACTTAGTTTCGTTTGGCCCATCCTTTGGCTAGTTTATCTAGTCGATGAGCTATAAAATATTGTGGGCCTGTATTTCAAAGGTAGAAAATGCTCCTCATAAGAGCTAAGATGGGAGTTCGAGTCTCTCCGGGCCTACCAAGATAGCTGAAAAGGGTAGCTCCCCTGTTAGTACCTATATGCTAACTAGGCTAATGCCTTATAGGAGGCTAAAATGTTAATTTCAGAGAAAGAAGAACTTATAGCTTTAATATTAAGTGACTTAGATACAAGTATCTTACATAGATATAATATAAACTTTACTATTTTTTGTAATGCCATAGCTAGTGGTGAAAATCTCCACTCCAAGTTGGGTGTAAGTTACAATAGTTTAAGTAAAATAATTAAGGACTTGTTTCCCAATAAAAATAAAGGTAAACTCCTAAATTATGTATTATCTTTAGTAGATCACAAAGTTTGTACTAGTTGCGAAAAATTCTTGCATACAGAAGATTTTAGATTAAACTCAAGCAATGCTGATGGTCTTAATGCACATTGCAAAATGTGCCATGCTGTAGTTACTTATAAAACACAAAATTATAGACAATCAAACTATAATGCTAGAAAGGCTCAGAGAACTCCCAAATGGGCGAACCTTGAGACAATAAAAGAGTTTTATTCTAAGTGCCCAGAAGGCTACCATGTAGATCATATAATACCTTTGAACGGGGAATTAGTATGCGGATTACATGTTGAGAATAACCTTCAATATCTAACAGCGCAAGAAAATATTCAAAAGAGCAATAAGTTTGTGCCTTATAGTATATGACAACAATTCTTGCACTAGACATGTCGGGAACTCCTCGTGCATGGATCAATTGCGACGAAGCCATTAGCTATCATGCTAAAGACCTCGTCGCATGGTCACTTGGCGAAACTGTCGCTGAGTATCACGGAGGGTTCAATCGTATAACCGGAAAGCAGAGCAAGCTTGAAACTAGCAGTATTATTGCTATTAAAGGCTCCGAGTTCCATAAACATACTAAAGTTCTTCTAACAAATCCTACCCTTTTTGCTAGAGACAGGCATTTATGTGCTTATTGTGGGTTTACCCATACCAATCATAGATTTTTTAGCCGCGATCATATTGTGCCACGTTCGCGTGGTGGTAAAGACGAGTGGACTAATGTGGTTACAGCCTGCGTGCCTTGTAATCAAGAGAAAGGCGCTAAGACTCTTAATGAGTCTGATATGAGTCTTATTTATGTTCCCTATGCTCCTAATCACTATGAGAATATGATTCTTAAGAACAAACGTATTCTAGCAGATCAAATGGAATATCTCCTAGCAGGAGTTCCAAAACACAGTAGGGTGTGGTGGCCGACCGTTTAGGCATCTGATTGCAACCCAGATTCAAGCAGGTTAAATTCCTGTCCACACCTCCAATGCCGGTATAGTTAAGTGATATAACAGTTGCCTTGTAAGCATCAGTTCAGAGTTTGATTCTCTGTTCCGGCACCACGTACCCTTAGCTCAATGGTTAGAGCGACCGCCTTTTAAGCGGTAGGTTCCGGGTTCAAGTCCCGGAGGGTTCACCATAATTACGTCGGTGAAGTGTTACGGTAGCACGGCGGTCTCCAAAACTGCAAGCCAGAGTTCGACTCTCTGCACCCTCGCCATTTCCCGTTCGTCTAAAGGTAGGACCCTAGACTTTGAATCTGGTTATCGTGGTTCGAATCCACGGCGGGAAACCAATTAGGAGATTATTGTGCTTCTTAGTACTTACGAACAAAATAATAGAATTGCTAAAATTCATAGAGAAGACGAAACTTTCGTCGTCTATATGTATGAAGATAATATTTTAAAAGAGCGCAGACCTCTTATTGGTTATTCTGAGCAATATGCTGAGAACTGCGCTGAAAACTGGATTACAGGAATTATTTAATGTTTCTAAAAGCAATTTGGTCAGAAGGTTGCCCCAAGCGGGAATATACAGCGGGTCACATGGGCGACGCTCGTGGTGAAACGCTAGAAGAAGTTTGTAATGATCTAGCCTCTCGTAAGGAATGGTTCGCGCGCAAGTATAAAAACTTGCGATATGATGGGATGCGACTATTTCTTAGCGAGGAAGAAGCTAGAGAAAGTTTTGGGTGAGTTGGCTGAGCGGTCTAAAGCGACAGTTTGCTAAATTGTTGTACTTAACGGTACCGAGGGTTCGAATCCCTCACTCACCTCCATTAAAATAGATGTTGACTTGTCACCCTAACTAGGGTATATTACGTTATTCTCTTTAAGAAAGGTTAATTTATGAATTTTAAGATTATCGCCGTATCAGCCCTAGCTCTTACTCTAGCTGCTTGCTCGCGTGTTGAGACTGGCCAGTCAGCTATCCGCGTCAACTTTGATAAGACCATTGAAAAGGAAGAACTACTTCCAGGTTCGTTTAATCAAACTCTATTTGGGGATGTTCTTCTGTTTCCCGTCAAGGACGTTTCTGTATCTGTAGAGGATCTAACTCCTCTAGCGTCGGATAACAGCACTGTTGCAGACTTTGACGTATCAATCATCTACAACATTAATCCAAGCTCAGTAGCTGATATCTACACAACTAAGAGCCGTTCATTCCATGCTACGGACGACGAAGGCCACACCTATTTGATGTTCAATTATATGCATCAGGTTGGTCGCAATGCGGTCTATAAGATCGCTCGCCGGTACGAATCGCTGAAGATGAATGATAGCCGAGCTGAGATTGAGAACTCTATTCGTGAAGAAGTTGTTCGTTCGCTTCAGGAAGAAAAGCTTGATACCTCAATTAATATCTCGCAGGTTCTAGTCAAGCAGATTATTCCTGCTAAAAACATCGTTCAGTCAGCTAACCTTCTGGTTCAGGCTCAGAACGAGCGTAAGCGTAAGGCTGTTGAAGTCGATACTGCTAAGCTAGAAGCTGAACGTATTGCGGCTCTGAATGCTAACGCTGGTGCGACCAAGTACATGGAAGCTACTGCTATCGTTACGATTGCGGAAGCGGTTGCTGCTGGTAAGGTTAACACGATCGTAATTCCATATGACTTCAAGGGCATTGTGAACGTAAAATGATTATTTGGCTTATCGGATTCCTAGCGTTTATCTTTTATCGGACTTTTAAGGCCGGTATGAAGTCAGATAGTCTATTCTACATGGATAGAATGGAATATACTACTGACTATACTAAGAAAGTACTAGTACGTAAATTTGATGGAGATAAGTTATTTTTCTACGGTATTACAACTATTGTCGTAGGACTCTCATGGCCTATCTCGTTACCCTGCATTGGCATTTACCTACTAGGCAAGCGATTCACTGCTAAGTGATTTATAGGAGGCGTGAGTATGAGACTATTCTTCAAGTCTAAAGATGGCGGTCCAGATAGCTCTGTAACAGGCTACTGGCTTATCGAGTCAAAGAAGCTCTTTTCTATTGTGCTTCTCAAATTTGACGGTCGTAGCCGTGAAGCTTATCATACTCACGCCTTCAATGCATGGAGTTGGATTCTTCCTAGTGGACTCGGCATGACGGAACATCTAGAAGATGGGTCTAGAAAGTTTCTCAAGCCTGATTCCTTTGTGTTTACTCCTCGTGATCGGATGCACAAAGTAGACAGTAATGGCACTACTTGGGTTCTGTCTTTTAGAGGCCCTTGGTTGGACAATTGGAAAGAAATTAACGAGCATGGTCATCAAACGCTGACACATGGTCGCAAAGTTATGGACACTTAGCTCAGTAGGTAGAGCGCAGCCCTCTTAAGGCTTAGGTCACAGGTTCGATCCCTGTAGTGTCTACCATATGCCCGTAGCTCAACTGGAATAGAGCGTCTGATTACGAATCAGAAGGTTGAGGGTTCGAGTCCTTCCGGGCATACCATAAAATACATATTGACTTAGTAGCCTAACTAGGCTATATTACATAAATGATGTTCCATAGCTCAGCTGGTAGAGCGCGACACTGATAATGTCGAGGTCACTGGTTCGAACCCAGTTGGAACAACCATGGGGATGTAGCTCACCGGGGAGAGCGTCTGATTTGCATTCAGAAGGTAGCAGGTTCGAGTCCTGTCATCTCCACCATTTTCTAGATGTGGCCTAATGGTAAGGCACCGCGTTTGGGGCGCGGGGACTGGGAGTTCGAGTCTCTCCATCTAGACCAGTTTTTGCTGAAAGGGTAGCTCCCCTGTCTGTCCTCCTACGACAGAATAAGCAATTCAAGTAGGAGTTAAAATGAATGGTACTTTATACAGAATTATAAATATGAAAAATGATAAGTCGTATATTGGTAAGACTTATCAAGATATGCACACTAGACTATCTCAACACATACGTGACGCTAATAAGTTTCCCTATAGACCCCTTTATGCTGCTATGAACAAGTACGGACTAGATTCTTTCTCTATGGAAATCATTGGAGAATTTCCAGAAGGTATCCTGGAGCATAAAGAAATAGAATATATAGAAATATACAATTCTTACGGCCAGAGAGGCTATAACGCCACAAAAGGTGGGGATGGAGTTAGATACCTAGACCTCCCAGAAGAAGAAATAGTAAATCTATATAAATCAAATACTATAAAATACATAGCTAATTTCTATAGCGTAGATCATAGTACTATACGAAAAATACTACTAAATCAAGGTATCTCCCTAAGAAATCATAAGGAAGATAGTATTTTTGCGGAAAGTAAAAGAAAAAATGCATCTAAAATACTTTTAGCACATTCATAAGTATATGAAAATACTTATGAATGTGCTAAAGATCTTATTGAAATAGGTATAATTAGTCCAACACTGTCTATTAAGTCAATACAGCATGGTATAAGAAATGTATGCACAGGTAATAGAAAGTCCTATAAAGGCTTAATATTTAAATACGATATTTAGTAGATAGACTAGTAGCTCAGTGGTAGTAGCGCTGCTTTTACACAGCAGAGGTCATAGGTTCGAAACCTATCTAGTCTACCAGTTCCCCCTTCGTCTAACGGTAGGATAGCAGACTCTGACTCTGTATGTGGTGGTTCGAATCCATCAGGGGGATCCATGACGGCGTAGTGTAGTTGGTAACACGCAGGCTTGTGGTGCCTGAGTCACGGGTTCGAATCCCGTCGTCGCGACCAGAGTTAAATGCGGATGTGGCGGAATTGGTAGACGCCCTGGTTTTAGGTACCAGTATCGAAAGGTGTGGGGGTTCGAGTCCCTTCATCCGCACCATGGGAGCGCGGCTTGAGTTGGAGAGCAGCGGCTGACTGTAAATCAGTTCCTTCGGGTGAGTAGGTTCGAATCCTTCCGCTCCCACCATATTTGGCCCGGTCGTCTAGTGGCTAGGATACTTGGTTTTCACCCAAGAGAAGCGGGATCGAAACCCGTTCGGGCTACCAAAAATAACAGACTGGGATAGTGGTTAACACTGTCCCAGTTTCTATTTCAGGAGAAACGATGGATTGTGTAATTATAGGTGATTCCATTGCCAAAGGTATGGGCCAGCTAGCGCAAAATTGTGCTACACATGCAAAAGAAGGCGCAACGTCTTCCTATATTAAGCGATTTAAGCAGCAGGGTAATGTGACCATCATATCAGCAGGGTCCAACGATCCTAACAGCGCCGAACTGCCCGAAAATTTATGCAAAATTAGACAAAGAATTTCCGGGCATGTAGTCTGGATTCTACCCTACAACAGAATAGCCGCCGCTAAGGTGCGAAAAGCCGCAAAACCGGGTGATGTTCTAGTGAACCTTAAGTACTGCCCCACGAGAGACAGAATTCACCCAACCAGTTACAAATGCCCATGGAGATTAATAAATGGATAAAACCCTAGTACCCTGTTTCGTGTGTGGAAAAGAGCTAGAGAATATTGGGAGAAATCAGCCCCTAGAAGGAACCGAGTTCAGTACCTATGGTCACTATGGCTCAGGAGTTTTTGACCCTATGGACGGCTCAGAACTAGCTATTAATATTTGCAACACTTGTCTTTTAGACGGTGTAAAGAAGGGACGAGCCCTTCACATGAGAGTCACTGCATTCAATGACTCATTGGAGATTTTCAAATGCCAGTAGAACCACGTAAAAATGAAACAAAAGAAGAATTCGTTTCCAGATGTATTGCTCAGGAAGTAGCCAGTGGCTATGAGCAGGGTCAAGCTGTGGCTATATGTTACAGCAAATGGAAAGAACGAAAAGAATATTCAAAAAATAATTCTTGACTTTTCAATTCAATAAATCTATAATACATTCATCAACTAAGAAGTTGATGTTTTAACTTTTAAGGAGCTTATTAATATGCCATGGACAGATGAGAGCAAGGCACAGGCCATTGAAATGTATGAGAAGGCCGAGCCTACTCCAGAAAACTCAATGGACATTGTAGCCGAAATTGCCGAGCAACTCGGTGAGTCAGTAAACGGTGTACGTATGATTCTTAGCAAGGCTGGTGTCTACGTAAAGAAGGAAGCCGCTAAGTCAGGTGGCAGCAGTGCCTCTAAGACTACAAAGTCAGCGTCTACTCGCGTAAGCAAGGAAGATGCTCAGGCTCAGCTTATCGCTGCGCTAGAAGAGGCCGGTAAGACTGTTGATAATGATATTATCAGCAAGCTAACTGGTAAGGCGGCTGTTTATTTCGCCGGACTCTTTGCCTAATCTAACTCGTGTCAGCAAGTATGCCAACCTGCCGACAAGAGGATTATGACAAAAGACGAATTAATTAACGCAGTAAAAGAGTTTGGAGATGCAACTATCACGTATAGAAGCTTAGAGTCAAATAAGCTGAAGTACAATGTTTGCACTCTAGATTTTTCCACCCCATACATTCAAGATAAGTCTAATAGAGCCAGGGAAACAGAAGATACAGTTCTTATGTTCTGCTGGGATGCTGACTCCTTTAGGCTTATCAGACCCTCTAGTGTAACTAGTGTAGCCCCTTTAGCGGCCTCGCTAAAGGAAAGGTCACATGGATGATGAAGAAATCTATTCACGAATAATTCACTGCACTGATGATTTTCAGGTTCGCCTGACAATCAACAGATTCAGAGGCGTCGAGTACCTTCATGTTAGAAAGTACTTTTTAGACTTCTCTGAGGAGTGGATGCCGTCTAAAGAAGGAGTTGCTATGCCACTAGATCTAAATAACTCAAAAGAGCTATTTATCGGCTTAGTTGAAATCTTGTCTTTAGCTGAGTCTAAAGATGTGATAGTATCAAACTTCAAAGAACTTTTACAGGATATTTATCAATGAAGAACTTCCTAGATTATGCGAGTGCCAAATATTACGCGGGTGATCCAATCATCAGCGATGAGGAATTCGATAAGCTAGCGGAGTACTACGGATATCAAGGCGTGGGGGCTCCAGTCGTTGGCGACAGGATTCCTCACGCCTTTCCTATGTGGAGTCTACAGAAGTGTTATGATGACGAACCGCTTATTGATCTAGGTGGCGAAGTGGTTGTAACTCCGAAGCTTGATGGAGCTGCTGTAGCTCTTTACTACGCGGAAGGTAGATTTGTTCTAGCCCTTACTCGTGGCGACGGTAAGGAGGGTCTAGATATTACAGACAAGATGGCTACTCTAGTTCCAAATGAACTTGAGCACTGGATCAATCCATTCTTGCAAATTACAGGTGAGATTGTAGCTCCTAAGACGATTGAGAATGCTCGCAACTATGCTGCTGGCGCTCTGAACCTAAAGTTAGTAGACGAGTTTCAATCTAGGAACTTGACCTTTGTTGCTTATGGGGTTACGCCCTTTGTAGATAATGAACATTGGTCTACAGATATGTTGTATCTAAGTATTGAGGGCTTCAATACTGCAACTAATAAATCAAAAGACTGGTACGATCAGTTCCCTCAGGATGGCCTAGTGTATAGGCTTAACAAGCACAATGAGTTCCAAGCTCTAGGGTATACTTCCAAGCATCCTCGTGGTGCCTTTGCTCTTAAGGAGCGAAAGGGCGGAGTAGTTACTAAACTTCTAGCAGTAGAATGGCAGGTTGGCCGTAGCGGTGTAGTTAGTCCAGTAGCAATCTTGGAACCCGTTAACATTGGTGGCGCTGTAGTCTCTAGGGCTACACTACACAATGCTAAGTATATCCAAGAACTAAATTTAGAGTTGCATTGCTTAGTAGAAGTTATACGAGCAGGTGAGATTATTCCTAGAGTTGTAAGGAGAGTATATGAATAAACTAATTATTTTCTCAGCTTCTTGGTGTAGTCCTTGTAAGAGACTTAAAAATACTTTAGAGTCTCTAAATGATTACTCGAATATCAAAGTGTATGATATTGATATTAACGTAGAGAAAGCTATAGAATGGAGAGTGGATGCGGTACCCACTATTATATTAGTGAATGATCAAGGGGAGGAGCTTAAGAGGACACTGGGTGTCTTACCCAAAGAAAAGCTCCTAGAACTTCTAAATGCTTAATAAGGCTACTTTAGTAGTAGCTCTACTATTGAGTGCTACCGCCGCATGGTACTCAATATCGGGGCTTACTGCCATATTTGCCGCAGCTATCGTTCCCATAATTATTATGGGAATAGTATTAGAAACAGCAAAAATAGTTACTAGCCTATGGCTGCATAAATACTGGGATACATGTGGTTGGCAGCTTAAACTATACTTAGTCCCAGCAGTAATAATTCTAGCATTTATTACTAGTATGGGTATTTTTGGATTTCTGTCGAAAGCTCACAGCGACCAAGCTTTAGTATCTAGTAATGTATTAGCTAAGCTAGAAGTATTTGATACTAAGCTGGATAACGCGAAAGCTATTATACAATCTAATAGACAGAGCCTAATACAAATGGACGCACAAGTAGATCAACTACTAGTAAGGTCCGATGACGCTAACGGAGCTATGATAGCAGCTAGGCTGAGAAATAGACAAAAGGCTGAAAGAACTCAGCTGCTAAATAGCATATCTAATAACCAAGATACTATTTCTGAAATAAACGAAAAGTCCGCACCTCTTAGAGCCGAAGCTAGACAACTTGAGGCTGAGGTAGGACCAATTAAGTATATTGCTGCGCTTATTTACGGCACTGATCTCAATCAAACCATGCTTGAAAGTGCTGTAAGAGCAATCATCATACTACTTGTAGTAGTATTTGACCCACTAGCCTTAGCCCTTATTATTGCTGCCCAAAAGGCACCAGTAGAGCCAGTAGCAGTTCCTCAGCCTAAAGAGGAAGTAGAGGAAGAAGAAGAGCCTATGAGTAAGGGAATCTATAATCCTAAGTATTTTGAGAACCATCCAGATGAAGCTAACTTAGACGCAATTCTATATGTAGTAGTTCTAGTAAATCAGACTACTAATTTACGAGAATGCGTTAAGATAGGAATTACGAAGGGTCGCAATTGGAAGGATGCTATCAAGAGAGCTGGTGGTTTCAAGGGATACGACATTCGTATTCAGAAGATCATTCCGGGTAAACTAGAAGAAATTTATTATCTAGAAGAGTATCTGCATGAACTATGGATCGACCATAGATATCACGGAGCCTCTAAGTTTGGGGGTTGGACTGAACTATTCTCCATAGATAAACTATCTGAGATTCTAGCAAGTATTCCCCCTAAGCTATAAAAAAATAATCCTTGACATTTACCCCTAACATGGGTATAATGGCTGTATCAAGAGCAGAGAGATAGTATGCAAATAGAAATACCAAACAATTGTCCTTCTTGCAATAGCTCTCTAGCTCTTGTTAATGATATTCTTTATTGTAAGAATCCAGATTGTGGCTCCATGAGCCGTAAGCGTGTTGAGCATTTTGCCACGACGCTAAAGATTAAAGGTCTAGGACCTTCTTCAATTGAGAAGTTAGAGTTATCGCATCCTCTCGATATTTATTCCATGAGCCTAGAGGAAATTACAGAGGCTCTTAATTCAGAGAAAGTAGCAACTAAGCTTTTTGATGAGATTGAGCAATCTAAGTCTAAAAATCTTAACGATCTGCTACCTGCTCTAGGTATTCCACTCATTGGTCAGACAGCCACAGATAAACTTGCAAAAGCCTGTAAGGCTCTTGAAGAAATTACAGATGAAGTCTGTAAGTCTGCTGGCTTAGGCCCAAAAGCTACTGAAAACCTTCTAACGTGGCTACATGAAAACGACTGGTATTTACTATTACCTCAAAACCTAGCTTTTGAAAATACTGTGTCTTCAGGTCAGCAAGTTAAAGGTATTGTCTGTATTACAGGCAAACTAGATAGCTACAAAACTAAGGCGGAAGCCCAAGTCGAACTAGAACGATTAGGATATGTAGTGAAGTCATCCCTAACGAAAGACGTCACTATTCTAGTAAATGAGAGCGGAAAAGAAACCGCGAAAACCTCAAAAGCCAGAGACGCTGGCGTTTTGATTGTAGAAAACCTAAGACAATATATAACGGAGAATAATTAATTTATGACTACCCTAAAGTGGACCGAAGATCGTACTGCCCAGCTAGTAAACGGCGTTGCCGATGAAACCCCTGTTTCACGCGCTACTGTAGCCACCCTAGCCGAAGATCTAGAAACAAGTACTCGGTCAATCTCTTCCAAGCTTCGTAAGCTTGGTTACGACGTAGAACTAGCTACAGCAGCCCCAAAGGCATTCTCTGACGAAGTAACAGCAGAACTTCGTCAATTTGTTACTGAGAATAGCCGTGAGTTCACATACGCTGAAATCGCTGAGCAGTTCCCCGGTGGCTACACAGCCAAGGCTATTCAGGGCAAGATCCTTTCAATGGAACTAACCCAGCACGTTAAGGAAGCTCCAAAGCCAGAGAGCACAAAGACCTACACTGCTGATGAAGAAGCCGTAGTTCTTCGCATGATTCGTGCTGGTAACTTCGTTGAAGAAATTTCCGAAGCTGTTGGCAAGAGCGTTCAGTCAGTTCGTGGTAAGGCTCTAAGCCTACAGCGCGCTGGTGAGATCGACGCTATGCCAAAGCAGCGTGATCTAAAGGGAGCTGCTGCTGATCCACTAGAAGCCATCAGTGATATCGCTAATATGACTGTTGCCCAGATTGCTGAAGCTATTGGTAAGACCGAGCGTGGTGTTAAGACCATGCTAACGCGTCGTGGTCTAGTAGCTTCTGACTATGATGGTGCAGCTAAGCGTGAGAAAGCTGCTGCTTAAGTTTTCTCTTTGAAAGTGAAAGCCGGAGCAGCTTCTAGCTGCTCCGGCTAAACTTGTTTTAAGGAGACGACTTTGAACCTTGCATCCGCATTATTTAAGAGGCTCCTTGAGGAAGGGGACTTTGATACTTGGGCGAACTTAAGAAAGCATTATCTGCCCGGTGAATATGACCGCGTTTACGATGCAATTGAAAAGCACGTCGAAAATTATCACAAGTTACCTAACTTAGATGAGTTAAAGTTATCCATCAAGGATACCCCTACTCTAGAAAAAGTATATGCTATTGAGGTAGTAGAAGTCGATGCTGAGCCTTTTCTTCTTCTTGACTATCTAAAAAACGAATTCGCTCAGAAGGAAACACTATTTCAGCTTCAGAAGTATGTTGAAAATACCATTTCCTTTGAAACAGCGGAAGAAACTATTGAGTCTCTATACTCCATTATTTCTAAGATCGAAGACAAGGTTGATCTAAAGCCAGAAGAAGAAAATCTAGAAAAGCTAAGTCTATTCTACAGTGATGAAGAAATCGCTGACTATATTCCTCTAGGTCTTAACGCTGAGTTTGACGAGCGAGTACGATTCAAACGTAGTGATTACATTCTTATGGGTGGTCAGAGAGGTTCAGGTAAGTCAATTACTTGCTCTAACCTTGCCAACACAGTATATAATCAAGGTAAATCGGTACTTTACTTTAGTGTCGAAATGCCTATCAGAGAAATTCTCCAAAGACAATGTTCTATTGGGGCTAATGTATCTCACTCCAAGGTCAAGTATAAAACACTAGACAATATGGAGTGGTTAAAGGTAGCTAATTGGTGGGCCAATAGGTATGAGAATGGGCAGGAACACCTGGAAGCTTACAAGACTCATAGAGACTTTGATAAGTTTCACAAGGCTATCCAGAAGGAGGGCCTAAATCCTGTTCAGATTGATATTATATATGATCCTTCTTTAACGCTACCAAAGCTAAAAGCTGAAATCATCAAACGAGTTCGTAAGCTTGGTAACGTTGGTCTGATTATTATCGACTACGTTAACCAGATTAAGAAGACTTCTGGAACAACTGACAAGTTCGACTGGAAAGACCAAATTGATGTTAGTACCGCTCTAAAGGAAATCGCAGGTGTTTTACAGATTCCTGTATTCTCACCTTATCAGATTGACTCTAGTGGTGAAGCACGCTTTGCGAAGGGTATTCTCGACTCAGCAGATGCGGCTTTCATTCTAAAAGCTGGCGATGGGTCAATATCCTTCACCTGTACCAAGATGAGAGGAGATGCTAAGATTGACTTTATATCTAAGGTAGATTGGAACAGTCTTACTATTGGGCCTGAGAATGGCGAAGTAGTAGAGGAAAAAGATCCAGAGGAAGAGAAGCCTAAAAAGCGGAAAGGCTTTAAGCAGGAACCTGATAAAGCCATAATGGATGAAATATGGGATTCTCCACCATTTTAAGGAATTACTATGACAGTAGATGAGCTATTAACAAAAGAGAACATATACTTTCGTTCCAGTGGAAAAGACCATGTAGTATGCTGTTTAAATCCAGATCACGAGGATAAAAACCCCAGTATGAGAATCGACAAGATTACTGGGGTTTTTAACTGTATGTCTTGTGGATTCTCTGGTAATATATTCGAGCACTTTGGTGGAAAACCTAATTGGCTTGGTATTCAGAGAGAGCGATTTAAAAGTCTAGTACAGAATAAACTAAAGGAGACGGTAGGTCTAGAGATTCCAGAAAATGCTACTCCCTTCGATCAGGAGTGGCGAGGTATCTCTAAAGAGACTTTCCGTAAATTTAGAGCCTTCCAGCATCCAGACTATGTTAATAGAGTGGTGTTTCCTATCACTGATATGTCTGGTAAGATCAGAGTGTTTTGTGGTAGAGACTTAGCGAACAACACACCCAAGTATATGTTCTATCCCGCAGAAACACACATACCTTTGTTTCCTATGGTAAAACCCTATAATGGCGATATTATTCTAGTAGAAGGCATCTTTGATATGCTAAACTTACACGACAAAGGTTTAACCAATGTTTGTTGTATGTTTGGTGTTAATAAGGGAAGCATTGACAAGCTCAAGCTTCTAAAAGTACAGAACATAAGCTCGGTAACTCTAATGCTAGATTCGGATGAAGCAGGGCAGCGCGGAGCTGAAAAGCTTAAAGCAGAGTTAGAGGGCCTACACGTAAGCGTAAACAACTTTGTATTACAAACAGTAAAAGATCCAGGTGAATTGACAGCCTCTAAAGTGATCAAATTAAAGGAGACCCTATACGGTGGCTAATGTAGCATTAATTGAGACTAAACCAAGCAGAACAAACTTCTTCAGTGAATTTGATGAAGCCTTTGAATTTGATAGGTTTGCCCTATGTTCTGACCCAACAATTAAAAAGGTCCTAAAGAAAAACGTAGATATTGAGTTCAATCCAGATAACTACGAATGGGTAATTCTAGTAGGTGCTGACACAGTAAAGTACTTTACTAAGGCATCAGTAACAGACCATAGTGGCAAGATTGTTGATGAGAAGTTTCTCCCGGTAATCAATCCAGCTATGGTATCGTTCAAGCCTGAGTCTGCTAGAACTTGGGAAGAATCCAAAAAGAATATCGTCGGGTATATCACTGGGTCTAAGAAAGTAGTAAAGTATGCTACTGACAAGATCTATGGTATTCGTGACAGCGAGCAGCTTAAGAAGTTCTTGCAGGCTGCCATTGATAGTCCAAATTCTTTCATCGGTCTAGACTCTGAAACTTCCGGACTGTATCCTAGAGACGGTTACATTCTAGGTGTTAGTGTTTGTTATGAACGCGATCATGGCGTTTATATTGACTCAGACTGCATTGACGAAGAAGCATCATGGCTTTTTCAGGAACTATTCAACAAGAAGATCGTAGTACTACACAACGCTAAGTTCGATATTCCCTTCTTCAAGTTCCATATGGGATGGGAGTTTCCTCGGTATGAAGATACAATGCTTCTTCACTACTGCATTGATGAAAATCCCGGTACCCACGGACTTAAGCAACTAGCTCTTCAGTTTACAGAATACGGTGACTATGAACAGCCAATGTATGACTGGATTGCTGATTACTGTAAGCGTAACAGTGTTCTAAAGGAAGACTTCACCTTCGAAGCTATTCCTTTTGAAGTTATTCAGCCATACGCTGCTATTGACGCTATTGTAACTTTTCTTATCTACGCCAAGCTAAAGCCCTCCGTTCAGAAGAACAAGAAGCTAGACAAGGTATACAATGAGATCTTGATTCCAGCATCTGACTTTCTAATTGACGTTCAGGACAATGGAGTTCCGTTCGATATGGATCGCCTAAAGTTTGGTCAGCTAGAAATGCAGAAGAGCATCGACGAGTCAGTTGCAGAGTTGTACTTAGAGCCTAAGATCAAAGAGTTTGAAGAATTTCAGGGTAAGCAGTTCAATCCTAATAGTGTCATGCAGCTACGCACGCTATTGTTTGATTTCTTAAAACTTTCCCCTACAGGTAAAAAGACTGGTACTGGTTCCAATTCAACTGATGCCGAAGTGCTTCAGGAACTAGCAGGACAACACCCCGTACCTCAGTTAATCCTTAACATCCGTCAAAAGAGTAAGATTAAGAATACTTATCTGGACAAGATTATCCCACAGCTAGATAGGGATGGTAGACTTCGTACTAGCTTTAATATTCACGGCACTACTAGCGGACGACTAAGCTCTAGTGGTAAACTGAATATGCAGCAGCTACCACGAGATAACCCCGTTGTCAAGGGAGCCATCAAGGCAAAGCCTGGCCACAAGATCATCTCGATGGACTTGACCACTGCGGAAGTTTACGTAGCCGCAGTATTATCCAAAGATCCAGCACTTCAAGATGTGTTTAGAACTGGCCAAGATTTTCACTCTACAGTAGCTCACCAGGTATTTAAGCTGGATTGCGAAGTAAGCGAAGTTAAAAAACTATATCCGCTTATGCGGCAAGCTGCTAAAAGCACTACATTCGGGGTTAGTAACATAGCCCTCCTATAAAGTAATTTATAGGTAATAAACCTGCTCAATTGCTGGAAGCCTAAGTCTAAAATTAGATATGGTAATCAGCAGCCAGAGGCGATAGGGATATCGTCAAATGGTTCAGAGACTCACAGAATTTCTAGAACAGAAGTTGCTGGGGTAATAAATTTTATATCTTGACTTTTTTTGGTCGAAATATAGTACCATCTTAATATTAAAAATTAATTTGGTGTTTATTACAAAAGGCAGGTATCTACGTATGGAATTAAATTTAGAAAACTATACTAACAAATGGTAGAAAACGTAGATAAAGGTATAGTCCGTGCCCTACTAAAGTAGGGACTAACATGTATGTATCAGGCTGGTGCTCCTACTGTAGCCGATCAGATCAATAAAGAAGCCCGCAGTAATAATATGGATTACAGATTCTCCCTACAGGAAGCTCAAGATGTTATTGACCAGTACTTCAAGACCTTCAAAGGACTTAAGAGCTGGATTGATGTAAACAAGGAGTTCATTTCCAAGAATGGTTACATCTATTCTTTCTTTGGTCGTAAGCGCAGACTACCAAATGTTCTATCTAGCGATGGTGGCATCCGTAGTCATGCTGTAAGATCTGGTCTAAACTTCCTCGTGCAGTCTCCTAGCTCAGATGTTAACTTGCTAGGTGGCATTGATATGAATAAGTTCATTAAGGACAACAAGATGAAGACTCGGATCTTCGCTCTAGTTCATGACTCTATTCTAGCAGAAGTACCAGAAGACGAGATCGAGTTGTATACCACTACCCTTAAGAAGTTCATTCAAAAGGATCGTGGGCTTTCGATTCTTGGATGCCCTATCGGATGCGATTTCGAAATGGGTGATGACTACTCTCTAGGTAAGTTTGAGAAACAGTATGGAATACTATGAGTATAGAAATGAGATTCCTTTAAATACTCTGAAGGCGTGGCGAGACCAAGTTCTCGCCACAGCCAACTTCCAACCTATTGGCTGGACTGGATTACCTAAGGAACCTTATAGACACTGGGCCGCTTATCCGAAGAATGATGAGCTTTATAAGTCTATATTTGATTGTATGAATTATTCTTTCAAGGAAGATGGTTTTAATCTCAAGCCTGAAAGAACAATCGTAAATATGTACAACCACGGAGATAGTTCATGGTTGCATACAGATTCTGAAGAAGGTATTTGCTGGACTGCTATTCTATTTATGAATGAGTACTGGAACAGCAATTGGGGTGGGGACTTCGTTATGGTAGACTCCGATGGGGAGATACTACACGCAGCTGCCCCTACTCCCGGTAAGTTTATTCTATTCCGTGGTGATATTCTTCACGGTGCTAGACCAGTATCTAGAGAAGCCCAGTTCGCCAGAATGGGAGTTGCGTTTCAGTGTATAAACGATTTGAAGATGTAAAAAATATACGATTCCCAGTATATCCGCTACCCTCTAATGACTGGTATCGTCAAGATGGAATGTTATTTATTAATAATGGAAAAGTCTTAGATGATAAAAATATGCCTGGAGCTAGTCTAGGTGTAAGGCGTTTACAATGCGGAAGAACGGATTTACAAAGCCTAAGAAGAGCCTATCCAGACTTTTTAAGTATGCTACAAAGTAAGAATAAAATCTTTATAGATAGCAATGGAGTTCCTTTCATATATGAAAGAACTATAAATGCTCCCCTTATACATCACAGGGTCAAACGAATGGAACAGAAAGAAGGTGTAACAGTTATTCAGCTAGAACGAATAACTTCCTTTTTCTCTGTGCCTAGGCCTCCCTACGGGGATGCCAGATACGCAAGGGTACTTTATTATAGAGGGTATCCTTGGCTAATTTATGACTTTACGCTCGAAAAGGGCAAGGACTCTTTTAGAAGAGTATGAGTAATCATGGGTAACAGAAAAAGAAGTGGTGCGCCAAAGCAACAAGAATTTCACTTGAAGTACGTGCAGCCACTTACTGATAACCAAGCCCTAGTGCTTGGTAGTAATAAGAGCCAGGTTCTAATGGGGTACGCCGGTACAGGTAAAACTTTGTTAGCATCTTATTTAGCATATAAAGCTATCTTTGAAGATAGAGAGTTTGATAAACTTATCTATATGAGAAGTGCCGTACCAACTAGAAATATTGGATTTCTACCAGGTACGGACAAAGAAAAGATTGCCGTTTATGAAGCCCCCTATGTCGACACAGCTAATAAGCTGCTGGGTCGAGGTGACGCATACGAAATTCTGAAAGCAAAGGGAGTGGTTCATTTTAGTTCTACTTCGTTTGTTAGAGGTATTAATCTAGACAATACCATTCTAATCGTTGATGAGTGCCAGAATATGAGCTATCATGAACTAGATTCTATTATTACCCGACTTGAGGAAAATTGTAGAGTATATTTCTGCGGTGACATGAGACAGGCCGATCTAGCTAATAATGGACTTAAAGACTTTTTCAAGGTGCTTAAGTCCATGGGCGAATTCGATTTCACAGAGTTTCAAAAAGAAGATATTGTCCGCAGTCAATTAGTTAAAAACTATATTATTAAAAAGGAAGAGGTCTTAGGACGTCTTAGCTAAGAGGGTAGTACGACTACCTATTTGAGGTTTTATGAAAGCAATTATAAGTAATAAAATCTATATGGTAGTAGAGCCAGCTTTGCATCGGGCATTAGAGAAGGAACTTACGTACAAAGTTCCTTCTTACAACGCACCTGATCAATTTACGATTATTAAAAATCTAAAGGTAATCAATTTCAATATCGCCGGAGGAAAGATGCTAGTAGCCTTTCCAGTTGGTAGAACCGATTTAATTCCTAAAGGTTATTCAGTCGAAGATAAGCGGTCATACAATCAAATAGAAGATTTTCCAAAGTTCCAATTCGAACTGAGGCCAAGCCAAAAAGAGATAGTGTACGATATGCAGGATAACTGCATCATCAACGCTAAGGTGGGTTTTGGTAAAACATTCTGCGGGCTTGCTCTTGCAGCGAGACTAAAAGAGAAAACACTGGTCGTGACACATACTGTTGCCCTTAGAAACCAGTGGGAGAAAGAAGTAGTAAAGACACTAGGTATCAAGCCCGGTATTATTGGTAGTGGTAAATTTAATATTGATAGCCCAATTGTGGTATCTAATATTCAATCACTAGTTAAATATATACCACAGCTTAATAGGGAGTTTGGTTTGCTAATCGTGGACGAAATGCACCACGTTAGTAGTCCTACTTTTACCAAAGTAGTGGATGCTATGTTCTCTAGATACAAGGTCGGACTCTCGGGTACAATTGAGAGAAAAGATCAGAAGCACGTAGTATTCAAAGATTACTTTGGCTCTAAAATTTATAGACCAGAACGAGAGAATACGATGACACCAACTGTTGATGTTATCAATAGTGGGGTAGCTTTCTCGAATACTAATGCCTCCTGGGCTGAAAAAGTTAATGTGCTAAAAGAATCATATCTTTATAAGAATCTCGTAGTTCGTCTAGCAGATCACTATTCCTCTCTAGGACATAAGGTTCTTATTGTATCGGACAGAGTAGAGTTTCTTAAAGAATGTTCTGAGTTATCCGAGTATCCCTCAGAAGTTCTTATTGGTGCGCTAAAGGAAGATCAAAGAGAAGAAGTCATAAATAAGATTTCCTCTGGTGAAGTAAAGCAACTGTGGTCTACACAGAGCTTAGTCTCAGAAGGTATTTCTATTAACCCTCTAAGCTGTATTATTCTAGGGACTCCCCTAAATAATATGCCGCTGTTAGAGCAGCTTATAGGTCGTATTCAGCGACAGGCAGAGGGTAAGCTCGATCCAGTAGTAGTTGATATTAAACTAGAGGGCTGGACCGTAAATAATCAGTTTAATAACAGGCTTGGGCATTACATGAAACAGGGCTATGAAATTAATTTCATAAAATAGTTCTTGACATGACGCTCAATTTTTGGTAATATGTTACTCTATAGTTGGAAGAAGATATATAGAAAGTCAGGAGGTATGTCTTCTAGGATAATACTTATTCTAAAGACAATGCTAAACACGACTATTCCTAAAAACAGATGGGATCCAACTTATAAATACTTTTATGAGGACTTCTCCGGGACTAGTTTCCTGATAAATCCTTATGATCTCCTACAAAACAGTTTCCGATGGACAAAAAAAGAAATCGGTGACTATGTAGGATTAGCGAGCTTTCGTAGCTTAGGGGAATACAGAGCTACAGGAAAGAAAACCTTAGACCTAGCCCATAGCCCCATTGGGATAGACGCTATAAACAAAAACAGACTACTTCGGGTAGAAAACGGTGAGATCCACTTCTACTACGAAGATTACACAAAGGAGAAATAACATGGCAGGTATCGGTTTTGGTTCAGTTAAGGGTTCAGCAAAGAAAGAAAAGGCTGACCAGTATAAGTATGTAGACGGCGACAACTCAGTTCGTCTTTTCGGGAATATTCTTCCACGGTACGTCTACTGGATTAAGGGAACCAATGGTAAAAACCTACCTTTTGAATGTCTAGAGTTCAATCGTGAAACAGAGTCTTTTGACAAGGCTGAGAAGGATTGGGTAAAGGAATACTTCCCAGACCTTAAGTGCAGCTGGTCGTATTCTATGATGGGTCTAGACAAAGACAACAAGCCTGTTGTCTTTAACTTCAAGAAAAAGCTATTCGATCAGATCATGTCTAACATTGACGATCTTGGCGATCCAACTGATCCAGAAAATGGTTGGGTTCTAAAGTTCAACAAGAAGAAGACTGGTCCCCTACCAATTAACGTAGAGTATACTCTTCAAACTGTTAAGTGCCTCAATTCAAAGGGTCCACTTAAAGCAGCTGAGGTTGAAGCAATTGCTTCAGCTAAGCCAATCGAAGAAGTTATTCCTCGTGCTACACCACAGGCACAAAAGGAGCTTCTAGAGAAGATTGTCAACGGTGACGGAAACGAAAACGTTGATGAAAGCGTTGAAGAAGAACTAAACGCTATCTAAAAAGTAAGCCCAGGGCGCATAAAGTGTCCTGGGCTTCTTATTCGGAGTATTATGAAAACATTACTAATTGCTGATGTACATATAAAGCTAGGGCAAAAGAATGTTCCAAAAGAGTGGGCGTATAACAGATACGAGCTATTCTTTAAACAAGTTGCCGAGGTTGAAAAACAGGTTGATCAAATTATCATTCCCGGAGATATATTTGATCGTATGCCTAATCTAGATGAGCTAAAACTTTACTTTAAGTTTATTGCTCAGCGAAAGAAGCGTACAATAATCTCAACGGGAAATCACGAGTCTACAAAGAAAGGAAAGAGTTTCTTTACGGAGCTTAAAGAAGTCTCAGAAAGTCTCAATCCTTTAGTAGAAGTGGTAGTAGATTATATATTCAAACACGATGAGTTTTATGTAGTTCCATATGAATACGTAAAGCACGAAACAACATGGCAAGATCTCGATCCTAGACCAGTGTTTACTCACGTTAGAGCAGAAATACTACCACACGTTAAATCTGAAATTCCACTAGAGTGGCTGGATAAGTTTCCTGTAGTTTTTGCAGGCGACTTACACTCACACTCTAATACTCAGAGAAATATCGTCTATCCGGGTAGCCCAATGACTACATCCTTTCACAGGAACGAAGTAGACACTGGATATATCATAATTGATAGTGATAATGATTGGGATTGGACTTGGCATGCCTTTGATTTACCCCAGCTTATTCGTAAGACGGTATCGTCTCCTGATGAAATGGTTCCAACGGACTTTCATCATACGATCTATGAGTTAGAAGGTAGCATCAAGGACTTAGCGAAGATAGACAACACTGAGCTTCTGGACAAGAAGATTGTGAAGCGCAAGAGTGATACGGCGCTAGTTCTGGATAAGAAGATGACTATTCCAGAAGAACTGGCTGAGTACTTGCGATATATTCAAGAGTTACCAGAAGATCAAGTTGAATCTATAATGGGAGTATTTAATGAGTACGGTAGTACTACAATCAATAGAGTGGGATAAGTGCTTTAGCTTTGGCGACAATAATAAAGTCGATCTAAGCAAAGAAGCAGTTACTCAGATTATTGCTCCTAATGGGTTTGGAAAGTCTTCTATTCCACTTATCATGGAAGAAGCCCTTTATAATAAGAACTCAAAGGGAGCTAAGAAAGCAGACATTCCAAACAGACTATTGGATGGAAGCTACAATATTAAACTAGTATTCTCGATTGATAGTCAAGAATACACGGTGGATATCGCTAGAAAAAGTGGTGCCATCAAGATTAAGCTTTCGAATGAAGGCACTGATATTAGCAGTCACACAGCTACTAATACATTCAAGCAGATAGAAGAACTTCTTGGAATGGATTTCAAAACATTCCAGCAATTGATTTATCAATCGACAAATTCTTCTCTCGCATTTTTGACTGCTACAGACACAGCCCGAAAAAAATTCTTGATCGATCTATTTGACCTCGAAGACTATACGAAGTTGTTTGAGGTTTTTAAGGAGGCCGCGAAGTCCCTAGGGACGGAAGTGACCTCACTCGACTCTCGAATCGAGACTATCAATAAGTGGCTATCTAATAACTCTAAGCTAGATTTGGAATTAAAAGATATTGAGGAATTACCAGAACGACCAGATTTTAGCTCTGAAGTTGGTAATTTGAACTCAAAATTATCTAATATAAAATCTCACAACGATTCGATTAAGAAAAATAATACGGTTCGTAAACTTATAGATGCCATTGATATTGAAGAACTTAGAAATGTCAATGTTACGAAAGAATCATACGATGATATTCAGGGTGACATTGGACAGTTAAAATCTGCAAAGCAATCTGCTGACGCTGTAGTGCAAAAGCTAAAGGGTCTAAAGGATAAGTGTCCTACGTGTCTACAGGACATTGATAAAGAATTCTATGATGGTCTACTTAATAGTAATACTACTAACTCTAATGAATATACGGCTCGCATTAAAGAACTAGAAGCAGAGGTAGATCGGATCAAAAAGAATAATCGTCTTTTTGATATGACTCAGGAACAGATAAAGGAATGGGAGCAACTGAACGCGTCTCTCAATCCCAATCTTAGTTCTAGCTTACTCAGTGCTTCTGATATTGAAGACGAGCTAGTCGTAATAAAGAATACACTAGCTAAAGTAGACGCCGAAATTTCTAAGGTAACGGCTCTCAACAATGAGGCGCTAAAGCATAACTCTAAGATAAACGTATATCTAGAGCAGAATGAGAAGTTTTCTGAAGAGCTAAAGGAAGCTAGGGAACAACTAGTATCTTTAACTGACAAGTATAAAAACTTAGAGGTTCTTAAGAAGGCATTTAGCACTAATGGTCTGATCGCCTATAAGCTAGAGAATCTAGTCAAGGACTTAGAAGTTCATACTAACGAGTACCTAGCGGAGTTATCGGATGGAAGATTTACAATCGAGTTCTCAATTAGTTCTGACAAACTTAACGTCATTGTCACAGATGAGGGGAAAGAGATCAGTATCTCTGCTCCATCATCAGGGGAAATGGCAAGAATTAATATTTCTACCTTACTCGCCATCAGAAAGCTCATGTCTAGTATCTCGAAGAATACAATTAACGTATTGTTCCTTGACGAAGTCATTAGTGTGCTCGATGACTATGGACGAGAAAGATTAGTAGAAGTCCTACTGCAAGAAGAAGGACTCAATACTTTCCTAGTCAGTCATGGCTGGCAGCACCCCCTACTTACTAAGTTAATCATAACCAAAAAAGACGGTATAAGCCGTATAGAGACGTAACATGCCGAAAAGGTGGACAGATAAAGAAAAAGAGTTATTAGACAATAACTACTCAGAACTAGGCCCCAAAGGCTGTGCTAAATTATTAGACAGGCCGGAAGACTCTGTTAAAAGTATAGCCAACAAACGGGGACTTAAATACGATAATAAAAGTACTTGGAAGCCTCATGAGATTGAATTCTTAATAGAAGAACTAAATAATGGAAATACCCATGAGGCCATAGGAGTTTTATTAAATAGAACAAAAAGCTCTGTTATGCACAAAGTGCAAAGATTAAGTCTATCTAGTTTAGGCAACTCCTGGGCGCATTTATCTGATAAAGAATTACTAGAATTAGTAGTAAAGTATAAAACAGCAGAAGAATTCGATAATAACATACATCTACCCAGTTATAAAACAATAGTTAAACGTTTCAAAGTGTCATGCTGGAACGATGTCAAGGCCTTAGCAGGCCTACCTATACATAAAAATACTGGTAGATACGATTACACTAAAGACGCTGTATTTTATATTCTGGAATTTATAGATATAGATGGAACTTTTTTTAAGAAATATGGAGTAACTCAAAGATCTATAGAGCTAAGATATAAAGGAAGAAAAAACTTCAATATAATATATGAAAAAAGTTTTAGCTTACAAGAATCCCTAGATAAAGAGATAGAACTAGCTGAATCAACTAATAAATATATTCCTAAGGATCCTAAGTTTACTAAAGAGGGCCACGGTGGTTATACGGAGTGCTTTATAGACTACGCAACTAAGCCTAGCTGGATCGAAAATGATTAATCCTCGCCAAAAAGGTAAAGTAGGTGAGAAGTTAGTTAAGGAGTTTCTTGAAAAGGAAACTCCTCATACTTTTGACTATACTCCCGGATCAGGTAGTGGCACTATAAAGGGGGATCTCATGATACCTCAGTATAGAAATGTATTCTGCATCGAAGTAAAAAACTATGCAGAGTCTCCCATATCGGATAAGATTCTAACGAGTAAAACAAATGACTTCGTTCAGTGGTGGACTAAACTACAGAAACAAGCAAAGCCGCTCAGCCCTCTGTTATTCTTTAAGTATAACAGATCAAAGCTATTTGTAAGTACAGACATAAAGCCAGCGAACGTTGAGAAATATCTTGACATTCCGTGGCTAAACTGCTATATTATGGAAGCTAGTGAATGGATAAAGAAAGAAAATATAACATGGCTACATTTACCCAAGAAGTAAAACCAGACAGCAACATGATGATTGTTGACTGCATGAACGTTGCCTTTCGCTGGAAGCATTCAGGCGCTAGCAAGTTTGTAGACGAGTATATCGCTACAGTAATGTCCCTAGCTAAATCCTACAATGCTGGCACTATTATTGCCGCAGCAGACTGGGGTGGTTCCTCTTACCGTAAAACTCTTTTTCCAGAGTACAAAGCTAATCGCAAGGAACTTGTCGAGAAGCAGACCTCAGAAGAAAAAGAAGCATCTAGAAAGTTTTTTGATGAATATGAAAGAGTACTCGAAGCCCTTGACAAGCATCCTCGAATTCAGCTCTTTAGATACCAAGGTGTCGAAGCCGACGATATTGCAGCGTATCTCGTATCTCGGCTACATGACTATGGCTTCGATCAAGCTTGGCTTATCAGTTCTGATCGTGACTGGGATCTGCTTGTTGGTCCTCATGTATCGCGGTTTTCTACGGTTACTCGGAAAGAAGTAACTCTAGATACTTGGGATTATCCTGTGACTCCAGAGCAGTACATTTCCTACAAGGTTCTAATTGGAGATACTTCTGACAATATTCCTGGCATTCCAGGAGTAGGACCAAAGCGTGCTGCCGCTCTTATTGAAGAATATGGCTCCGCTTTGGACATATATGATGCGTGTCCATTACCCGGCAAACAAAAGTTTATTCAAGCAATAAATGAAAACAAAGAAACTATACCAACAAATTATGAATTGATGGATCTAGTTTCTTTTTGCCAAGAAGCCGTAGGTCATAATAATATTAATGATATCGGCAGGAGACTAGTATATGGCAGCAAGAATAACTGATGAAGAAATAAACTCTAGACTATCTAACAAAAGGAATAGTGAATACCTGTTAGATGGACCTAGTAAGGGCATAAAAACTAAGACAAGAGTTAAACACATTACATGTGGTGACTCATGGGAAGTAATTCCTCATGATGTTATCAGAGGTGTTAGCACTTGTCCAAAATGTGCTGTAGCTAAAAGGCGTACTATAGAAGAAGCTAACGTACAAATGAATGAGCTAACTTCAGGTGAGTATGAAATTGTAGGAAAATACTCAGGTGTTAAGACAAAAGCAGAAATAAGACATAAATCTTGTGGGTATACCTGGGACACCCTACCACACGATATTAATCGTGGCGCTAGTAGATGTTTGAACTGTACTCCAAGTAAGGATTCAGGATTTGATAAAACTAAACCCGCTAGTTTATATTTTCTATCTTTTACCGTAGACAGTGAACCCTACTTTAAAATAGGAATTACAAATAGAACAGTAGAAGCTAGATATTCCAATGAGCCTTATCCCTTTGATATTATTTGGCAGTTGAATTTTGATAAAGGTATTGTAGCATTAGAGCTAGAAAAGCACTTTTTAAATAAGTACAAAAGCTATCTAGTTAATACTAAGGCTTTAATATCTGGTAATTATGAAACAATTAGTAAGTTCATAGAACTTAAAGAGGCTACTGAACAAGCCAGTATAGTTATGGAGAAATTAAATAATGCTAAAAGTAACAAAGCGTGATGGACGCCTAGAAGAACTAAACGTTGACAAGATCCACACTGTGCTTGAATGGGCTTGTGAGGGTCTAGACAGCGTTTCGGTGAGTGCTATTGAAATGGCCTCACACATTCAGTTTTATGATGGTATCCAAACTAGGGACATTCATGAAACTATGATTAAGGCGACAGCAGACCTGATCTCGGAGGAGTCTCCTGATTATCAGTATGTAGCTGGTCGCTTAATCAACTATCAGCTTCGTAAGGAAGTCTATGGGGATTATAACCCACCGGAGTTAGTTGATCACCTTCGTAAGGTAGTTGATCTAGGGTTCTATGACCCAACGCTTCTAAAGCGTTATTCCGAAAAGGACTGGAAGATCCTAGGTGATTATATTGATCACGAGAGGGACAGTAAACTAACATACGCTGCTATGGAGCAGCTACGTGGTAAGTATCTAGTAAAGAATCGTGCCACTGGTGAGATCTTCGAGACCCCTCAGATGGCTAATATGCTCATTGCAGCTACCCTCTTTGTTAGCTACAAGAAGGAGCGGCTAAAGTGGGTAAAGGAGCTTTATGATGCTCTGTCAAACTTTGATCTTAGCTTCCCTACGCCAATCATGGCTGGGGCAAGAACGCCACAGCGTCAGTTCAGCTCGTGCGTGCTTATCGAAGCCGCAGACAGTTTAGATTCAATCTCTGCAACTGGCTCTGCGATTATGAAGTATGTATCACAGAAGGCTGGTATCGGAATTGGTGCAGGATCTATTCGTGCTCTCAAGTCTCCAGTTCGTACTGGTGACACGGCACATACGGGTGTTATTCCCTTCTATCGGTTCTTCCAGTCTTCTGTAAAGAGCTGCTCACAGGGTGGCGTTCGTGGTGGTGCAGCTACCCTTCACTATCCCATGTGGCATCTAGAAGTAGAAGACCTACTAGTTCTCAAGAACAACAAGGGTACTGAGGACAACCGAGTTCGTCACCTAGACTACTCTGTTCAACTTAATAAGCTAATGTACGAGCGTCTGCTACAAGGTGGAGTAATTACTTTATTCAGTCCTAGTGATGTTCCCGGACTCTATGATGCGTTCTTTAGCAGCAATGACGAGTTCCAGAAGCTGTATGAAGAAGCCGAAGCTAATCCTACTATTCGCAAGAAGCAGGTATCAGCACTAGAGCTATTCTCTAGCCTGATGCAGGAGCGCAAGGACACTGGCCGTATCTACATCATGAATGTGGATCATGCTAATACACATAGCTCGTTCACAGTTCCTGTTCGAATGAGTAATCTGTGCCAAGAGATTACTCTGCCAACCACTCCGATTGATAACCTTTGGGACGATCAGGGCGAGATTGCACTTTGTATTCTAGCCGCGATTAACTGGGGTAACATCCAGAAGCCTGAAGACTTTCAGCGTCCCTGCGAACTAGCAGTACGAGCACTCAATGCTCTTATTGACACGCAGGAGTATCGTATTCTAGCAGCTGAACTAGCCACGCTAAACCGCAGACCACTAGGTATTGGTATCGTTAACTTTGCCTATTGGCTTGCTAAGAACGGCTCGAACTACTCTGATCCTAATCTGGACTTAGTGCATGAGTACGCAGAGGCTTGGTCTTACTACATGATTAAGGCATCGGCTGATCTAGCCGTAGAGTTTGGAGCTTGTCCAAAGTCTGATGAGACTAAGTATGAATACGGTGTTCTACCGATTGATACTTACAAAAAGGCTGTAGACGAACTGGTTGCTCCGAACTACAAGATGGATTGGGACTCGTTACGTGACCAGTTGTATGAGAATGGCATCTATAACTCCACTCTTATGGCGCTCATGCCCTCGGAAACATCCTCACAGATTAGCAACTCTACAAACGGTATTGAACCTCCTCGCAGTCTAGTATCAGTTAAACAGTCTAAAGACGGAGTTCTTAAGCAAGTTGTTCCTGATATTGGCAATGTTCAATACGAACTTCTCTGGGATCAAAAGTCTCCAGAAGGTTACATCAAGATTATGGCTGTTCTGCAAAAGTTCATTGACCAGTCTATCTCGACAAATACGTCGTACAATCCGGCATTTTATCCAGAAGATAAACTGCCCATGTCTGTTCTTATAAGTCACTTATTAATGACTTACAAGTACGGTTTAAAGACTCTGTACTATTTCAATACGAATGATGGTGCAGGAGAAGAAGTTAACATGCCATCTACAACAGTTGTAGAGGAAGAGGATTGTGATTCCTGTAAGGTATAAAGATGACAGTATTTAACACGGACAATAAGTCCCACCTAGACAAGACAGCGTTCTTTGACGGACAACTAGATATTGCACGTTATGACGTTATGAAGTATCCACAGTTTGACAAGCTAACAGAAAAGCAGCTAGGGTTCTTTTGGAGACCCCAAGAGGTTGAACTAGGGAAGGATAGTGGGGACTTTAAGACACTGTCACCTCATGAGAAGCATATCTTCACTAGCAATCTAAAAAGACAGATTCTACTAGACTCAGTACAGGGTAGGGCGCCATCAGTTGCGCTTCTACCTATCTGTTCACTTCCAGAGCTAGAGAACTGGATTCAAACCTGGGCCTTCTTTGAAACGATTCACTCCAAGTCCTACACTTGGATTATCAAGAACGTTTATCCAGATCCTTCTATCGTATTCGATGAGATTATGAATATCAAGGAGATTGTGGATTGTGCTGGCGATATTAGTAAGTACTATGATGAACTTATTGAACTCAATGAGTTCATGAGTAATCCTAAATACACGCAGTTCAATATGCAGGCAGCGCACAAAGAAGCACTCTGGATGTGTCTCAATGCCGTGAATTTCCTAGAGGGTATTCGTTTTTACGTTTCCTTTGCGTGTTCTTGGGCTTTCGCTGAGCTTAAAAAGATGGAGGGTAATGCCAAGATCATTAAGTTCATTGCTAGAGACGAGAACATTCACTTGGGTTCGACTCAGCAGCTATTGAAGATTCTTCCAACGGATGATCCTGATTTCGCTGCTATTCGCACTAAGCTTCGTCCGGAAGTTATGGAACTCGTTAAGACTGTAGTAGATCAAGAAAAGGCGTGGGCCAGCTATCTGTTTAAGGATGGCTCGGTTATTGGACTTAACGAAAAGCTTCTATGCAACTATGTCGAGTGGATTGCCGACAAGCGACTAGTCGCACTAGGATACCCGCCAGTATACGGCACAAAGAGTAATCCTCTGCCTTGGACACAAAAGTGGATTGCTGGTTCTGATGTTCAGGTAGCTCCACAAGAGACAGAGATTACGTCTTACATTGTGGGCGGAGTGGACAAAGATGTATCAGCAGATATGTTTAAGGAGTTTAAGCTATGAATAAGGTATACTCTAAAGACAACTGTCCTTACTGCGTTAAAGCAAAAAATCTACTAAACGCACGTGGTATTGAGTTTACGGAAATTAAAATCGGAGTAGATATTACACGAGATGAGTTTCTGGAGACTTTTCCAGACGCTCGGACTGTTCCACAGATTATTTTAGGGGGTGAACATGTTGGTGGATACGATATGCTTGCTATAAAATTAGCATAAAAGAAGCCCCGCTAGATGCTCTAGCGGGGCTATTTTTTATTCGGTCGAACCTACACTAATATTTTGAGTTAGATTGTTGGTGGTTAAATTACCACCTGCAATTGTAGGTAATGTACGAGTGGTTATTCTGCCCCTCAATAGCATTGATCCAGCCGCTGTGGTATTAGTTACAGTTGTGGACCCCGCTGCTGCATAGTCATAATAATCTGTATAAATAGGCTCAGCTTCAGTACCACTAGTTTCAGTGCTTACAGACCTTGTAGTTTCACTAGGCGTTAGAGTAGTTATTGTAGTCCATGTTGAGCCACCATTAGTAGACTTCTCTAGTATTACAGAAATACTTAGGCTTCCTGTAATACTAACACTAAATCCGTCTCCAGTACCTGATCTATTATAGCTGTATGAAAGCGTAATAGTTTGTACGTTACCATTAGTGCTATAAGGACCGAGAACTATTTGAGCGTTAGCCGCAGTATCGGTGGTTTGAGCTGAGTTTCTGATAATACCAACAGCAAGGGTTCCTCCGAAGTAAGCATTGCCTTGGTTAGTTAAGAAGTATATTGCATCGATTGCTGTACACAGGGATGGATCTACAATTCCACCAGTTAACTTAATAGGACCGTACCACTCAATAAATTGACTAGTACCCGGACCATCTCCAAATGGAACTCCACTTACTTTCATAAAGGAGCCACTTACTACGATCTGTCTTCCAGAATCCAAATTAATATTATAAGTATTAGCTGTATTTCTAATAGTACCAGCAGTTAAATCCCCTACGTTAGCAGTAATTGAGGATAGTTGAGTAACACTAATCTTAGCTGCTGTAACAGCCCCCGCATTAATTTTATTTGCTGTAACAGCATTAGCAGCAATTTGTGTTTCTGATATTTGTCCTGTTAGATCAGTAGTAGGTACTGATGCAACCCAATTTGCAGTATCAAAACGATAGAGTTTATCATCTGTCGTCAAAAAGACAATAGAACCTTCAAAGCGTCTTGGGTCTCCTACTCCTGGAAGGCTTGATACGATTTCATATCCTCCCTTTGTTTTTGCAAGTGAGAATACTTTGTCTACAGTTACACCGGCCCAAGCTCCAGATCCTGTAGCTCTGATAGTAAGACTTGCCGTGTCTTCATTAGCATCAAATCCTGCAGAAACTGCATAGACTCTATTTGTATATGTAACTGTTAGAGCCTGAGGATTAGCTACTGTACTCAGGGTAAAGTTTGTGCTTATATCTGTGGTGCCACTTAAAATTACGAACGATCCGGTGGCTGGAGTATAAGAAGTAACAACTCCATTAGCATAAGCAAATACCGAAACGGATTCTCTAGTTAAGTATCCACTGACTGCAGGGGCTCCATTAGTTCCATTGGTGCCATTAGTTCCGTTAGTACCATTTTGAGCTAGCACTCTTGCTGTAGCCCATTCAGTATTTGCAATCGTATCAGTAGCAGTATTGGATACTGCTGTAGCGGTTGTAACATATAAAGGATCAGTTCCAGCAGGAACAGCCTGAGTCCAGCTACCCAGTGTACCACTTAAAACCCCTGTAGCAAATGTATAGGTTAGTGTAATAGTAGGAAGTGCAGGAGCTGAGGCGGCTCTTTGATACAGAAATACTGTAGCGGAGTTAAGGCCATCAGTCCCATTAGTTCCATTAGTTCCGTTAGTCCCATCAGCCACTAAAGTTACAGGACTAGAGAACTCCGCAGCAGCAATAGTATCTGTAGCTGTGCTAGCGCTAGCTGTAGCTGCTATAACCCATAATGGATTACCATTTGTAGCTGGAATAGCCTGAGTCCAGCTACCTGGCGTGCCACCGCTAAGAACGCCTGTAGCAAATGTATAAGTAAAAGTACCTGAAGGTGCTGCAGGTGCTGTAGCAGCTCTCTGATATAGATATACTATAGCATTATTAGCTCCAGCAGCTCCATTAGCTCCATTAGCTCCATTCTGAGCTAGTACTCTTGCTGTAGCCCATTCAGTTGTTAGAATGGTATCAGTAGCTGTAGTTGCTGCAGCGGTAGCTGTAGTTACATAGAGCGGATCTGTACCTGCTGGAACTGTTTGAGTCCAGCTCTCAAGTGCTCCGGCTAATACTCCTGTAGCAAATGTATAAGTGGTAGTTGTACTAGGAACTGTAGGTGTTGTAGCGGATCTTTTATATAGAAATACTGTGGCTGAGTTAAGGCCTGCTGCACCTGCTGCTCCATCAGCCACTAAAGTTACAGGACTAGAGAACTCCGCAGCAGCAATAGTATCTGTAGCTGTGCTAGCGCTAGCTGTAGCTGCTATAACCCATAATGGGTTACCATTTGTAGCTGGAATAGCCTGAGTCCAGCTACCTGGCGTGCCACCGCTAAGAACGCCTGTAGCAAATGTATAAGTAAAAGTACCTGAAGGTGCTGCAGGTGCTGTAGCAGCTCTCTGATATAGATATACTATAGCATTATTAGCTCCAGCAGCTCCATTAGCTCCATTAGCTCCATTCTGAGCTAATATAACAGGAGTTGACCATTCTCCAGTAGTGATGGTTACAGTAGGATTATCACTAGCTACTGTTATAATTACTGCGTATAACGGATCACTTCCTGCTGGAATAGTACTTGTCCATCCATTGCTAACTCCTGTTAGGTTAATACCAGGAGGATCAAATGTATAAGTTGTAGTAGCATTTGGCTTATCACCTGCTGTTAAAGCAGTAGCCGATCTACGGTATAAATATATAACCGCAGTATTTAATGCAGAACCCGCGAAAGCAGCGGAACCTTTGGCTCCGCTGCTCTCTGCTGGGTGGAATGTTGAATAGTAAGTTGTACTCATGTTCTTATCACCTTATGTCTTAGCCAGTAGTATTTTTCTACGGTACCAGATACGTCATTAGCTATAGTGTCCATATAAGATCTAGTAGGTACAGCTAGCGATGCTAATAGTGTAGCGGTTCTTATCTTAATACTTAAACCAGTTCCATTCGTTATCGTAGCATTAGTACCATTTCTAGTCTCTGATAATGTAAAAGTATTATTAGAGGGCGTAGAAGTAACGAAGTATACCTTAGCTTCATCCAATCCATTAGCACTAGACTCAATATAAACTGGCATACCTATTGTTAAACCATGTGCGTTACTAGTAAGAACATTAGTAGCTATACTAGTTACAGTTATAAATAGCTTCTGTGCCATTCCTCCATATACTTCAGTAAATACGTTCGGGCTATCTACAATATCAGGATCATTATTCCAGAACAGTTCTACCCCATTAATAAGTTCATCTGCATTATCTGCACTAGTAACAACTAAACCAGTGGGACTTCCAGGAACACTTGTTACAGGAGAAGATCCAGCAGTTATATTAGCACTAGAACTGCCACCAGACAGATTACTGGCCCCATAGAAGCTATCATCGTATTCCTTAGCAACTACATCAACCAGACCGTCGACTTGGTAAGTTAGACTTTCGATTCTAAAACGCTTCCCAGGAGATTCCCAGTTACTTCCGTATCTTGGATAAACTACCTGAATAATTGATCCAGCTAGTAGTAGAATACCATGATATCTCATAGTGAAACTGATCGTTAGACCAAATCTACTCTTGTTGAGAAGTCCATCAGCTAGAATTCGAGTATTATAGTAATTGGTACTTCCAGGAACACTTAGGTTTCCCTTCTTCGGAACATTACGATCAATACGTAGGTACTCGGAGTTAAAGAAGCTTACATTACGAGCCTCGAATTTATTCGCAGGATCGGCAAATGCGGCTGTTACCGAGTTAAACGCACTTCTCACACCTTCATCTGAAAGCTGAATCTTACCGATAATATCGTCCGTAGTTACGATTCTAATAGTATCAGAGGACGAACTTCCAGAAGTGATCGCTACTGGTTCCTCAATATTCAGAAAGTACTGTCCAGAAGTATAGCGAAGAATCCCGTTATAGTGCTCTAGTAACCCATTTGTATTATCAAACAATGGAACGCTAGTATCAATCTGAAGGTTTGTCTGGTACTTAGTTACGTAACGTTGTTCATGTCCGTCCCAGCCACAAAGCTTCCAATAATTAATGTCGTCGGAGTCATAGATAGAATATCCTGAGATCTTACGTCCATCTTTTTCATCGAACACCGGGTTACCCGCAGTTGTAGGTAAAGTTAAAGTAGCTGGTCCAGTTCCTGATACTCTTGTAAGTGTTACTGAAGAGACATAAGTTAGACCATTAACACTTCCTGAGGTATGAGTTGGCGCTACAGTTTTAATGCCCGCCGTATCAACAGTATAAACTCTACCTTCATAATATAGAATTGTATCCGCATCCCAATTCTTCCATGAGTTCCAAAGGTTTGTTAGTTTGCCGATAACATCAGTAAATGTAACTACTCTAGTAGCAAACTTACCAGCAGTATTAGGTGCTAGAGCAACCTTACCTTGCCATAGAATATTACCAGCAGCAGGATAACGATATACATCAGCTACTACAGATCCCGTAGTACTAGTACCAACAGAAACATCTGATCTAGTATCGCACTTCTGCGCTGTAGAAATTACGGCTGGTAAATTTACATCTTTACCGATATCTAGTCCTCTTCCGTAAGTCTTGGAAGTAAGGTAATCGGTAGTTTGAATAGCTGGATTTATGCTTACTCTCTTATCCGCATAACGTGGAGAGATAGTTACAGTATCTCCAGACTTAGGAATAAATGTCCATAGTGTATCAATAGTTGCAATTCTAGTGCTGCCCTGATACGCAATAATTTCCGCTGTTTGAACAAAGCTTCTTCCAGTGCTTGAGATAATTCTTACTACTTCAATAGTGTCACCTACATAAGTGTCATTTGAAGATGAAGCTGCTGCTGGTAGCCTGATAGTATTGGTAGAAGCTAGTAAAGCTCCAGCAGGTACTGTTTGTCCTGTATAAACAGAAGCTGGATACAATGTAGTTAAGGCTGTTGCAGTAACTGTTCCAGAGAATGCACTCTGAGCAAGTAAAGAACTATCAGTTAGATTGTCCAAGTTCGCATCAACAACTCTAAAGATAGGACTGTTGTGAGCAGGATCACCTTCTACGGTCATATCCGTATTAGAAGCAAAGCTAAATCCGAGATTTGATCCTACTGTTGTTGTAGCTAATGTACCTGCTGAGATATTATTTGCTATAGTTCCCGTAAACTCTTTATGATTATATGTAACCATAGTCCAGCGTTGACTGGCTCCATTCTGCATATAAAACTTTGTAATGGTTGGTACACCATTTACATAGCCTAGTGTTGGAGTAACACTAAAACGGAATCTAGTGTTTGAAGTGCCATCTGGATTAAAGAATGTCCACTTGTCTATAATCTGCACGTTGGAGTTTATGAGCGCGTCAGTATCAGATCTGTAAAGTGACACTGTAGAACCTAAAGGGAAGTTGGCAGCATCTTGACCAGCTGTTTTACGATCCTTTAGGTAGCTTCCATCGTAATTATAGCAGTCAATAACTTTACCTCTTACTACCATCTTAAGTTCTGGTAGCGAGGTATCTCCCTCTGCAATCTTAAACTTTCCAACAACATATGCGGTATCGAGAAGTCTATGGTTTGGTCCCCAATACTCTGTTGTATCAGATCCAGTCCAGTAATCGTTCTGCACTTTGAATTGCTTGTTTTTAGCAATATCTACAAGTTGCGACGCTGCTTTTTGTCCAGGCTTACCAGAGAAGAAGTCAAGAGTAAATTGTAGTGGAGAAGACAATGTTAAGCTTTGGCCATCAATAATTCCTGTACCTGGTGTATACTGCTGAGCCGGAGGTAGTTCCGCTGGAATATCATATTGTATGTATCTACCTTCTGAAATATAATTTTCTCTAACAAATAGAGAATCAAACTCTAGTCCAGCAGCAAACATATTTATACTTGCTAGATCATAACGTAATCCACTGGATCCACCTAAAACATCCCCACGATCTGAGCGACCTCGACAAAAGATTTCGATTGCTTCTGAGGCATCCGGTGTTCTAGCAACTTCATCCGATCTAGCATCAAAGTCTGCTTTGTCTGTGCAGATAAGACTTTGTCCATCTACATAAATATCATAGAGTCCTCCGATTTCACCCTCTGAGATAGCCGAAATGGCATACACAGTGGAGCTGTCAGTATTAAGTGTATCTGCAAATACTCCGATACCTTCGGTGACTCTTACTCCATAGACAATCGGAATACTCTTGGCGGCCAACTGAAAATCAAGATCTGTGAATCGGTCTTCTGTTACCGTTTTCTTTGTCATCTTAGTTTTAGCTCCGATACCTAGGAAGCCTTTCTTTGACTTAATGTCATCAATAGCTTCATAGCTAACGGAATATTTAGCTAAAAGATTAAGCGAGGTCTCTGCGTGCATGAAGCCTTTGTCATACGCATAAATAGGCTTCAGCGTGGAAAAGGGCTGAGGCACACCATTCTCATCTAGTGCTCTATGGGAGTCATCTGATGTTACTCGACCACGAACCTGAGAAAAATCGCCCCAGTGACTAGTGAGGCCCCAGGACACTTTAATAGCCTGTTCTGTATCTTCAAAGCTTACGTTCTGAATGATGCCCTTGAATAGGTTAATAGGAGTGCCAAGAATCTCGTTTGTATCAGCATCAAAGTATGCTCTGTAGATAAAGACTTCACGGTTAATAAACGAGGCATAATTAGTATCATTCTTGTTAAGAAGAATACTGATAACTTCTTCACTTGATAATGAGATAATCGCGGTTACTGTTCCAGTGGGAAGATCTACGTCAATCTTTGAAACTCTAAGAGTGTTGTTGCTTCTAAACGCTGTGATATTTACTGGATAGCTAGTACCAGAAATAAGTAGGGCAATCTTGTCACCCTCACGAAAGCCATCTTCAAGAACGTCATCAAGAGTTACAGGAGCCTGGAACGCAACGTCCCAAACTCCTGCGGATACTACTGAAATTATAACTGATGAAGTTAGCTTTCCGCCAAGCGCGTTACCATCAACAACGACAGTTGTTTGACTGGCTGTTGCCTTAGTTTGCTCCTGTACGCTTCCAACATCTAGAATCTTATTAGCTAAGTATACCTGTGTACCGTTTGCTACTCCAGATAGGCTTGTGCTACCATCATCGAAAGATACGTCAATACTAGCATCTGTTAGATAAGTATAACGTTCTTTTGAGGTAGATACCAGACCCGTAATACTGTCTGGTTTGGATGGTCTTTCGAACTTAATTAGGTGTGCGTACTTAATAGGTGCGTTATTGACCAGTGCGTTTTTAAGATTTATATTAACTAATCTTTCTTCTATCATGGTAATAATTCCTCTACTGAAACGCTAAACTGATAAAGATTATCAGTGTTTAAATCGTATTCCAAAGTATCTCCTTTTTGAATAACTCTAAATCGTGTGTCTACAAATCTAACTACAGAAGCTGCTGCAACAGATCTAGATAGAGGAGGCATCACATGGATTCTTCTCTGTGTTGTTGTAGGCTGTGTAGTCCCGCTTCTATAATCACTGTTTGTTTCAACTCTTGTAATCTTGTAAGACTTTACATGGTTAGTGTCATTCGGATCTACTATATTAATAAAGTCCCCAGGACTTGGCTCACCCGTATACACATTATTTATCATAATAGTTGTAGATCCAGCGGCGGTCTGGTTTGCTGTTATAACCGGAGTTATAGTTCCAGCAACTGTCATAGCTCCAGTAGTTGCAGAAGCAAAAGTAACACTACTTAATGTACTGCTAGTTACTACGTAAGTACCATTATATCCTGCTGGAGTAGTTCCTACTACAGATATTGTTGAGTTTACTGGGTAAGGATTGACAGCTTGCGCTGCAAAATTAAGGGTAACAGCTGATCCGGTCGTAGTTATACTAGCTATAGTAAGTCTTTTACTAAATAGAGTATTTATTGGAGCAGCGTGCTGAGGAAGAATGATAAAGAAGGGTCTTAATCTTCCTTCTCTAGACTCTAGAAATGTAGAGACTGGTTCGAACTCTGTGCGAGTTAAAGGATTATAATTAATATCAAATTCCCAGGTATGATAACCCGGTGAAGCTGTAACTCCGCGACCTGAAATTGTACGAGACATTTGCACCTGCCTACTAGATCTAAACTTGACGCTAGCAAAGCCAGGTCCTGCGGACCCTGTGGCACTAGCAACACCAGAGGTATCGATCCTATTATTTGGATCGGGTAAAATATCTGAAAAGCTATTAAATATGGGCATTATTATCTACTCCTAAAATATCAATACTAAAAAGTTCAGTATTGCCATTAGAAACTAAAAAACCTGGTATAGTTACTCTGTAATTACTATAGTTTTTTAGAATTTCTTGCTCTTTTTCTTTAGCTTCAGCCCCTGTCTGAAACTGTATTTCTAAAATAGACGTTATTTTTGTAGAAGAAGGCTCTGCATCAAATCTAGATTTTACTGATTTATTTGTTACTCCTATCTTATAGTATATGTTGCAACCTTTAGTAATTTTTATATAATATAAAATAGAGGGTATTTTAGTATTAAAACCGTACTTAGTACATTGGGGACAACCCCTACCTTGTAAAATTTTATCTGGTGTAGCCATAAAAGTGTGTCCTTTAGTACATTTATGTAATATCTTACTATGGCTAGATATGTATTCTTGTTCTGGGGTATAAAGAATCTGTTTATTTACTAAATCCTTTATGTATTGGGCGTGTGTCTTAGTTTTAGAAAACGAAGATTTTAAGTTTAGTCTATTAGCTTTTAGTCTAACAGCCCCCTCCGAAATTCCCAATTGTTTAGCACACTCTACTGATCCTAAATTATAATAATTTTGTATTAAAAAGTGTTCCTCTTCTGTACCCCAGGTTTTGTTTTCTATTTTAAGACCTAATGCAGAAGCTTTTTTAGCTACTGATGCTACAGTTCTCCCTAAGTCCACAGAACATTTAGTACCTACCGAAGGGTAGGTTTCGATTAAAAAATTTTCTTCTTCTTTTGTCCACCTATTTACCATTTATTCCTCCGGTAATAAAGTATGCTGCCGGCAGTTAGCCGGCAGCACTTCTTTTACAATCTGTTTACATTAGGACGTGTATAAACATTCACGTTAACATCTTCAAGGAAGCCTTGCCCAGAGGCATTAGCAGCTTGTCTAAGCATCTTAATGATGTTTCCCTTCTGAGACACTAGAATATTCTCTACGCCAGAAGCATCTAGGGCTTGGATGTTGATAGTGGCATTAACAGGAGCGGATCCCATTACATCATTGGCTGGAGTTACGTTGATTGGAGTTTCAGGAGTGATTACTTCAGGTCCCTTTTCTCCAACTACGAAGCCTCTGTTACCATAGCCTCTCATTAGTTCCCCACCGTAGGCTGAGCCGATAGTGCGGAAGTTTGAGGCATTTGTGCCCATACCTTGTGAGCCTCTTAGGAATCCAACTTCTCCACCAGCATTAGCACTTGGTCCTCTTGCTAGATCGACCGTATCGCTACGTTTGCCTATTGAGAGGGTTGAGGGTGTTGCTGCTGCAGTGGACTTAGCTCCACTATTGTATTGAGTACCAGCAATAACAGCAATCTGAGCAGCACCCATAGCTCCAATTATACCCGCAAATATGGTTTTAGACACTGGATCTAGCATTGGAGAAGCAAGTACGCTAGCAATAGCTGCTGCTGTTGACATAACAGCTTGTGCCAGCATCAACTTCTTTTGAGTATTGAAGGACTTTCTTGCAATATCATCCTTCTTTTTCTCTAGAGCCTGAAGTTTAGATATACTCTCAGCAGATTTTCCATCACGCTTTTGCTCAGCTGCTATTTCTCTATCAATAGAAGCAATTCTAGCATCTGAAGAAGCTTTAGTTATACTTGAAATTGTAGATAATACTGCGGAAGCAGCATTTAATCCAGCGGCAAGCATTTCTTTGTTATTGGTAGCTTTACCTAGTTCTGAGAAAGCTCCCGATAAGTTAGCTATACCATCGCCTATCGCAACTACTATAGCACCCTCGGGACCTAACTCCATTAGGCTATCTCTAATACGAGACATATTTGCGGAGACTATATCAGCTGTTAGAGCTAGTTTTCCAGCAATAGGTAGGGCTTCCGTAGATTCTTTCCCAAACTCTTTAAGAATATTTTCTGTAATACCACGTGTTTCACCCATTATATCTCCTGGGCCAGAAGCACGTCTTTTAAATTTAACATTCTCTAGGTTCTTTGCGGCTATTTTTACACCATTTTCAATTACTGCTGCTGCGTCTCCAGCATATTTTACAATGCTTTCTCCAAACTTAAGCTCACCGTTTACTAGGGTACCTCCAAGATTTTCGATAGAAGCTAGAATAGTTGACCGCTGACCAGATAGTGCTAACGGATCTCCAGATCTTTTGCGCTCGTCATCTATGCCTTCAAGTCTATTTTTTAACTCGGTCAGAGATTGCTGTCGCTTGGCTTCAAGTAGTGCAAATTCTAACTTAATTAAAGCTACTTTCATATCCTTTTCTTGCTGTGCAATTTTAAGGGCTGTTTCAGCATTGGCTATTTCTTCACCACGTGATATGGTTTCATCAGAAACACCCAGTCTACGTAACTCTAATCGTCTAGTTATATTGGCTAAGTCTGCTTGCGACCTAATATTATCAACTATGACACTCTGTATACGTTCTTGAATAGAAAGGGACTCTCTTAATAAGTTTAAACGCTCTTCTTCAGTATTTAAACCTATCTTATCTAAAATAGCTTGCTGATTTTTGGCTTCGGTATTTTTAGTTTCCGCGGTATTACGTTCTTTAGTAGCATTTAATAAATCAGTATAAAATTTAACCTGGCTAGTATTATTTAGTGATCTAGCTTTTTCAAGATTAATCTCTATTTCTCTAACTCTAAACTGTTGATCTACTTTTAACTGTTTTAACTTTTCTTCATTGTTGCGCTTAATAGCATCTAATTCAAGCTTGAGAGTATTTAGTCCTCCTACTTTAGAATCAGCAATTCTAGCTTCTATATCTTGAGTTTCTAAAGCTAGATTCTTTGACTCATTCTGTAGCTGAGTTGTGGTCTTTAAATTATTTAACTTTTGAAGACTTACTGCAGCTCTCTCTTCCGCTTTAGTAGTAGCACCAAGGCCCGCCGCCTGTACTTTAGCTCTTTGAGCGGCTGTTTGCGCCGCATTTACTTCCCTCTGTCTACGAAGTTCAGCTTTTTCTAGTTCTTTTTGTTTTCTTAGCTCTTCTGGTGTAGCTCCACTACGTACCATAGCGTCAAAAGCTGCAAGATCAGAAATTGCAGATACTTTTTCAGCTGTACCAGACTTAGCCTGAGTTACTTTAGCTAATAAACCTTGTCTTTCTTGTTGTATAGTCTGACTTTTCATTAAATCAAGAAGTCTTTCTTCTTGTTTAATCTGAAGCTCTCTAGCCTCTAATTTTCTACCCTCGGCCTCTATTAAAGCTAGATTGGCTTTTTCTTGTTTAACCTGAGCAGCTACAATAGAGTTCTGTAGAGCAATCTGCTTTTTTACATCTTCGCCAGTTACTATACCTTGTCTTTGTAGCGCAGAAAGCCTGGCTTGAGCTAGAGTTACTTGGGCCTGTGATGATATAGTTATTAGTTGATTATCTCTTAATATGTCTGAATAGGCCTTTAGTTCATTCGGTATAGAGCTTGCTAGCTTTTTTCTTAGCTCTACCTGTATACCTACTTGTTCAACTATCTGAGAGTCAACTATAGCTATCTGGCCTCTATTATTTCCGGGGGCTTCTTCTAATTCTTTCCTTTTGGCTTTTAGAGCAGATATACTATCAGAGACTTGATCAAAAGATGCCTTTATTCTCTGAGTATCCACACTCATAATGTTTAGTACGCTGGGACCAATGGCTGTTAGTGCTTCTTGGAATTGCTCTACAGCTTTAGCTTTTTCTGGACTCTTTTCTAATGTGTATATTACCTGATTGAAAGCGGTATTAAGTTGTTCTATGCTTTTTAGTGGCTCATCATATTGAGTGCTAGCTCTTATTGATCTAGAAAAATCAGTCTGAACTTGATCAGTAGCTTTAAGCTGTGACTGTAGATTTTCAAACGCCTTACCTACAGGATTCATATCCCTAGTTACTAGTTTCATTACTTCCGTAAGTCTAGTATTAGTTACAACAAAAGATTCTCCCGCTTTTGTATTATTTACGAAATCTTTGTATAACTTAGGACTTTGCTCGTTTAGAATATTTAAAGACTGAGCCATTTGCAAAGCTTCATCACTAAAGTCTTGCATCATAGGTATAAACCCAAATGTACTTTTAGCCCCACTCAATCCAGAGACAAAATTAGCCGCCTGAGACTGTATAGGTACACCTGCTTCTTCTGCTAAAGTCTTTTGTAGTCTTAATCTCTTTTGTCTTTGTTCTAGAGCGAGCTTTTCTTCAATGGACATATCAGAGATTCTTTTACCATTCGATAGGCCTCTGGAAATATTCGAGTATTCTAGCTCATTTTTAGCTGCTAGATTCGCAGCTTCACCGGCTTTAATATAGGCATCGGCGAGTTCTACAAGAGTATTGGCTTTTATTATATTTGCCTGAATTACCCTATCCCCGACTTGCTGGTCACTAGCTACTACTCTAGCATACTCTTCTAGTTTACCTTTAGTTGAATCCACTACTCTACCAAAATCTTCGTAAGCCTTAGTTTTAGCTCTATCTGCATCAGTTACGAAGAACTTATCATAAACGTATTGTAAGACAGAAATAGCAGCAGCTATAATACCTATCCAGTTGAGTGCGGCTACTAGAGCTATAGCCATACCCTTGAGGGCCGTTGTCGTAAATAGAGCGGCTACTCGCACACCATCTAGCGCGGCTTTAACAGCTAAAAATCTAGGTGCCGCTAGTCCAGCCGCTTCTGCGCTGGCTACTTGGGCGGCTCTCATAGCCCCTAGCTCAGCTTTATAAGCTTTACTAGCTTCTATATTTTTTACGAAGGCATCCTTAACTTTCCCTTTACTAGCAGCATCAATAGATCCAGCTATAGCAGTTTCTTTGGAGGCTTTTAATTCAGCTAAATTAGCTTCTCTTGCTAACTTAGCATTTTCTTTCTCACTTTGCTGCACTTTCTGTCTAGCAGCTTCAGTTTGATTAATACTTTCTATAATTAGAGTATTAGCTGCAATAAAATCCCTAGCTCTAGTTTTTGCTGCTTTTGCAGAGTCAGAAAAATCAGTATCTAAGTCTTTCAGAGTCTTTGAGTATCTTTTACTCGAAGCTTCTAAGGATTTAATAGTTTTATTAACTTCTTCCTCTGTTGCACTGCTATCAATAATTTTAGGTAGGTTTTCTTTAGCAATACCTGGAAGCCTTGTAGATAAAGATGTAGCAGCTTCTAAATTATTTTTAGCTGATTCCTTAAGGTCCTTACTAGATTTTAGCGCTAATTCTGCACTTTTACTTAAATCCTTGGCCTTATCGTTACTTGCTTTAGCTGCTGCTTCTGCTACCTTGGATAAGTTTACAATAGAGCCAAGTAGTTGACCTTTAATCGAGCTTACAAACAAAGCTGATACAGCAATTAATCCGGCAAATCCATTATTTAAATTATCTAGTATAAACCTGAGAGTATCACTAGTAGCAACAAATCCTAGTACAGATTGTACTAAATTCTGGAATGAGGCCGCTAATCTATCAAATTGATTAGTATCTACAGCGTTCTCGACTCCAGCGTATTTTTGAGTACCTTCTGTTAAAATAGCTTGAGTAAATGCAGCTCTCTTTTCAAAATTAGTTAAAGAAGCAGCAGACTTACCTTGCTGTCTAGCATAGGCTTCCGAAGCCTCGGTAAGTTTGGTCATTAAACCAAGCTCGTCTAGAAGTTCCGGCTCTAGTTTAGTAACACCCTTGATAATACGATCTAGAGAGTCTGGAACATTTCTACCTAAGACTTTACTAGCATTAGTTGCTACCTTTGTTAGGTCTTCTAGATCTTTTCCGGAAATTCCTGATGTACTGCCCTGAGCGGCTGCTCTCATAGCTTCGGAGGCACTAATACTGCCATCTGTAATTTCTTGAATGTTCTTAGCAACAGTAGTAAGAGTTCTACCGGTCTTAGCGCCCTGTATTTCAAGACCTTGCATAAGTTGTTCAACTTGGGCTGCTTCCCTCAAAGCATTAAAAGAAGCACTAACGGCGAAAGCGTTAGCAGCTAGAGTAGCATATGCCCCGACTAGCCCGCCATTCCCCTGCCCAATAGTTTGATTAAGTTTAGAAAAACTGCGTGCAGCACTGGATGCACCAGTTACTCCCTGGTTCATTCTATAGTTTAGATGGTCTGCGGCATCTCCAGCTTCCCGAGCCTTCTTGCCTGCTTTCTGTGTTTCATTGCCGAAGGCAGTTACTTGCTTCAAGCCCGTAACTAGACCGTCAGCATTAACTACAACACGAAACTCGACGCTGTTACTTGCCATAATAGTTCTCTAGCGGTCGCCCGCGCTTATTTTCTCTTAATCTTGTCTCTAGCTTTCTGCATTTGGTCTGAGGACCTTTTAATCATGGAAGCATCTAGTCTCATAAGTGTATCCATAAAGGTCTCTTTATCTTCTACACCAACGACTTCCATATGTATTGGTAAACTAACGAAATCCTTTCCTAAGTAACCTATGTCGGCTATTACTCTGTCACCCAACCTATTAAACACTTCAATAGCCTGTTGTACTGGTAAAGGAAAGTCTTCAAAATCTGGAGGGCATGTTTCCTCGGAAGGTTCCCGACCCGTCTGTTCACAGAGAGTCAGGTACCTATCCTTGGTCATCCCAACATCGAAATTATTCTGCCACTTTTCCAGTCTTCGCCACAGGAGCTCTTTCTGCTCCTGATCGAAAGTTGGCGAGATCAAACACAACATCATTAACCCATGTATCGAACTCGGTCGAGTTCTTGATTAAGAGTTCTGCGTTCTCTAGTGAATAAGGTAGATCAGCTTCAGCATCTACCTCAGATAAATCGACTAGCATAAAGTCTTCTAGATACTTTAGCTTAAAACCCTTCCAGTTCTTGATAGTAGCTTTTGTGAACTCGGAAATGAACTTGTCCTCATTTAGTTCTTCTACTGGCTGGCGGGTCTTCTTATCAAACTTAGTAGTAATACAACGCTTACGTAAAGCAGTGAGTTCGGGACGAGACAAGTTTACGACTTCGACTTCGAAGCCACTATAAACTGGATATTCTACCCAGGCACTCTTTGTATTAATCATTAGTTGACTTAAATTCATGTTAACTCCTTATTATTGGTATAATTGTTACTGTATTATCAGTGAGTCTAAAATCGTAGACTCGGGTTAGTAATTCCTCTACATTTAGTCGTCTGGTATAGACTGCTTCTGCTAAATTAAATGTAAGGAACGGCGGATTTTGATTAGAATCTGTGTATAGTTTAATAACTATCGGAACAGACGCATCGAAGTCTGGACTACTTATAGAATTCTCTAGGATAAACTCAGTGACTGATCCTGAAACTCTTCTTTCAGTTAGGGAATAACTTTCTTTATACGCTATTTGCGAGACTACGCTTTTATGTAGCGTAGAATTCTTAGTCCATTCTATAGAATTATTAACTTCAAGATTAACTGCTGCAATAGAAGGTAGTACGATTCCATCTACTGTAACTTCTACTCCCCTAATAATTGTGTAGGGATCAGTATTAGATACTTCTGGAGTAGCTGGAAGACTAGCAACTTCTGATAGAATCGAAGCGGTGCCAGAAACAGAAGCTGTAAAGACGGCTCTTGATTCTATATTGAAAGTAATATTCTCAATGACTGAGGTAGCCAGTTTGTATATTTTATTTGAGAAATCTACATAAATATCAATTGGAGCAATAGTACCTGTTATATAGTCCGGCCCAAATAGGCCACTAAGCGGCGCTAGTTCAGTCGCATATTTAATAGGAATCGTAAAGCTAAAATTAGCCGGATTTGCTTCTACAATAGTAGCTCCCTGATTGAGAGCTAACTGATTATGTAAAGTTTTCTTATTGTAACTCTGTTCATTAAATGTTTGAGAAAAGCTAAGATCAGGATATACATCTATAGGGTATAGAATACTATCTATGTAAAAGTATAATCGACCTTCTTTTTTAAAGTTGTACATACTACCTCCAAGAAAAAAGGGAGGCAAAAATAGCTTTGCCCCCCTAATTTCTCCAATTATAAATTTATTTGTCTTGAAAGTCAAGAACTATTTTTTGTTATGCTACATAACAAATTTTAGTCTACTTAGTTATCAATGTAACGAATTCTAGTTAGTTCATTTGTTCCACTAATTGTACTTGGTAGAGCAGTGAAGTTAACTTCAAATCCAATAAGATCATCAATGTTAATGTTTGGAATCTCTAAGTGAGCTTGTCCAATATTGACCTGAACTGTTGGAGTTCCTGTGTCTCTACGACCACCGATTGCAAAATCAAGAGCAAACTTGTTTGTAATAAGTGAAGTATTAGTGATAAGATCGCTATAGAGATCAATGCTTCCATTTGTAATCTCATCTGCATAGCAAGTGAAATTGCCGCTAACAGAACGAGTTCCAGTTACGTGACCTAGAGGTACGTTAACTACACCAAGTGCTTCTGGAGTTAGATATGTCATATTATTACTAATAGTAATGCTACCTCCAGTTAGAGTGATTCCGTAGGTCTTTGCAGCGCCACCGTTAATACCTGCGTTTGTACCAACAATATCTAGAGCTGTAATTCTATTGCGAATCATATTAGTAGTAGAAGTTACGCCAGCACTATTTAGTGTGTATACTGTACTTGCTGGTTCACCTGGGTTACTGGCTGTACCAGTAAACGTAAATGTGGCTTTCTCCGAGATTCTTGTTCCCATACCAGAGAACGAGATGGTTGTAATTCCATCAATGTCAAAGTTTATAGTTGCTTCATTTACACAGCAGTTTTCAACTTTGTATATTGTAGTAACCTCATCATCTGTGTATGTATGTGCAGTTCCACCAAATTTTGCAGCACCTAGTACGAAGTATAGATCAAATGTAGCAAGTCTTGTTTTATTTGAGGAAGCAGTAGTAAAGTCTAGTTCATTTACTGAAGATATATAAGATGCTGATACTGCCTTAGCACTTGTAGCTGTAACGACACCAGACACTCCAGCGGGTACTATATAGCTAACTGTAGAAGCAGTAGTTGCTGTTACTACGAAAGTACCACTTGCTCCAGTAGTTCCTACTGCGGCGGATAGACCACTTGTAGTAATGGTATCTCCAACTTTAAAGTAGGTTCCGCCTGTTGGGGCTGCAGTGGTGAAAGTAGCTGTTAGAGTATTAATTCCTCCAGCGGTTGCAATAGTTGCTGATGTAATAGCAATACCAGCTGCTAGACCAGCTGCTGGATATAGAACTGTTTCTGCAAACATCGAGTGCCATAATAGCTCTTCTGGTGCACGAACAGTTGTAGAAAGAGTTGGGCGAGCATACATATCAAAGCTCCACTCAGCAGGTGCTAGGGAATCATTGAAGGAAGCCTGACCACGACGGCTATTTCCGGTGGCACTAGCCATCTCGTTTACGGTAACTTGGCTAGAATTTGTTGTTTGACTGAAAGAGTATCCATTTAGAACTGGGAGTTCCCAAACGTTTGCAGCCTGGTTGCCTGTGTACTGTACTGCGTATACTTTAGTATCTCTATTGAAAAATAGGTTTGTATCACCTACGGCCATTTATTATCTCCTAAGTACCTTAGTACTTGACTTGTAGGGTCATTTCTCCTACACCAAGTGGTGAAAGAGCTCCCTGATCTGTATCTATGAATGTTATGATTATGTCGCGTGTAGCACCAGATGCACCTTTAGAATCGAGGTATGCCAACCTGCCATTATTATCTAAAATGATCTCGATATCTTCAAGGAGCTTTTCTAGTGCCTCCACGGACTCTTCCTCGTTTACGTAGGCTCTGAGTGTTAGATCAAGGTATCTATCCTTGAAGCCACCACCTTGGTGAACGATCGTTTCTGGGCCAGCTACTACACATACGCAGGGAAACTCTGAGATCTCATCCCAGAACTTCATACGAGGATATGCTTGCTGTCCTAAATCTGTTGCGTATCCATTAGCTAAGCTAATAGTTTTTAGCTTAACTACGAGAGCCTCTACTATAGAACTACGCCTAGTTCTGTTTACTGGATTTGGCATTATGCTCTCCTTGTGAAAAATCTTCCGATAGCCATTTCACGAACTATCTCTCTTACGGATTGGTCAACTAGTGCTCTTGGATCTCGCTGTGGAGTATTCCAAGGCTTGCGACCTAGTGTACGATCAAAAACGTCATAGGGATCTCTTTCATAATCGAATACGAATGATGGAAACCCTTCCCGTGTTTGTTCAACATTTACTACTTTAGCTGACTGCGCTAAACGACCAGTTCTAAAATTTAATCTAGGGCTTTTCATATTTTTGGTAACAGTATCTGTTAGTTTACTATTGATTATAGGTATAAAACTAGACCAGTTTTGCTTACGAGGTGACTGCTGAGTAGGCGCTCTAGCTACTTTACCGCCTCTGAGACTAATACCGGTATCTTTTTCTACTGTATTTGTAGAGGTTTCAGTTATTTCTTTCTTGGTTTTATAATTACTGTTTTTAATATTACTTTGCGATACTTTTACTTTTCCACCTGATTTTTTAGCTGCATTTAAAATACTTTGTCTAGTTATTTCTATTGCAGAAGGAGAAGTTGAGAAGTTAGTCCAATCCTCACTATCTACTAGAGCCTTTATTTGTTTCTTTACAGAATTTATTAGAGCAAATTCTTTAGCACTCTGAACATTTCTATTAGAGTCTACGCCCTGTTCTCTTACTACAACATCAGCTTTAAAAGATATAGTTTTAACTTTATCTACTCTAGGATTTGTTTTTACTTCAGCAAGTATGCGTAAAAGTGGAGATTGAGTTTTAGTCTGTCTTTTGCTAGTAGCTTTTACCTTAGCTTCTAATTTTTCTAATAAGTTTTGAACACGTTTTTCTGCAATACTATAGCCTTCAACATGTCCTATATCTAGTAGGCCTCCTATTCTTTGACCATTTTTCATATAGCCTTGAATACGGGTATTGATGCCCTCGTCATCTTCTATTAGCAAATCAGTACTTAGAGTATTTCTTAGTTCAGATAAAGCAGAATATCTAGCTTTATCTATAAATGTACTAAATACAGAATTAGTTTTGTTTCCCTCTATCCTTATAGAAAAGTAATCACCACTATTATTTAAAACTGTTGTTTTAAAACCGCTTCTAGTTTTCAACATCTCTAATTTTACTTTATCAAAGTATTTTTTACAGGCATCCCTTATTATCTTTTCTCTATATGGATCAATAGTTATTCTAGTAGCTGATTTTTTAGCATTTAATCCAGCTACTTGGTCAATAACTTCTTTTACTAGTTCTTCATAATTTATTTCATAAATATGCGGAGTACTATTTATAGAGGCTCTAGCTTCAGTTATTTTTTCTTTTGATCCAAGTCCTTCTCTAAGTATACCAGAGGCAAAATCATTAAGCAGTAAATCTAGATCTTTCTTAGCCATTTCTATACATATCCAGTACTCTGGCTATGTGAGGAGGCCATTTAGAAATTCCAAACTTGCTATAGCCATTATCAAGAGTAGCAGAACCAAGCGTCTTGCGCTCTTTGTACTCCTCTTTAAAATAGTGATGAACTAAGTCAAGTGCCGCAATCTCAACATCTTCAGGAGTAGCTGCGTAACCGGCGGTATATGTAACCTTTACGGCACCAAAGCCCTCATCCCAATAACCCGTGTGGTTAAAAAGAGTGTCAATACTCGAATCCACAAAATAGTCAGTGCTAGGTACAACTGTATAGGCTGTCTGATAATCGGCTCTAGTCTCAACCTGTGTAACTGTTTTTACAGGCCACTCGTTGAGTAGAATAGCGTGCTGAGACTGCTTTATATTGAAGATCTCTACCTTTGGAGTAGTATAGTAATCTATAAAAGAATGTCCGCAGTAAGTCTTAATTAAATTGCTGACTGAAGTTATAATAAAACCTAGGTCTGTGTCATTATCGGTCTTGGTCAGCTTCTTGTAAAGCTTATAATCTTGTAATGTAATTAAAGCTGCCATTTAATCTGCTCCAAGTGAAAAGGGGGCTGCTGGTAGCAGCAACCCCCTTCCCAGCTAATTTAATTATTACGCAGCGGCGTACTTAATACCAACTACTGATGCGGCGCCTTCGATGATTTCCTTGAAACCTAGACGCTGAGTAGTTACTAGTACTCTATGCTGATTTTCTACTAGGTAGTCGCTTTCTACAGTAACACCACGTAGACGTGGAACTACGAAGTTACGCTTGTTAAGTGCTAGGGCATTCCATGCACCGACAGCTGGAGTTGGGAACTCATCACAAACCATTACTGATGATCCGTAAATCTGACCTACTTCACCAGTTAGCTTTGTAGCAATCTGGTTAACTGAGTTGAAGTCTTGGAAGTCTGGATCTTCTAGTAGTTCATAATACCCACGCTGAGATACAACGTAAACTACATCGTTAGCACGTAGACCATACTTACCCATCTTCTTACGAGCAGCTAGAAGATCGTCTGCTAGTAGTTTATTAGCTGAAAAGACTCCTGAGAGAGTGTTAAAGCGTGTAGATCCGGCAGTATCTACTAGCTTTAGTAGGCCGTCAGAGGCATTGGATGTATAAGCCGATCCGGTAACGTTAAGATTACCAAGTAGGAATAGGTTTTCTACACCACGAGCATGTGCACGAATCATTGCTTCACGTAGAAGAGGAAGAATTGGAATAATTGCATCTTCTTCAGTTTCGTTACCTAGATAGCTCTTGGCTACCATCTTGAAGGTTCTTAGTGTGATTTCTGATAGAGTAACACCTGCACGATCCGTACCAGCGCGTACATCTAGTGTACCATTTGCAGCTGTTGCGTTAGTGCTGCCAGCAGATGCTGTGATTTCAGCATAACCTACGTCTGGCATGATTGGAATGATCATGCTGGCGCTGGTCATAGCAATTTCACGGAACATTGGAGCAAGGATAAGCTCGTTCTGAATGTCGCGTTCGATATTTGTAGAAACTTCGCGCTCGAAGTGGTCAGTTGAAGGAACCTGAACTGAAGAGTGAGCATTGGCCTTTTCTAGAAGATCTTTAGCAAACTTTGTGTCATATCCCTTACCTGTCACACGTCCTAGTAGGAAAGCATCGTCAATTTCCTTTCCAAAAGTCTTCTTCCAGTCTGTTGTATCGCCACGATCAGCAAACACACGCTTTGACTGGCTAATAGCCTTTAGTTCTTCGCTCTTATCAGCTAGTTCACTACGTAGACCTTCTACAGCCTTTTCTAGGTTTACTTCCTTATCTTGGAAGCGCTTTTCTAGTTCTGCGAAAATTCTTTCTTCTGAATGAGAGATTACCTTAGCAGCTACCTCAGCAACTTGCTTTGTCATTGCTTCTTCTGCAGCTTTTTCAGCTAGAACCTTAGCAGCTTTCTCATCTGTTGCTTTTTGCGAAGCAGCAAGGGCCTCTGTAACGGCCTTGTTAATTAGATCCTGTGTTTCTTTTTCCATTTTAAATTTCCTTGACGCTTCTCGCGCGTGCTCGATGACGTTACCGTCATTGTTAATAAACTGTTTCTTAAAATTCTGATAGTCTTCGTGACTATCGAATGACTTTGCCAATGAGAATGTGGCGTCCTGATTAGCTGGTACGGAAACTACCGATACCTCTAAAAGCTCGGCATCCTTCACAATCAATCCATCGGCTGACTTATCATAATCTGCATCTTTAACTAAAAAGCCGACTGAGAATGTTGATAGGATACCCTCTTTTACTAAATCATAGATTTCACCAGCGCTCTTGCTGATTACTCCCTTGATTCTTAATCCTCTCTTATCTGTAGACATTTCTATAACTTTACCAATTGGTCTATTATAGTCATGATTAAATAGTAAGATTGGATTTATCTCGTAATTTCTTAGCCCACCTCTAGTCCATGCTGTTGGTAGGATTCTATCCGATTGGCGATCTAGTGAATCTGTACTGGCATAACCAGCGATTCTTAGTTCGTTTCCAACCTCTTCAATCGCCTTGATGGAAGAGTCTATTTTAAATATCTTTTTCATAGCTGTTCCCCCAAAACTCTTAAGAGCTTCTTCTTGAGTTATCTTTGTTAGAGTAGAAAACTTATGTCCTACTAAAGTCTCCGTTTCAGCTCCATCCTTATAAATACGAATTAGTGCCGCTGGATCTTCTTTAGTGGCCTCAATTGAAAATGAACTATCTGGTACACCTAGTACTCCATCTCTCATTACATGTTCGATTCTACCTTTAGCAATCCCACCAGAAGAGTTCCATTTAACAAAATCTCCTGTTTTTAAACTACTAGAAGCTGCTTTTATAAAATTGGCTTCTTCAGAATCATCTTCTTCATCTGACATGAATTCCTGTTTATCCCACTCCGAACAAGTTCTACGAGCGGAACAAGTAATGTCAAACTTTACACAGTATCCTACAACAGGATCTACATTAGCCCAAGCAGGCTCTACTGGTAAATCTGATGCTTTAAAACTAGAAGCGGTCAAGCAATTTAAAATTTTAGGAGTATTTTTATAATATTCGCAGTTCTGACACTGACGAGCACGAGCTTCAGAATCGGATGTGCCCCATTCTTTGGCTCTAGCTGCCCAGTAATCATTTTCTGGTGCAGTTGGGTCTGCGGGACCTAAGTTAGCCTCTCTAATAGCCATTAAATGATGCTCTATGTTTAGCCCATCATCGTGAGTAACTACTGGGCAAGAAGATCCATATTCGTCTGAATATTCCTTTGTATAATCAAAGGATTTACCTTCTAGACGATCAAGAGTTTCGGATTTCGCCCTAGCCCATGTCTGGCCAGGATCTCCACCCCAGAGTGCCCAAGCTACTCTGCCATTAGATGGAAAACCAGGTTCACCAGGACTAAATCCTTCGCCCTGCTTATCTACCTCATGACGACTAAAAAAGCTGTGCATTCTACGAACGGTGCTAGGAGAAAGTTCTTGTTTATTAACAAGCTGTCTGGCTCTTGCGAGTCCTACAGGGGTTCCACCATCGAAACCGTCTTTTCTCCAGTCTAACGCCTTCTGTGCTTCTTTAGCCATGCCATCAGTAGGAGTTAGATCGATTTCTTCTCCAGCTACTCTGGCCATTATTAAGCTCCTTTTGTTTTAAGTGGAGCTTTAGTTGATTTTGGTTCAACTGCTAGTTCAACTGCTGGTTCGACTACGGGTTCTACTGCTGGTTCTACAGTAACAGATACTGTAAATTCTGCTCCTGCCATTTTTAGAATACGACCCCATGAACCAATCTTGGCCTTTAAAACATTGAGCTTAATTGGTGCATCTGTCGCATATTTATATTCTTGGAGGGTCATTGGACCCCCCTTTTCAGCAAAGTATTTTTTTACTTGCTCTATCATACCATTTCTTGTCATTGTTCTGACTCCTGTGGGGGTCTTCCCCCCTGGCTCGGATTGGCCGCACTTCCGGCAATGTTTGCTGGAACTCGTATTTGAGCACCCGCTCCATCTGGAAGTGGGTCTTTACCCATTCCAAGTCTAGCTTCATCAGGAGTAATAATTCCTCCGTTAACTAGAGTCGAATAATATGCGGCTTCGTCTCTTAATTCTGGTTGTAACGCTGGTATACCTGCCACATCCTCATAAATCTCGAACCCAAAAAATGCTTGATAAGCAGAATTTAGTTTCTTAATAACAGGAATAATAGTTTCTAAGTAATACAGGCGGTGATTAGGACGAATATTCGCATTGTTACCACTGTCTACAAGAACTGGAGGAACACCCAATGCTTTTAAGACTATCTTCTCGTTGGAATCAATAGATGGTCCGAAGTCTAACTCTTTAAAACTGACGTTTGAGATGGAATCGATTTCCATACCGCCATCTAGAATCATAGGGTTTCTTCCCCCAGATTGAGGTCTGTACTGTTGTTTCCAGTCCTCTTTCATTCTATCCTTGATACGCGGGGATAGTGTATCTGGAGACTTAATTACTAATCCTGGGATAGCTCCGTTATTAAAGAAATTGTCTTGGAAGTCTCTCATTGATTTCATCAACTTCATCGTTCTAACAGCAGGTCTTAATCTTGAAATGCCTCTGTAGATTGACTGAGAGTTGTTGTCTTTAATATGAATAATCTCATTTGGAGAATAGTCAATTCGTCCGTCAAATTCATACCTTTCTATATAAGTACTCTCATCTGCATAGATAGTCATCTTTGTAGAAGGTAGATGGTACAGATGCGCACCATCAAAATAGATAAACATATTTCCATCTAGCATTAAATCCATAAGTAGATTTCTTCTAAAAGAATGAATGTCCTGATATGGATTTGGCTGGTAGTTGAGTAGTGTATCTAGAGTCTTTCTTTTAATTCCAGGTCTCATTGGAAAACCTACTTTTTCGGTTCCAATCGAATAGTTAATCTCTGCGGCATCATCAACAATCATGTTAACGGCTCTGTTTACTATTTCGAGACTTTCGTAGAATAAAACGTACGATCTTTCCGGTTCCCTACTGGAGGCTTCTGGCTGCTCCATAGCGATATAACGCTGGGCCGGATTTAATTTTTCAAGTAGCCAGCTTCCTAGCTTCATCTAGCTTCTCCTTTTGAATCCTAACCCAGTTTTTTTGCTTTTCAGCAGTAGCTAGAGCAGGGTCTTTTCCGTAAACCGAGTGAAGCTTCATATGATGACTATGACAGAGAGTTACCGTATCTTGATAGAGCTCTTTTTCGTGCTCTGCGATGAATTGGTCTCGAATTGCTAAGACTTCCTCGTCCGTCGCTACACTGACTTTTTTGATCCTACACCATTTCTCAAAGAGTGGCGTTAGTGTGTAGTAATGGTGAAAGTCTAGCTGTTCTGTTACTCCGCAAATCTCACAGGAAGTTCCCTTGTTATAACGGGCTTTAGCTTTATCGCGAACATGCTTGATAGGAATCCGTTTCATATCCGCTGAATGTTTTGCCATATTTCTCACTCCTATTTCATGTAATTATAGTTGGTTGGGGCAAAAAAGTCAAGGTCCAAAATAGCGTGGTTCCCTTAAAACCCACTCCAACTGAAAAATTCTAGTCAAATTAAAATCCACCCGCGCTAATCTTATATGAATAGATAGCGTATCTGATGGCGTCGGCCATGTGACACGCCTCATTGTGAACGGGCTTTTCTTTAGTTAGACCTTCACGGTTGTCCCACTGATACTGGTCAAAAGAGTAGAGAACATGTTTACAAGTATCCGATACTACAATTTTGTCATTATCACAGAGGGCTGAAATATAACTGATACCCGCTAGCACGTCCTTCTTGGCGTTATTCATGCTGATACCGTATTGCTGCGCAAAGTCAAATTTCATCTGCTGGTTCGCGGAGTCGATATACGTGAAGTCTACTTTCCACTCGTCAATGAGTCTTTCGATTTCGACGGCATGACCAGCGGTAGTTTTTTCATTGTCCTGATACTCATCTACGATGTAGAAGGTTTCGTTAGCGGGGCAGAAAGCTACAACGACCTGCGCTGTGGGATCTCTGAAACCAACGTCTAGTCCTGAGATTTTATCCATCTTAGACGTGTCGAGATCCGACAGATCGCGAATCTGAGTCTCTTTGAGATCCCAAATCTTACCTACGAAGGTTGAGAAGTCGGCTTCATATTCCTGACGGAATTCGGCTTCGCTCATGGAGCGACGGGCTTCGTCAACGTCCTCGGCAGTCATTCTAGGATTATCCTTCCAGGTTGACTTTACAGAAAACCACTGAGGAAACTCGTCGCTAAATCCACGATCGAAGAACTTGGAGAACCAGTTCTTCTTACCACGAGGGGTCGAAATAAAGATAGCCTTTGAGTTTGGTTTATCTAGGGTTGGACGAAGAGAGACGTTAAAGGCCTCTTCTCCATCTGTAAGCGCGGCTTCGTCAAATATGATAAGGTCGTAGGAACGACCTACGCAGCTGTCTACCTGATTTACCGAACCGATACGAATAGTCGAACCGTTTACTAGCTCAATCACACGATCCTTCGCATTGTCTTTTAGAACTTCGATACCGAAGTGCTTGATAAGACCTCGCTGTAGATCAAATGAAATACTGGACAGGTTGTAGTTCGGTGCCATAACCAGAACATTCGAACCAGGTACCAAAGATACAACCTGTCCAATGATATTCGCAATGTAAGTTTTACCTTGACGGCGAGATAGAGCAGCACACCCAAAACGATACTTCGGGTTATTAATTCCATTTACTAGTGCAATCTGCGAAGGTAGTGGGTTGATCTCTAACTCCTTCAAGTAGTTCGCAATCGGTACTCGCATAAATGCGCCCGGATACTGAACTATTACGTCTGTTGGTATGTCTGCTCTACTTATAATCATGTTAATAATGCCTTTGCACGCTTCGTGCGTTCCGTTCTGTCAGCCAATCCATTAGTACCACCGTTGATACGCTTTGTAAGCGCGGTGCCATTATCTACATCAGCTAACAAGTTTAAATTCTTTGAATTCCAATACCATACAGCTAAACGAACAGCAATATCGGGATCTGCCGCTAGCTCCGGATTAGAAACTAGTGCTATACCTGTAGCGGTTTGTGCTCTCTGGTAGTTCTCACGACCAGTTAAGTGAACTAGTCCACGTCCTCGGTACTTCCATCCATCCCCTGGCTGCACATTTCCCATTCTGTCACCATATACACTGTTCGCAAGTCCTTCTGGATTACGAACAAAAGCAACGGCTGAAGTCTTTGTAAAGCGGCTAGGCCATACACGAGCGATCGTGTCAGCAGATGTATAGTTTAAGTTCTCAACAAGTTTCTGAAAGCCTCCACTCTCGTGGGCCATCTGACCCAGCCAGTGTGAAAGACGAACTGGAGAAGAGGCAATAGATCCTATATACTGTGACATAGCATTTCCGAGAGCATCAGCGTGCTTAGTGGCTCCCATATGCTTCATTACAGCAGTCCAGGTTACTGGCCCCGGTTCTCCGTCGGCTGTAACTCCCAGTTTAGTTTGCACTCTTCCCCAGTCAATCATTAGTGGTTTTCCTGTGTAGGGTCATCCGTAATGGACATACCCTCTTTTCCTACGGATACTCGTCTCTTTACTAGTTGAGCAATATATCCAGTCATGATAGTGAAAACTTGAGCATGTGCTATTACTGCAAGCCAAAATACGTAGAGTGCAGTGCTAGATACTAGCCATAGTCCGATAGCAGCGTAAAGTATAAAAATGATAGCACCTCCAAGCATAATCCATAAGGCTAGATTCTTACGTTCATTTGTTTCTATGTTAAGCCAGTTCATTATAAAGGTACTGCATTTTGCAGGTATCCTACGACACTCTTAGAGATAGCGTGAGTTCGTGAAACGATCTCTTTATCACTAGCGGTGCTCTGGGCTGGTAGTCCAACGGTAATCGTACCAATTGGATACTTAAGCGGATTTACAAGAGGGCATACTGCTACTCTGCTAAGTTCGTATTTAGAAAAATAACGACTAGTAGAAATATCTATGCCTTTTGTTATCATGATACATTGAGGATTATCAATAGAAGACCACATTTTGCGAAGGCTTCTATTAGATGCCGACAGTGGTTCTTCTATTTTAATCTCATCAACTTTTTCAGTGTAAAAGGTAGTTGTAGCTTCAGTGAACGGAATTCCCGTAAGGTCATGCCGTCCGTTATGAAACTGTCGTATAACAACACTATGAGCATCTAGATCAATCGCTAGATTTTCTATGGCTTCATTCACAAGTTCAGCGCTTTCAAGCTGAGCCTTGAATCTCTCAGATTCTTCCGTTGGACTTATAATCGAACGTTCCAACATATCGTAGCTTCTATAGCCAATATACGTCATTATAATTATAAGAACACCCGCTAGGGTTGGAAGGGGTCTTAATGCTAGGGAATTTACGAGTCTTCTTAAAGCGTCACTTATCTCCTTTATCAAGCAGTCTCTCCATCAACTGTCCATAGTTGCCTTGGCCAAAGTTAGCAATATTAACTGTTGGTCCAGTTTGGTCATTCTTTATCTCATCGACGCGCATCTGGTGCGCGAACTTGAGAAGTTCTAGAAGATCTTTGGAAGTATAGATGCCACTTTCTTCAGCTTCTTCCAGCTTGGACTGTATCATACGATCGAGGACTTCCCCGATCTTATGCTTGTTTCGATAGCCTCGATCGAGATAGATTCCTGTGATGTAGTCTTTAACGTCCTTGCGCTCAAGTAGCTGAACTACTTGATACTCTGGAATTTGTAGTTGCTCGGCGGTGTCTTTGGCAGAACCATAAGTAAGATAAGCATTAGCTATATCTAGAGCTTCGGGAGTTAAGGCTACATGGTTACTCATGCCCAGACTCTTATAGGTTCACTAGGGGTTACACTTATGCTTGTTAAAGCTTGTTCCTGTTCTTCTGAGAGTTCTATTGAAGACCTCAGATTTACATGCCATTCAGGATACTTAGTTTCTACCTCATTTTCATCAAATCTAGAAAAAGGTCCGATTATATCTAGTGAGATGCCCTGTACAGGCACTAATTCATCTTCATAGTTGAGTACTACTAGACCTGAGTCTAGTAGTACCTTGTTCATTGCGGTTTCGTTTTCCGCTTTTAAATAAAAATCTATCATTATATTTCCTTATACTGTTAAGCCCGGAAGCTGTGTATTATCTATACGCTGTTGGTAGTATGTCAATGTGCGGATGTGGCCGTTGAGGGACGCGGCGGCCCCAAAATCAAACTTGCCAAGAGTTGCATATGCAAGCGTCGTTGGAACTGTGCCAGACGTATCAACTGAAACGGCGGCTCCGTTGGCGCAGGCGGCAAAGTCATTTGTCTTGTAGGCATAAGCCAGTGTTGGGGATAGGTTAGCGTTTGTGCCAATGTTCGATTGTACAACGCCGCCGACAACAGTTGCCGTAAACGCTGTGTTGATCGTCATTTGATGCCGATTATTGGAAGAAGCGGCGCCGTCTTGGAACGAAATCACGTTGGAACCTGTGGACGTAACAGTGTCAACGCTTGCAACCATCGTCCCCTCGCTCTGGTTGTACCAGTTTGAGAAGTTCGTGCCGGTCATCACCGCCACGTCAGCCGCGCGGATGACCGTGGCTGTCGCAGTTGGAATAGCACTAGTAGCAAAAGCACCTTGCTCAAGCTGTGGTAAACCAATGCGAACTGTTACATCAACAGTTGCGTTTTGCGCAACTGTAAAGCCAGCACGAGGAGATGCACCTGTTGTTCCTGCATCAGTAAATGTGCGGGTACTGACTACTCTCTGTCTAATAAGTGGTGCATTCGTTATGTTAGTTATCGACACAGATGCGTTGTCATTGAATCCAGGAGTACCGTAAAGTAAGTTGGTGGCTGAAGTAAACCCAGTAAAGTTACCACTTATTAGGCGATAGTAGGCGCTTTGCGTCCAAGTCTGGTTTTGAGCAGCAGTAATATTTACTATATCATACGTGATATCAACATATTGCGTGCCAGCGGCAGTGTTTGTACCAAACACACGAGCATCTATATAAGGGATGCCATCTTCTGTTCCAGTTCCGACGAAGTGTATGGAAATTCCATTAACAGGTGAACCACTACCAGTGCGTGCGTAGTTTGTGGGACTAGTACCTGGTGCGCCAGCTACAGCACCTACCATAGAACTGTTGCGAATAGAATTTGTGCGTTGTTCTTCTAGCAGCAGACCTAGTGGAGCTTGCGTGATCGGATTGTAGTCGAAGCGTGGGCCATAGTAGGCTGCCGTAGTTGTGGGAACATAAGTGCTTGGAACAGTCTGGTAAGTGACTTGCTCAAGCTGCGCTCCCCAGACGAAAATGCCAGAAGTGCCATCGCCGGTATAGGACGATGGTGAGCTTGTGTTGTTGAGGGAGAGACGGATTTGCAGGCTGCCCGAGACGGTGGTAACCACAGGAACCGCAATTGAGCAGCGATACCATCCACCACCAGCTGGCGTGATGGTGGATGTAACAGTGGCAGACGGCGTCCCTGCGGTGCCAGCAGTAAGGTCAAAGCCGGCGATGAGGTTAGCGCCGGCAGGGCCGACACCGGTGGCAATAAGTTGAAGAAACGTGCGTTCAGCCGCTTTGGCGTAGACGCTTAAAATATAAAATTGGCCAGCGGTTACAGAAAAACTAACGAAGGTGAAATGCCCCGTAGTGACAGCCGTGTTCTCGACCAACTTATCTGCCGTGGTCGTGCCATCCGGCGACGTTGTCGCGTTGGCCGTTACAGATCCGTTGGACTTCGTCCACGCCGCGTTGTCAAACTCCTCCGACCGCAGTACCAGATTGTTCGGCGCGTAGGTCAAGCGTCCAGTGCTGTCAATTAGTGTAGCATTTGAAACACGAGAAAAAGTGATACGACTATCTAGTGTTCCAGATAGGAAATCAAGATTTAGCAACGTCGACAGAGTCTGCAACTGCAAGTTAGGGATACGCTGTGGATAGTAAACGAGTGAACGGATGTGGCTGTTTATCAAGTCGCTAGTAGGAGTGTTATATCCAATATTTAACATATCTAACACTGGAACAGCGCCACTAGAATCAGTCCCGGATAAAATACCATTGAACGCAGCAGCAAAATTATTGGTTTGATAAGCAGTGGCTACAGTCCGTGGTATTCCTGGTGTATATGCACCTCCCATAGTAATAGATGCTTGATCGACACCATTTAAACGAACAAGATTCTGTGCAGATGCAGTAGATACGAAAAACTCATTACTATTCTGCGAAGTGTTATTCGCCTGAATGCGGGCAGCGTACACGGAAGGAAATCTGTTTGATCCGACAATCGGGTTTATATAACTTGCAACGAATGTTCCTTCCTTCTGATTATACCAGCTAGAGAAGTTTGTTCCTGTCATTGACGCGTTATCAGCTGATCTTGTAACAGTAGACGCTATAGTAGGTATATAGCTAGTAGCAAAGGATGCCGCCTCAACCTGCGCGCCCCAAATTAGAATGCCAGATGTTCCGTTTCCTACTGTGGCTACTGAATCCCTAATCGCAATCCTTGCACTTCCCGTTGCGCTAACTCCAGCAGTGGTAAAGGTCAGTGTAAATCTATACCAACCATTTCCAAAAGGAGTTGATGTTGATGATGCATTTGTAAATGTACCCCCAACAGTTGGAGCTGTAACAATAGATCCATCAACTAGTGAATACCTAACTCTTGCGAAGTTAGTCGTTCCAGTTCCTTCTGAAAAATACAACTCAATACGGTTAAACTCTGCTTGTTTTGCAAATACACTGAATGTTAAAGTTGCCCCAGCAGTATGCGGTATATTTTGTCGAACTACACCATGCGTAATAGCCGTTAAATCTCCGCCATTGTTGGGTATAGCTTTTTCTGCTGTAGTCGTACCATCAGGTGCCTCGGCGGAGTTCACAGTTAATGTGGTATGATCTTTAAACCACGCCCCATTGTCGAACTGCTCCGAGTGTGTAGCCAAGTTCGTCCGCTGATCCTCGATCAGCAGACCATCTGGCGCTAGGGTAACGGGATCGAAATCAAAACGCGGACCATAGTAAGCCGAAGCAGCTGTTTGATTGTATGCTGATGGCTGTGTTTGATAGGTTACAAGTTCAAACTGCGCGCCCCATATGAATAGACCGCTGGTACCGTTTCCAGAGAAAGTTGCGACGCTATTTTGATCACCGGGAAGCACAAAGGCATCAAAAATAATCGAGGCAGCTGTAGGGCCTCCGGTTCCCGTTATACCAATTCTCCACCAGCCATCTCCTACATTTGTAGCCGATACACCTCTAAAGGTTCCAGCACCCACAACTCCTCCCACAGTAGTACCTGTAGATGTATCTAAGCTTCCAAGAAATCCGTTTGATGGATTGGCGTTGTCCAGGCATCTAAGCCTGATTGATCTGTACTCAGCAGCCTTAACATAAATACTTGCGCTCACTTGCGAGCCAGCTGGAACGGCTATTATTTGCCGAACGTAATGTTCACTACTAGCCACTGAGGGAATTATCTTTTCGGCAGTAGTTGTACCGTTGGGTGCCGTAGTGGCATTAACGGTAGTAGTTACGGCCGCTTTACCCCACCCCACATCATTAAACTCTTCTGAGCGCAGTGCCAAGTTGTTTGGCGCGTAAGTTATGCGTCCAGTTCTATCAATTATCGTAGCATTACTGCCCCGAGTGAACGTAACACGGCTGTCTAATGTTCCACTTAAGAAATTAAGGTTCAGAGACGGTATATTGGCCCTAATGGAAGTACCACTAAGTAATATTGCAATACGTCGAAACATATTAGGCCTCCGAGATTAGTCTAATAATACGATCTGCAGCTACAGTAGTAGGAGCACCCGAAGTGCCTCCACGTACACGAAGATAGCGAACACCATAGAAGTCGGCTGGAGCTACAATAATTCTTCTAGAAGCGGCTGAAATAACTGCTACTTCGGTACCAGCGCTAGTGAATATGTTATTCCAGTTAGTACCATCAAAGCTTGACTGGAATGTGAGTGTTGTTGGTTCTAAAGTAGTAGGCATAGAAAGACCCACTAGTCTGAATACACCTAAATCGACGCCAGCAGAGAGTGACTGTCCGCTAGTAATAGTGCAGTCCTGAATTTGTTGTTGGCCCTTAGCTACGGGTACAGGACTAGCGCGAAGCTGGGTATTAGTTAATACGCCCCCTAGACCACCTAAAGCAGTTAGGTCTTCATCGCATAAAACGACTGGTCTTGATTGGGCTGCTGGCTTACGTGACATTTATTATTCTCCTTAGCGAATTTCTATATAGAAATTCCTTATTTGAGGAATATTCCTCTGCTTTTTTATACTGTTAAACTTGGTAGTTGCGCATTAGCCCAACGAACGGGGTAGTAGCTGATGCTCCTAAGGTGGCCGTTTAGATAGTTACCTGATCCACTCCAGTTGGAGCCTAAGTACATACGATTCGATGCCGTATTAACGATACCCACAGTATCCGTACGCGCTGCCTGTCCACCTAGGCTTTCACCGAAGTTATTTACTGCATATGCAAACGCATTTTTTATTGGCACCGCGACATTGGCGACGGAAAACGTGGTTATATCGCCAGCTTGTCCTGTACCGCCGACAACCAAATTAGCACCACGAAATGAGTTTCCGCTAGAGTAATTGCCATACATACTGTTGTTAAACGTGTTATCAGATATGGCATAGGGCAAACTTGTACTATTCGCACCAGCAACTTGATTACATTCTACAACAACCGTCCCCTCACTCTGATTGTACCAGCTAGAGAAGTTAGTGCCGGTCATCGAAGCATTGTCGGCTGCACGCGTGGACGTGGAGGCCGCGGTGGGGATGTAGCTGGTGGCAAACGCGCCGAGTTCGGTCTGTGCACCCCAGACATAAAAACTGTCCGTTCCAGTGCCAGCGATATTGCCGTTGCCTCCGGCATCTGTCGGATAGAGTTTCAAGCCAACCGACGTAAAAGCACCCGCGCTGGTGAATGTCACGGAACACCTAAACCAGCCGTTTCCTGCCGGCGTAATCGACGCTGCCGTTGCACCTCCCGCAGTAGACGCAGTTACTGCGGTGAGGTTGAATTGCCCCACTTGAGTGCCAAATCCGGTAGCGTCGTTCTGGATGCGTATAAAGGGAGTTGCAGCGGCCTTAAGATACGTTGTCGCAGTATAAGACACGCCAGCCGCGCCCGATGCGGGAGCGTAATATTGTAATGTGTGGAAGGTGGTGCTAGTATTCGCAACAAAGGCGTCGGCGTTGGTTGTTCCGTCAGGTGAAACTGTAGCGTTAGCCGTTATCGAAACTGCGCTCTTACTCCACGCTGCGTTATCAAACTGCTCCGAATACAGAGCCAAGTTGACCCGCTGCTCCTCGATCAGCAAACCTCTTGACGCTAGCGTGACTGGGTCGTAGTCGAATCGTGGGCCATAATAAGCCGAAGCAACTGTCTGCACGTATGTAGATGGCTGTGTCTGGTAAGTGACTTGCTCAAACTGTGCTCCCCATACGAATAGACCGCTGGTACCATCGCCCGTGTAGGATGACGGCGCGCTGGTGCTGTTGAGGGAGAGGCGAATTTGATAGCCCCCAGTTGTTGCGGTAGAAACAGGATAAGCCATTGAACATCGATACCATCCATTACCTACATCAGTGATCGTAGACGTTACCGTGGCTGACGGTGCGCCCGCAGTACCGTTCGTAAGATCAAAACCGGCAATGTAATTGCCACTGCCAGGAGCTTGTTGCGTAACAATAAGTTGAATAAATGTGCGTTCTCCTGCCTTTGCATATACACTAAAAACGTAGATTTGTCCTAGTGCGGGGGAAGGTACAAAGGGTGTATTAGGAGAAATCCAATGCCCAGTAGTAGCCGCCGTGTTCTCGACCAACTTATCCGCAGTGGTAGTACCATTCGGTGCCACAGTGGCATTGGGCGTAATGGTAGAAGCCGTCTTTCCCCAGCTCGCGTTGTCAAATTCCTCTGATCGCAGAACAAGGTTGTTAGGCGCATAGGTAACTCGTCCAGTCGAATCGACTAGGGTAGCGTTCGAAGCGCGGCTAAAAGTGACGCGACTATCTAGGGTCGTTCCGGCTAGGAAATTAAGGCTTAACGTTTTAATTAATGGCTTGTAAGTGCTTCCAACTAGGAAGCCAAGCGATATTGGTTTTGTCATAAAAATTTCTCCTCATTTGTATGAATTATACCAGTGTGGGGATTCTGCGTCAAGCTTTTTTTGAGTGAGGTTCCTAGACAGCTTTTTCTAGCACACTAGAGTCTTAGGATTTCCCATCTGCCGTCCATGTGTTCTACAAGTGCGGTCTTTGACTCTACCCAGTCTCCGTCGTTCATATAGATAATATCATTTACGGTCTTTATCTCGGCATAATGAATGTGTCCGCAGATGACTCCGTCATAACCTTTTCGCTTGGCGTAGGCTGTAATGGTTAGCTCGAACTCGAAAATGAAATTGATCGCTTTCTTGACGCGATGTTTCAGCCACTTGCTAAGAGACCAGTATCCGAAGCCGAGTCGGTGCCTTATCCAGTTGAATCGGCTGTTTAAGTCGAGAATTATGTCATAGGCTTTGTCGCCCATGAAGCTGAGCCACGGTGACAGTCTAGTGATTCCGTCAAAGAGGTCTCCGTGTACGACGAGGTATTTCTTGCCGTCTAGGCCTTCGTGAACGATCTGATTGCAGATTTTTACGTTTCCGAAGTTGGCAGCGTATCGAATCATGGGTCTGAGGAACTCGTCGTGGTTTCCTGCGACGTAGATAATCTGGGTTCCTTTGCGGGACTTCTTGAGAAGGGTTCGGACCACATCAGTGTGGCTGTTTTTCCATTTGAACTTATTCTGCTGAATCTTCCATGCGTCTATAATATCCCCGACTAGGTATATTTTTTCGCTTTCTACGGTTTTGAGAAACTCGTTGAGTTCTGCGGCTTTCGAGTCTTTCGAGCCAAGATGAACGTCACTAATAAAAATTGATTTGTACATAGGTCTCCTCCTTAAGTGGCATTATACTAGAGTTGGGTTTAATTGTCAATCTTTTTTTAGGTGGGGTACTGGGAGCGACGGTTAGAATAGTTCTTGACAGTTGGGGAGAAAAATTTAGTTGTTGACAAAACCGCCCCTTTATGCTATAATCATTTCATGATAAAGCATTGGACAATCGAGGAAGAGCAGACATTAAAGTCTATGAAAGAAGCAGGAGCCGATTTTTACGAAATCGCCCAGGAATTAAATAGAAGTGACGAAGCTATAAGGACTAGGTGGAAGAGACTAAGGGCTCGTGAGGGTAAAATTTCGCATATTGGGTGGAGTGAAGAAGAAATTGCATTACTGCACGAGCCATTATCCTATGAAGAACTAGTTCCTAAACTAGGGAAAAGTAAGAGATCAATTCAGTCAATCTGTGAGAAGCTGGGGATAAGCAAGAGGTACCCTGGGGCTAATAATATTGGCACAATGAATAGAAGTTTACCTACCATACTATATTTGGTAGACTTTGGAAGTTTTAAAAAAGTAGGTATTACTCAAGTAGGAATTGAGGAAAGATTAAAGCAGGACGGTAACTATAATATACTAGACTATTGCGAGTTAGATACAGATGCTGCTGTAGAAACTGAAAAAGAAATTTTAAAAAATATGCGACCATATTTGGTGCGAGGAACTGTAAGAAAAGGCTCTACTGAGTGCTTTGACTATCCCTGCGCCCAACTATCAGATTTACTCTAAGTGGTACGTACTCGGTAGTCCGAGCGCATATATGTAAGACTAGTCTAATAACCGGGCCTATAGGTGTCAAGCAATTTCTTTCACATTACAAATTTGTAATGCAAATTATTTTTGTTGACTTCCCTTCCTCGCCGGCCTATAAAGGGACATCAACAGGGAGCAAGACAGATGTTTAAGAAATTCATTGCCCTTCGCATGTATCGCTATTATCAGCGCAAGGTTAAGCAAGAGCCTACTCTTGCCAACTATAGCGAGATGGCCAAATGAAGCAATCGCTGGTATCGGTTGGAATATCCCAACGCAATCCAACGGGCATGGTAAGGAGAAAAGAAAATGAAGATTACTTATGAAGAATGGAATTGCGATGGTATTTGGGCCGCCCATGGGGAGGACCAAATGCTTTGCATCAAAAAGGATAGAGGGAGCATTATCGTAGGAATTGAAAACTGCGATGGCACTATTGAGAATTCATGCACATATGCCGAATCCGAATATATGGAAGCCTTTTCAGACTTCCTAAAGAGAGGCACAGACAACGAATGATAGACTTAGGGCCGATTCGGCCCTAAGTTGGCGCCGATTTTACCAGGCCCCAGCGAATTTGTCAAGCGAAAAAATGCAGATTACAAATTTGTAATGCAAATCTTTTCTGTTGACGTGGCCAGCCTGTAAGCCTATAAAGGGACATAACCAAGGGAGAACGACGAAATGTTTGACATTACCTCAAATAAAGGTTTTCACATGACTTTTGCTAACGGCTGGACTGTTAGCGTGCAATGGGGCAAAGGCAACTATTGCGATAACAAATATATCGGAAAATATGGGGAGACTCCCGCACCTAGCAAGGATGCAGAAATTGCGGCATGGGATGCCAATGGCGAATGGATGGTATTTGGCAATGATGATAATATGAAGGGATATTGCAGCCCTGATGAGGTTGCGGCCTTTATCGCAAAGATTGCAGCAATGTGAACAGAGGTGTGTTACTTCGGTAACACACCTCGCGCCGATTTTAGCAGGTCGCGCAAAATTTGTCAAGCGAAAAAATCGCACATTACAAAAAAATAAGGGATTGCCATCCTGCTAGGGATTGCCTATAAAGAGTCATCAACAACAAAGGAAATGGAAATGCCCTACGTAATCTTTGATCTTGACGGCACGGTGATTGATAGCAGCCACCGCAAGGCAACACGTATAGATGGTTCGCTTGATTTAGAACATTGGCTGGAAAACAACACGCCAGAAAAGATTGCGCTTGACAAGCTTTTGCCGCTGGCGCGCGTGATGAAAATTCTGGCCAATACTTGCCATGTTATCGTCTGCACGGCCCGTGCAATTCAACAGGCCGATTTGGATTTCATGGCCGCTAACGGCCTGAAATACAACGCTTTTCTGTCGCGTGAACATGGCAACAATGAAAGCGACGAAAGCCTGAAAGAGCGTCTTTTGTCCAACTATTTCAAGGGCTTGGGCCTTGCCAGCGTTGCAGACGCTAAGGCAATCTTTTTCGATGACAATCTGGCGGTGCTGGATGCTATCGCAAAGCTTGGCGTTACTTGCTATGATGCAACTATCGCTAATAATCGCCTAGCAAGGAGGGTTTGAGAAATGGATTTCTTCACTATCATCATGATTTTGTTGGCAATTGTCATGGTGCTGCTATTCGTTGACTAAGATTTAGGGCCGAAATGGCCCTAAATTTGCGCCAAAATTTTAGCAGGTTTTTTCAGGTCTGTCAAGCGTTTTTTTCGCTTGACAGAATCTTTTTTCGCTGCTACCCTTTCAGGGGTGGGAGGGAGGGCCAGGCGCGCTGGCACTGTATTAGCAGGCTAATACAGTGCCAGCGCCGATTTTAGCAGATCGCGTAAAATTTGTCAAGCGAAAAAATGCAGATTACAAATTTGTAATGTTGAAAATATGTCTTGCGCTGCGGCCTGCCTTTCCCTATATTCAATTCATGGGAAGCGGATGGGCCGCCTACCATGACAAGGAAACTAGAATATGACGACTGCAACTAAGGTGACTGAAAAGAACTATACGGAAGCGCAAGAGGCAATCTTGCTTGCCGCTGGCATTATCGACAATGCGAAGGCATTGGAAATCGCCGCCAAGATTGGCAAGGACGTGAAATCGGTTCGTGCGAAGGCCGTTCGCATGGGCATTTACAAGGCCGCTGAAAAGAAAAGCAAGAGCGGTGGCGCTGTCGAAAGCAAGGAAAAGATTGCTGCCGATATTGCCTTGCTTGTGGGCAAGAACATGGAAGGCCTTGAAAAGGCTCCCAAATTGGCCTTGCAAATCATCCGGGAAAAGCTTTCGGCTTAACCCATTGAAAAGGAAAGAGAAAGGCCGGGAGAAATCCCGGCCTAACTTTTTTGTTAGAAAATGATTTTTTCGCTTGACAGGCCCGCGAAAGCCTGTTATAATGGGACAGGCGCCGAAAAATTGCGCCAGAAATTTTGCACGCTACTTTAAATATAACATGCGAGGTTAGGCGCTGTCAAGCGAAAAAATGCAGATTACAAATTTGTAATGTTGAAAATATGTCTTGCGCTGCGGCCTGCCTTTCCCTATATTCAATTCATGGACAAGGAAGGAAAACAAATGACGGTTCTGCAAAAAATCAAGGAAATGCCCGCTCCCGAATTGGGCGGCTGGCTGGGAATGTGCCTTATTCATGGCGCAACTATTCCGACAACTGCCGGGAATATTCTTGGCTATTCCACTACTTTGCCGCCATTGTCGATGGTGTTGCTTGTCTGGTCTGGCCTTGCATTGTTTCTGTGGCGCGCGATTGCCCGGAATGATTTTCTCTATACTGTTAGCAATGCTGTCGGATTTGTTCTGAATAGCGTATTGCTTGCAATTATTGTTTTTCCACTAGCATAAGGAAAGAATATGCACAAACACTGTAAAGGCTGCAAATTCCACTGGAAGGGTGGCGCAATCCCTAAATATCAGGATTGGTGCAGCAAATTTAGCGATATTGCATCGCACAAAGTAGGGCATTGCCTGCTAATGAAAGGAAAAGAAAATGTCCCTATCAATTGATTCGCGGCCTGACCGTCGCACTATAATTGAAAGGAAACAACAATGATTTCATGGGTGGGCTGGAAAGGGCCTTTATTTAATCGCCATGATGTGCTGCTTCATGGTTATACAAGCTTTAAGCTTGGCCCCTTCATCTATTATCATTTCTGGTAAAGGAAAGAACAATGAACGTGACTTTCAATTCCGATACTATCGCAATGCTTATTCATGAGATTGACGATATGCTTTGCAATGCCGACATTACTGCTGGCATGTGCGATGATTTATCCAATCTTCTCAATGCCTTGATGGCGATTGGCGAAACAGGCTCTATCGTTATTGTGCCGGATGATAATAATATTGGGGATGATTGGGATGATGAAGACGATGGGCCAGATTCTCCCACCCCTAGCGGCTGGACTCTAATCAAAGCCTAAAGATCCGGTGTGTTGCTGTATTAATACAGCAACACACCCTGGCGCCAAAATTTTAGCAGGATTCCGTTGCGCTGTCAAGCAAAAAATTTGCTCTGAATGAAAATATTTTTCTTGTTTCTGCCGAATTTTTCTGTTATAATGGATTGATGCCTGCTCGCCAAGGTGTATTAGTCAGCTAGGACACTGGCGCCGATTCTAGCACGCCTGCCTAGGCGTTGTCAAGCGAAGAAAAATTCGCTTTTGGATGCAATTTGGTTCTTTCCCCTGTTGCAATGCCTGCCGGTTCTGGTAATGTCTCTTTGTCGGCAGCGAGTCGGCAGCAACTAGGGATTACCCAAAATGGGCAAGCAAGCTACTTTCCTGATTATCGACACGGAAACCACCGTGCGCGGCAATGTTGCCGATTTCGGCGCTATCGTGGCCAATCGCAAGGGTGAAATTCTCGCATCTTGTGGCGTGTTGGTTCGGGAATTTTATCTTGATCGGGAAAATAACCCGCTATTTCATGATGTTACGGCTGACCCACTTTGGGGCAAGGCCAATCTTCCCCGCCGTTATGCGGCATATGACGCAATGCTGCAAGATGGCCGCCGAATGCTGGCAAGTGTTGCCGCCGTCAATCGCTGGCTTGCCAAGGTAAACGCCAAGTATTCGCCTGTTGCCACCGCCTATAATAAGGCTTTTGACTGGGATAAACTGGACAAAAGCGGTATTGATTGCCATATGTTTGAACAATCGTTCTGCCTCTGGCACGCTGCCGCTGATAAGTATGTGAAAACAAAGGCTTTTCGGGACTTCATTCTGGAAAACCATTGTTTCAATCCCCCAACTAAAAAGGGCAACATGACTTTTAAGACTGATGCTGAAGTCATGGCGCGTTTTATTACTGGCAATGCCGATATGCCGAATGAGCCGCATACTGCACTTGAAGATGCCCGTGATTACGAATTGCCTATTCTTCTTGATATTATCAAGGCCAAAGACAAGGCAAAGTATTTGCAGCCAAAGCCTTATTCTTGGCAAGGTGTTCAAGTCAAGGATTGGTTCAAGCCAAAGTAAAGGCAAAGTAAAGGCCGGGAGAAATCCCGGCCAATACTTGCACGCCTTATTGATAATGATTCTCAATAGCACGCGCCAGCGGGTGCCTTAGCTGACTAATACAGGCCACGCGAGTGTGTTACCCCACTAGGACACCATCCCGAACGCGCATCAATCCATTTTACCACGTTTGCCCGGCTTTTGTCAATAGAATAAATTTGCATCGGACAAAATTTTTCCTATTGACAGGCCCGCACAAGCCTGCTATAATAGGGGCGCAGGCGCCAAAAATTTGTCAAACTGCGCCAAAATTTTACCACGTCTAGCGGGACGTGTCAACAGAAAAATCGCACATTACAAAAAAGAAATGGCTTGACGGCACGAAAAAATCCCGCTACCATATATGGGTGGGAGGGCGGGGGAGGGCCGAAAATCCTTATTGATAATGCGTCGCAATAGCAGCAATGGCTGGGCCCGATATAATGCATTATGTTCAATAGATTTATCCCAATGAATCCAATGGGTTAGGTCGCTCCCAC